CGACGGTCGCAAAGCTGAATATCACGTCGGCAGATATCGCTGCCGTAGTGAGAAAAAGACTAAGAAAGGAATAGCCTATGCCTTACTACAGAATTGTGATGCGTGTTTACTCCCCAGAGGAGTTGGACGAACAACAGGTGATAGACTTGCTGGTGGACGACTTTAAGAACAAGCTCGGAGCACGGCAGGTTAGGGGAATCAAAATCCATAAGAACGATAACGAATAGCCACCATGCCAAACGAGTTTATTTCCCGCAAAGAGTGGATGCACCGGCACGACGAGGAGATACGGCGCGACTATCCCGACCGGCCGACCGCCGACATGGCCGAGGAGATGGGCGTGAACTACTACACCGTGTCGCGCCGCGCCGAACGGCTCGGAGTGGGCAAGAACGAGGCGTTCATGCACACCGCCTTCAGGAAAGGCGCCAAGGGCGGCTGGAAGGTGAAGGGCGAGGGCCGCGCGAAATTCAAGGCGGCCGCCGACGAGTACATGAAGGCGCACTTCGCCACGACGAAGAACGACGAGCTGGCCGCCACGCTGGGCACCGACCCGAAGACCATACGGCGCTGGGCACGGCGGCTGGGGCTGGTGAAGAGCGACGAGTTTATGCGAGAGTGTCGCAGCCGTGGGCACGCTAAGATGCGTCAGGGCTACTACACCCCGGAGCACCTGGCATGGCGCGAACAGCGCATCCGCGACGTATATCCCGACGGCGACGCGGAGCAGATAGAGGCGCTGTGCGAGGAACTGGGGTGCAGCAGGGGATGGCTGGAGAAACTGGCGCATGATGCAGGCATACGCCGCACGAAGAAAGCCAAGAGCCGTGCCATGAAGGATGGTCAGCTGAAGAGCGGCCGGACGAAGTACACGCCCGACATACTGGCCGAGATAGCCGACTACTACCCCGACCACACCAAGCAGGAGATAGCCCAGCGCTTCGGCATCAGCCCCGGCGTCATCGGACAGCTGGCCGTGCTGCACGGCTGGCGCAAGAGCCGCGAGCACATCCGCCGCATCCGCAGCGAGATAACCCGGGCGTGGCATGAGAGGAAGAAAGACTGAAAGTGTTTGTGTTGTTACAATAAATCGAGAGTGCAGGATGGCCGTCGCGGCTGCCTGCACTCTCTTGTTGATATTATGAAAAGTATTAACTTTTTTCTGTCGGATGAATCCGTTTAATCCGTGGAATCCGTGGTTTCTTTCTCGTCCGTTGTCTCTTCCGCCTGCATGCGGCGGACGATGACGGTGGCGAGGCAGTGCTGCCAGCGCTTTTTGAGTTCGCCGCCGCGACGCTCGATGACGTCTAAGCGCTTGTAGAGTTCAGCCTCTAAGAGTCCGAGCGAGCCGGGGCCGCTGAGGGGCAGCGAGGGCTTCTGCAGTTCCTGCTCGACGAACGCCACGAAGCGCAGCGTGCGCTGCGTCGCCGCCTCGTGGGCCTGGCGGATGCGGTCGGCCAGTTGGCGGTAGTAGGCCGCGTCGCGGGGGACTTCGAATTTTCCGTCGGCGGCGCTCGGCTTTGCCGCTTCGCTCGTCGAAGAACCGACGGGCACACTACCAGCCGCCTTGTCGTTATGACTGTCCTTATGATGGTCTTTATGACGGTCTTTAAGATGGTCTTTACGGCTCTGCTCGCACATGTGCTCCAGCAGTGCCTGCGCTGCCAGTTCCGCCTCGTCGGGTTCGGGTGTGAGCGGAGCGGGGCCGATGCCCTCGATGCGCAGCGGCTGTGGTTTCCTGTCGGCGGAACCGACAGGCACTCTGCGCTTGCGGTGGAAAAGATTCTTGATATTCATAGACTGTTGCAAATCGTAAATCGTAAATCGTCAAATCGTAAATGGCTTCACGCCCCCTCCCCTGCTATCGTCTCCACGGTCCCCGTCGGGTTGCGGTCGAGGGTTGTGAAACTCATCTGGCGGATGACGGGCGTGAGGTGCGGGTCGAACCTGTTGAACGTGAAGACGTCCTGCAGGAAGCGGATGTACATTCGCTGGCGCACATTGAGCAGCTGCTGCTTCATCAGGCGTATCTCGCGCAGGGCGGTGCCGCCGTTCGAGGCTGCCACCATGGGCACGCCGACGTCGCGGGGGTCAACACCGAAGGCGAGGAACATGGGGTTGGTCGAGAGTTCCAACTCCTCCTTGCCGGCCTTCACGGCGTCGTTGGTCGTCTCCTTCACATCGACTATCTCCACGTTGTGATGGTCCTTGCCGTCCTGGCCGAGCCACATGAACTGGCGCATCATCTTGCCGTTGTTCTCGCGCTGCTGCAGGAACTCCTCCACGTTCTGGTCGAGTTCGTCGATGAACTTCTGCTGCGCATCCTTGTCGCCGGCGATGCCCTCGTCGGCGAAGCACATATCGAGGTAGTCCAAACTTATGTATATTATACGGCCCCAGGTGGTGTTGTTCTCGCGCTGCTTGGCCTTGTCGTAGAGGATGGTCGACGAGAAGTCGTAGGCCTTGGAGGTGAAGATGCTCCACCAGTCGGGCTGCTGGTAGTAGTTCCTGTTGCCGTAGTAGACGGGGCACGCGGCCCATGTGGGACGGGCTGAGATGCGGGTGCGCTGGTTCGACGATACGAGGTAGCGCATGTCGCTGACGCGGTTGGTGGCCTCGCAGACGGGGTACATCGTCACCTTCTGGTCGTTGGCTCCCAGCGTACTGTGCTCGCCGATGCCTTTGGCCCTGAACCGCTCGCCAAAATAGACGTGCTGGATGTGCCGGTACTCGGACATTGCCTCATAGCGGATGCCGTCGATAATCTTCAACTGGCCGACACGGACGATGCGCGGGTCCCACTGGCCACGGCGGCCACGCTCCAGTCCGACGGTGGGGAAGTAGAGGTCGTACATCATGCAGTCGAGCATACACTGCGACAGGTGCAGGTCGAGGTTGTTCTCCTCCTGGAACTGGCGCACGCCGGGGATGTGGCGCTCGTTGCCGTCGGGGTCTGTCTGGTCATAGCCCTCCCATGAGCGCTGCCACTCGTAGTAGGCATCCTCCCAGTAGTCGGGGCCAATGCCCTGCAGACGAGGGCGCGGACGGTTCTCGGGGGCTATCTCGCTGATAGGCTTCAGCGGATCTTCGTCGGGCTTGGCGGCGGGGTCGTAGGCCATGTCGCCGCCGTACTCGTCCTGCTGCTCACCCTTGCGGGCCTGCTGCAGTCGGATGCGGAGGTTGTAGCCGGCGTGGGCAAACTCGCAGTAGGTGTCGTCCTCGAAGCGGTACATCAGCCTCACGCCCAGCCCTGTGGCCAGGTCGGAGAGGTATCTCAGTGGTGCGGCGGTGTAGGGCGATGCCTTGGCCAGCGAGTAGATGACGCCGGGCAGGTTGTCCTTCGGTCCCCACTTCACGTAGCCGCGACCCATCGGCTTGCCGTCCTTGTCGGTCACGGTGGTCGGCGTGGTGTCGTTGCTGTCGAACGACCATGCCACCTGCGACAGCGGCCCGTTCGACAGGCTTCCGCAGCCCATGCCGGCGGCCATCTCCTTCACCTCCTTACCCGACGGGTCCTTGTCGCCCAGGGTGAGCGAGCGCACCAGTCCGGGCTTCAGCGCGTCGAGGGCGATGTAGCCCCTGTCGCGCAGCGAGCGGTCGAGTTTCTGAAACTCCCCAAACGTCTTCGGCTTGTGGACGGTCACGCCGCCGTTGCTCTTATTTCCCTTATTCTTCCTTGACATATCTAATTCGTGTTGGTTCTGCCTGCAAGATACGTGGCGATAAAGAGAAAATCAAGGGCAGAGGATGAAGTGAAGAGTGAAGAGTGAACAGTGAAGAATTGAAATAATCCTTAAAACATTTGGCAGTCTCGGATATTATGCTTATCTTTGCAGCGTAAATAAGGCACAACTGAAAGTGACAGTGTTCCCGAAAGCCCTTAAATGTGGGTGCTCCCAGTCGGACAGGGAAGCAAGGGTCTGCACAACCGACGTAAAATAAATACCGGACAGGATCGGGACGAATAGGTAAATAGCTGTCACGCCGACTTCGATAGAGGGGCAGGTCGAAAGACTTGCCCCTCGCTTTTTACCCTCTCGGTATTCCCGCCAGATTTTTGAACCTACCTCTCAGTCCTCCGCCGACTTTCTTGTTTTTCTCCGCTCCCTCCTTGATACCGATGACCAGATCGTCGAAGGCGTCGGAAATGTCGCTACGGCTGGCTCTCGGGCCCGCAATGCCTTCTTCGCTGCCGTACTTCTCCAAGTGCTTATCCTTTTTGAAGCTGCCCGGCAGCACGGCGGTGGTCTCCAGGCTTTCCATGAGGTTGTCGCAGCGGCCTTCACGGTTGATGAAGATGCTGGGCGTGGCTGTGAAGGATAGCATATCGTTGATAAGCTGGTACTTTCTCTCGTGGCGCCAGACGGGGAACTCAGCGTCGGTGACCGTCCACCCGTAGGACTCCAGTTCGCGGATGACCACGCGGTCGAAGCGCGAGTCCTCGGAGTTCTCCACGGCGTAGGCCGTAGCGCCGCCCTGCTTCACGGTGGGCGTATAGTAGAAGATGACCCCAGCCCCGCCGTTCTTGTTGTGGTTGCGCCGCAGGTAGGGGCGGTAGTATTGCGTGAACTGCTTCACCAGTCCCATCAGTCGGACAGGCGCCTGTACCCAGAACTCCTTCAGGATCATGATGGCGGGCTTGCCCTGATACATGCGGGTCTGTGCCACAATCAGGAAGTTGGTGGTGGTGCCGGCATCAATGGCGATGCGCAGCGGTTCGTCGTACTGCAGGTCAAGATCAAGGCTGCAGTCCTCGCCCGCCAGTTGCATCTCGTCGAGGTCGAGCGTCTCGGTCTCGTAGTCGGTGGGCCACTTCTGCACGTCGAGGGCGCGGCCCTTCACCTTGTGCAGGAAGCGGTCTTTCACCGTCGATTCGCAGTCGGCACTGATATAGGTATTGGTCTCTTCGGAATAGTTGCAGTAGAAGCCGTCCTTCACGGCGGTCTCCATCACGCCCAGTATCTGCACCATGAACATGCGCTCGGTCAGGCTTCGCTGCATGTCGCGCACCCAGGCCGGACCTCCGAGCATCGACATATTCTCCAAACTGCTGAAGTTCCAGAAGGTCTCGGAGTCGTGGCGCAGGGCGTGGAGCCGTTTCAGGAACGTCTCGTTCTGCGCCAGTTGCACGGCCATGCGTGGATTGGTTTTCTCCAGGTATTTCAGTTCGGCCAGCATATCGGCTATCTGGTTGTTGACGCGGCGCACCTCGTCCTCCTGCTGCCTCTGGCTCTCCTTCTCCCAGAGCCGCTGGCGATTCGTCAGGCCCGCATCGCTGCAGAACAGACGGCTCTTATAGTAAGGGTTCATCATGGGGTCGGTGCCGTAGCCCCAGCGCTTCACCTCGGTCTTGCGTGCGGCGGCGGGGATGAACTCACCGCGAAGGGTGGGTATCACCTCCTCCTTCACGCGGTCCCAGGGCTGGTACTTGGTCTCGTCGTCGAGCAGAAAGGATAAATTCAGGCCGTTGGCACTGCCGGATACTGCCATGCTCAGGAGTTGGATGGCAGCACCGTTTTGGAACGAGACTACGTTTTCCCAGTTCTTCGGCTCGGCATACGGCGTCTCCCATCGCAGACGCGACGGCGGTCGTCCGAAGAACCAGAACACCTCCTTCTGGTAGCCCAGCGAGTTGACCACCTTCATCACGTTGGGCATCGTGCGGGTATAGACCTGCTTGGCGCTGGCACCGACGAATCCGCCCAGGTGGCGGCGCAGACCCAGCACGCACTTCATCAGATGCAGCCCGATGTACGACGACTTGCCGAAGCCACGGGCGGCACGGATGTAGGTGATACGGCTCTGCCAGTTATATATCTCCAACTGTGCCCGGTGCAGGTAAATCTTATGCACCCCGTCGCCAGACAGGTCCACCTCGCCGCCCTGCTCGGGTTTCGGCGCATCCACGTCGGGCAGCATCTTCGCCTCGAACTGGTCGCTGCTCTTGTTGTAGTCAGATCCTAATCTACTCATCACCGTATTCCTCTACGTTATCATCCGGAGCGTCGCGCCGTGCCTCCATGGCGGCCACACGCTCCTCCACCATCGTGCGCTTCTCGTCCACGAAGGCACCGTATTTCTTCAGTATCAGTTTGGCCTGCTCGTCGCTGACGTCCTCCTTCGTCGGGTCAACCTCGCTGGCCACCGTGGTCACTACGGGCGGCAGGAACACCGTCTTCGCCATATCCATCTGTTCCGTCTCCGGCTTGTCAAGCCCCGCCACCTCGTAGAGCAGTTTGCCGCCCTTGGTGAGGGCCTGCACGTTGTCGGTATCCATGCCGATGCGGATGGCCTTCTCGGCGGCCACCTGCACCTTCAGCTGGGCCTCGCGGCGCGACATCGGCGAGATGCTCTCCTTGACGAACTCGAACAGCTGGACGTCCTTCTGCCAGGCGCGGCACTCGGTGCTGGCACCCTGGAACCCGCCCATCTGCTTCACCAGTTGGCGCAGCATGGCCTTGTAGTCGCAGGTGAAGGGGTTCTTGCTCCACTGCCAGTAGACGTGCGAGACGCGCAGCAGCCGGCGCTTCTGGTCGTTGCGCAGTTTCAGGTCGTCGATTGGCACCATGTTCTCGAAGTGCAGGAGTGAGCACGACATCAGGTCCTGGGGTAAAGTCGATGTGTTCATAAGCCTACCATGTTATGATTTTGCCGCCGTTGCAGACGAGCGCGTTATACTGTATGCCGTCCAGGCGCCGCAGCCATCCCTTCAGGAACTTCTTGTTGGCCGGGCGGCTCTTGCAGATGTCCTCCAGATACTGGCGGCGGCGCTCCTTCAGACGGTTGAAGAACTTCACGGGGTCTTGCCGTCCAAGGGCGGCCAGCGTCTTCGGCCCCACTTGTCCGTCGGCCTTCACGCCCAGCATGTCCTGCGGAATCTTGATGCCCCATACGCCGCTGCCCCACACCCAGTCGACGAGGCAGTTGGCTATCGGCTGCGAGCCGATAAGGTCGGCCTGCCAGCGGTTCCAGTAGTTGCGGCGCATGATGTTGATGGCGTCCTGATTGCTGATGAGCTTCAGGTCCTTCACGTCAATCACGCCGTCGTGGTTCTTGTCGTAGCCCTGCGCCCGCCATGTGGCGATGGTCACGCCCTTGTTAGTTGCTCCGCCACGGTCTGACGGGTCGTTCACGAAGCCACCCTCCCACGAGAGGATGAACTTTCCTAAAGGTTCAATCTTTGCCATATTGTCTGTTATGTGTTAATGTGTTGTCTGTTGTCGTAAAATGCCGTTTTCGGTCAAAGTCCACTTCCGCTCCGGTCAAAGTCCACTTCCGCTCCGGTCAAAGTCCAGTCGCCTTAAAAACCGACCCTCAATCGGCATGGCAACCCGATTCTCAATCGGCATGGTAACCCGATTCTCAATCGACCATACAACCCGATTCTCAATCGGGTTTCCGAACAGGCCCGGCTGCTAATCGTGTATCACATAGTCGAAGCCTTTCTCACGTGCCGTCTTGTCGATAAGGTCACGGGCTTGGTATTCCTTTTCCGTGCGATAGGTCGGACAGAGCAACTCGGCTCCGTCGTCGTAGAAGTGGATGAAGAACAACAGCGTGTGGCGCTGGCGGATGATGAAGTAGTTGTCGCTGACCTTCTTGATCTTGAAGTGCTTCTTCTTGTAGTCCTCCAGCCCGTTGCCCTCATGCTCCTGTTTCTTGACGTATCGAAGCAGATGGGCTTGCCCCGTCCGACGCAGACGCTTGAACAGGTGCCAGAGTGCCGACCACTTGGTGATGCCCGTTGCGGTAGCATAGTCATAACAACCCTTGCCTTCGTCATTGAGTGCCCACAGATGAACGAGCACATGACCGCTGGTGTTTCTGCACCATTGCAACATAGTCTTCGGCTTGCGCTTCATGTCCTCGTACTCCTTCAGCACCTCAGCCGTATGGCGGTAGATGCGTCCGAGGCGGTCGTCACGATGGCGGATGTGGTTGCCCTCCATCTCGTAGAAGTCGATGAGTTCCTGCCCCTCCGGTGTCTTGCATTGAAACACCTTCGGCAATTTCTCTCTGATGGCTGCCGCATATTTGCTCCAGTGGTTGCGCTGCGGGTCTTTCTCCTGTTGGCGCTTCTCGTCGCTCCAGTAGTCCCAGCAGTAGCCGTTGACCAGTGCGTGGCACAGTTCGTTGAATATTTCCGTGAAGAAATCCACGTCGCTCCATATCTCGGGATGCGGAGTTGGATAACGAGTCACAATCTCCACCATCTTCGACAGCGACCATGCGGGGGTTGCGCCCTCGATTGGTTTGTTACTCATGTTGTAACCTTTGCGAGCCTTTGCAATGTAAACATCTGCAGTGTCTGCTCTCAATCCCAGTTCAATCAGTTTCTTCGATTGCTGGATGTTCGTACAAAACGGTTGTTCTTTCATATCGCCTTAATATTTATTCATGAATGGTTTGTGGTAAGCAGCGGCCGCACCGAGGATAACCTAAGGCGGCGCGACCGCTGGTTGTCTGTTTCCGAAATATAACGTCGTCGGCGGATTTAGAGTCCGTTGCAACGTTGTGGGGATGGGCGGCCATTGGCTCAACCGTAGAGCCGTAGCACCCATCCCCGTTACTCTCGCGAGAACGCAGGGTCGTAATCTCTGATCTCGCCCGTCACCGCGTCTATAAACAGCACGTCGTACACATCGCCGAACACCCACTGCACGTTGCAGTCCTTGGGCCCTACGGGATAGCGTAGCGTGAGAAAGTTGCAGTCCTTGGGAAGAATACCGTTCCATTCCTTCAGTCGCATCAATGCCTGCTCTGCAGAAATCTTAATCGGCTGTTCGCTCATGTCGGCATCCTCAATCCACACGTCGTTGATAGGCCAGGGGATTTGCGTGCCGTCTTTTACGTGGTCGGTGATGTACTGCACCTGCGGGCCGCGTTGGTTGTCCCAGTAGAAGAATACATCCCTGATGCTGACCACGTGCAGGTCGTCGATATTCTCCATCGTCACCGTGTCGTTCAGTATCACGAGGCTGTTGCGCCACTGGTACTTGCCGTTCAGGGCAATTGTGTGCCCCTCGTCCTGCAGGTGCTGAATCAGCCCGTACATCGTCTGCCTGTGCAGCGCCTGGATATGACCGACACCAGCCGTGAAGTCCTGCACCACCCCGTCGTAGTCATGATACACCACCACGGGATCATCAATCTTAGCCGTCTCGGCCTTACTACATCCAGAGCAGGCGACTACGCCCACCGTCATGCTCAGCGTTACCAACGTGAGCATCAGAAAAATAATCTTTTTCATCTTTTCGTTACGTTTTTTTGATTGTTAATAATATGTCATTGAATGACGTTAATTCTTCACTTGAAACCTGAAACTCAGTCGCCGTCGGCGACTTCTTTCGCCTCCTGCCACCCCGTATCAGGCTCGAAGCCGTCCTTCTCTTTTAAATACATCACCCTTTGCCCTCCCATCATCTGCCATCGGAATCCGAGGTCGAGCAGTTGCTTCTCCGCCGCAGGCCACGGGTCGCCGATGTCAATCGAGGCCCGCAGCCCCATCGCGTCGCGCAGCCTGCCGACGTCCATCACCTCCACGCCCAGGTCGAACCTCGGCCACGGCAGCCACTGCTCCGCGAACGCCATCACCGCCGCCTCGATGTTCTCCTTCACCGCGTCGATGTCCGTCACCTTCTTCGGCGCTTTCTCTTCGTCGTTCTGTGCCATATCTCTTTCTTTCATGTATTTCAGGGCTTCATCCATAGTTTTGAAGGATTTCCAGCCCGTCGGCTCCTTCCTTCCTCCCATAGCCCTTACATCAGAATGATCGACTGCTTGTTTCGCGGCACCTCAACCACCCGCGTTATCAGGCTGCGGTGGCGCTCAAGATACTCGTCGGCAACGTGCTTGTCGCCGATGCTCATCACAGGGACCTTGTTGCCCCATGGGTCGTCCTTCATAAAGTGATACATACTCAATGCCTCCTAATATTTAACAATCCTCATCATAGAGATCTTCATTCACACACAGGTTCAGCGGCTCCTCGCGCTCTATCTGCACCTGCACCGCGTACCATCCGTTCTCGTATGGCCCGGCGCTGTCTATCATCAGATAGGCGTCGTCGAGGGCGAGCCTCGCGAAGTCGCCGTCGATGTTCTCGGCCACCTCTTTCTCGTGCTTGTCGAGCAGCCACGTCAGGAAGTTCTGCGCATGAGCCCATGCCGTCTCCATCGCCACGGCCGCTTCCTCGCCCGACGCCTGCTTTTCCGCCCGCACGAAGAAGCAGACGGGGTAGTTCCTCTTCGGCCGCTTGATGGGTCCGTCGCCCTCTATGCCTCCGAACATCATCACGAACGGCGACTCCTTGTTGCACACTTGCTGTGCCATGTCCGCCGGGTTCAGCGGCTTCTCCGACAGGTAAAACCGCTTGTTCCCCTTCTTCGGGTTGTGCCGCATGTACTTGTACTGCCTGCACCACTGCTCTACGATACTGTGAAATGTCATAGTCTATTTTGTGTTTGTCGTTATCTTTGTCATGTCCACCCCGTAGTACTCCCCCGCCTTGCGGATGCTGTCGGTCAGTTCACCGCCCAGGGCGAGCAGTTCCTTGCAGTTCTTCGTCCACTGCTTCCGCCGCTCGTCGCTCTGGTTCGTCCTGGTGTCGCGCAGCCATTTCTTCAAGTACTCCCGGCGCTTAGCCTTTTCCTCGTCGCTCATCTCCGGCTGTTTCTTCGGTCGTCCTGGCTTGCGCTTCTCCGGTTCAGGGTTTAGGGCTAAGGGCTCCTGTTTCTCCGCCTCTGGTTGAGTTTCCTGCTGTGACACAGCAGGCTCCGCCTCCCCCTCGGCAGGCAGCAGGTGCGCCATCCCCAGGTCATCCACCACCACGCGCCCTGTAGCGGCCACCTTCTCCCACTCGCGGTCCAGTTCGGCGTTGATCTTCGCAATCTTCTCGTCGTTGCGTGCCGCCAGTTTCGCCCACTTCTCCCGGTCGGCAGCACTGCTGTGCGCATCGTTCATCAGCAGTCGCATATTCTCCCGCGCTGCCTCAATCTCCCTCTTCAGCGGCCCGTACTGCTTCGCCTTCTCCTGCGTCTTCTCCGGCAGCAGATGCACGTACTGGTCAATGTGCTTCGGTCGCGGCGGGATAGAAGCAGCGGCGACGTCCTGCGTTGCCTTACCGGTTCCCTCCGCAGGCTCCTCTTTCGCCGCCATCTTCTCCATCGCTTTCTTGGTATATTTTTCCACGATGCGCTGCTTCTGCTCCTCGGTAATAACCAAGGAACCGCCAGCCACCGTGCCCGTCGGTTTTCCGACGGGAGAAGAGGGAGTGCCACCCTGTTTCCCAGCAGCAGCTCCGGCGGCGCCGTTTGGCCCGAGGTTATAGAGCGCAGCCGCTCCCCCTTTATCGTTACCTTTCCCTATATAGGCATACTCCACGAAGCCCGGCCGGCCTGCCGTCTTCACGAAATCCCCGACGACCGTCCCTACTGGCATCGCTCTCTCATAGGCATCCACCATCACCTCCACCATATTCCTCACCGCCCTGTACGCGCTCTTCGCATACAGTTGCGTCGGCAGCCACGTATCTGCCACGTCCATGAGCGCCGACAGCAGTCGCGCCCCCTCGGCAAACATCGCCACCTCCTGCTCCTTCCACCGCGCCGACAGCAGCACGATGTTCTGCGCCTTCGCCATCGGACGTTCCGTCGCCTCCAGCAATCGCCGCCCGCCGTCAGCAAGCCACTCCCCCACCCTCTTCAGGTAGTCCTTGCGCTCCCCGTCGCTCATCGCGCCGTAGCCCTTCAGATACTCTTCCCTTCTAATCTTTCTGATCATAGTTCTATTTCAATTATTTCCTTCTGTGTCTTTTGTTCATTAGCGACATGCCGTATTCTCGTGGCGATAGTGTGCGACAGGCTCTTTCCTGCCTCTCGCGAATTTCAGCGGCACAGGCACTTGGCTCGATACCGTACTCACCTTTCATTACCATAGCCAACTCATTAACTTCTTTTGCAGTCAGATTGCAAAGTTCTTCGGCTATCTCCTGAATGTTTGCCATGATCTCATCCCTCCTTTTTATCGTTATGCACCGAGAAGGTGCTGGTCTGATGACTGCCGTCGCACGTCACGCGGAATATGTCTGCAGGGTTCTGATAGTACGGCTGCAGCGGCTGACACGGCCAGTGCGGCGTGATGTCCGGCGTGTAGGGCACATACGTTATCTGCTGCTGTGGCTGTTCGCCGATGATGAAGTCGAGAAGAAAATAATACTCCTCGTCCGTGAGCAATTCGCCAGCCTTTGGTCCCTGACCGTGCAGCCGGTTCAGCAGTTCAACTGCCTGTTTCTGTTTGTCTGTCATATTCGCTAAATTTTAATTGATATTAGCAGATGCTTCTGATAGCCCGACATAGATACTTGATATCGTCGTCAGAAGCGGAGCAGGTGTATTTCTCTTTCTCATTGTCATAACTTAGATATAAGTCATCCCATTCAGAAACCATTCTGCCGATGTCTCTTACCTTTTGCTTTGCTTCTTTGTCGGTTGACGAGAATGCAATAATTGCAGTTACTATGATGATAGTAATGCAGATAATAAGTGTTACTGATACTGATGTTGCCATTGTCGTTATAAATTAAAAGTTAAATGTCTCTCAGTTAAACCACCGTATCTCCGGTGCCCCCTTATATCCCTTCTCCCACACGAACCACGCATACGCCGTGGCGCTGCCGCCGGTGTTCTCGAAGTCGCCGTTCATGGCGCACTTCAGCCTTGCATGGCTGACCCACACCCTTCGGGGGGGTATTTTCAAACAGCGCCGCCCGGCGCTTTCCTTCAAGAAACGTGAGTTTCAGGAACATGGCCACCTTCCTGCCCTCGGGGATGATCTCTAATGCCTTCTCCACGAACTCCTGCGCAAACGCATACGGAGGATTGGTCACGATGTCCCCACCCCACTCCGTGTTCTCCGGACTCAGGAAGTCCGCCACCTCGCCGAACCCACGGTCTGCCAGGTCGCGGCTCACCACCTCGTAGCCCGCCGCCATCAGCGCCCGGCTCATGTGCCCCTCCCCGCAGCTCGGCTCCAGTATCGGCCCCTCGAACCGCTCTATCTTGCACAGCAGCTCCGTCGCCCTCGGCTCCGTGGCGTAGTAGTCCTTGTCCGCCCTGTCGTGCTCGCAGTGGTTCGATGCCCCGATGGTCTTGAACGTCGATGCCGTTCCACCCTTCCAGTCTCTACTCATATCGCAGTTTATTCGTTATTTGTCTTTTTGAGTGCAATATACGCAGCATTGTTTTCGGAATCAAGGGCAGTGCGAGCAAAGCGCATAATCAACCTTCCTACCCCACCTTATTGCAATACCGAATTACTCTATTACTGCAATATTGCAATAATGCGCTATTGTTATATTGTGTTAAAACATTACGGCAATATAGCAATAATTCAAATAATTATTCGTATATTTGCAGCAGCTACAACGAACAAAGTTCAACGGAACGAAAGTTCTACATACATTATTTATAAAAGCTACACAAGTATGAAACAGAGTAAACGTACTCAGTTGCGTGCCGTCATCGGCATCGGCAACTACAAGGGCGGCGTCGGCAAGACCACGACCACCCTCAACCTCGCCATGGCCCTGCACCTGCAAGGCTATCGTGTGATGGTCATCGACATGGATCGTCAGGCCAACCTCTCCTCCTGCACCGACTGGAACCCAGATCTGGAGCTGCAGCACTACCCCACCATCTACAACGTGCTCTGCGAGGATGCACCCATCCCCGTCTATCGATCGAAGTCAGGGCTCTACTACTGCCCCTCCACCTCCATTATGAACAAGGTGGACCAGCAACTACCCACCATGCGCAACCCAGCCATGAAGCTGACACGCGCCCTGCAGAAGGCTCCCGACGACCGCACAGGCGAAGGACTGACCGACTGGGCCTCCGACTTCGACTACATCCTGATTGACTCGCCCGTAGGCCCGCAGGTGCTCGTTGACAACATCCTCATTGCCGTCAACGCCGTGCTCATCCCCGTCAACCTCGAAGGCTTCGCCCTCAACGGACTACAGAACTACCTCGCCTACATGCAGGAAATTCGCGAGACCGAGAACGACGAACTGGTGAACCTCGGTTTCCTCATCAGCCGCCGTGGACCGAAAGGAACGGACGACAAACCAACGAAAGAGGATCTTGCAGAAGAAGCCCTGCGAGCACAATATAAGAAGGACATCCTGCCCGTCATCATTGGTGAGTCAAATGCCGTTCGCAACTCCCAGCGCGACCTGAAGAGCGTCTTCCAATACCCTCCCGCCGTCGCCGCCCGCAAGACCTACTCTGCCCTGGCCGACATCATCGTCAAGCGCACCAAGGGACTGATATAGCCATATTGCAATCGTGCCGTATCGCGTCATTGCAATTATACACTATTGCAATAGTGCAGTACGACATCATAGCAATAATGCAATAAGGTAATATAACAACAATGCAATAAAGCTGTAAGACAATAATTATGGAACAACATTGGAGTTTAGAGGGCAAAAGGGCCAAATACAAAAGCCGCATAAGGGAGGAAAGAGCGAATTTCTTTTTCTTGAAAGGCGGTTCTATGGTAATACCTTCAGAAAAATTTGACTCATACTGGGATGCACTGGTAGATTCAATCGTTAATCACGGAGAAGACATCGACGACATGGTTTCGCTGGTGTTCCCAGAAAAGGTGGATCATGCGCCTGTTAGGAGAAAACTAATAGATTGCATAGGCGAAATAAGACAATAACACAATATTGCAATAAGGCAATAGCGCAATATAGTAATAATATAATAATGTATAACCGCAATAAAGCAATAACACATGAGTGCAATAGGAAAAAAGAAACCAGACGGCAAGTCGCAGCAGATCCTGAACGAAACGCCCGATGAGATACTGCAGCGCCGTCGAGCATTAGAGAGTAGAGTAGGGGAGAGCAGCAGCTCTTCAAGTAGTGAACCAGAGCCTACCGGCATGGCGGCAGAGAAGGCCGTCGGTGCCCTGTGCTTCCTGCCCAAGTCAATTCACCGCCTCGCCACCCGTGCCGCCGAGGATCGCGACCTCACCGCTAAGCGCTTCTTCCTCGAAACGCTTCTGATAGGTCTGGAGCAGCAGGGTGTCATCACCGCCGAGCAGCGCACACAAGCCCTCAAAGAGTTGCCACCAGAATACGGCTGGAAAGGCCGCAAGTCATCAGACACCAGTTCATCATCCTCTCAATAACGCAGTATCGCAGTAGTGCAATATTGCAGTAATTCAATAATACAATAAAATAATAACGCAGTAAAACAATAACAGTATGGATAATAAGAAAATCTATCTCGTCACAGAGATAACACCAGGACAAGAGGGTAGGGGAGTCGATATTGAGAAACTACTCTCAAAGGATGCTAAGACCATACTCACCAAGAAGGCCACGACCATCATGCCCAAGGAGGTGTTCAACGCCCTGCAGATGTACTGCACCCAGACCGACACCCCCAAGCACCGCGCCCTCTACCTCTTCATCCTCGACGGCCTCCATGCCGCCGGTCAGATTTCCGACAGCGACTATCAGCGCTTCCGCGACATGGCCGCGCTGCTTACGACAACCTACGAAAAGAAGTAACGCTATGGCAATGACAACGAAACTCGAACGCCTGGAAGCACTGAGTGCGACGCTGCTGGAGTGCAAGAAGGAATGCGTGAAGGATGCCGAGGAGTGGCAGGTGTACGATGATATGATGACACGGGTAAAGGAGTTGATAATCGAGGAACAACGCAGGCTCGGTTATATGGCCGTGTATCCCATCGAGGACGGACAAGCCGGAACATCCATCTATCACGGCACCCCAGAAGCCTGCGACTCCTACGTTGAAATCCTTCTCAAAGGTCATCCCGAAATGAAGGGGAATATCATTATCGCGAACATCTAATCTATATTCACAATTAAAAGCTACACATTATGAATAACAACATTTTCAACCCCAGCCTGAAATTCTTTGAGTAACCCGTTCACCTACTATTTCGGAAAACCTGCGTGCGAACGTGCGCAGGTTTTTTCGTGCCAGTGATTGGCAAAGACACGCCCACGAATGACCTACCATTTCGGAAAACTTTTCTCCTGGCCAGGCAGGGAGAGGGGGTAGGGGGAGAGGGTAAACAACCTACCAATTCGGAAAACCTCGAATCGAATCTTATTTGCGCAGTAAATCCAGACAAAACGTAATTACTTGTAAATCAGACGGTTTTTATTTACTGACAATTTGCCGTAGGCTAAATGCAGCAATCCTTCCAGAGTCAAAGCGCTACTTAGTTCAGACCTTTTCCTTATTCTTTTCCTTTCTTTTTCCTTCTTAAAATCAAAAAAAGAAACGTCCCGAATCGTCTTTATAATATGTTCCTTCTATAGAATATCGAATAGAAATATATATACAACCGCAAATCATTGCTGATTATCAGCGAGTTACGGACAAAAGTTTTCCGAGTTGGTAGGTGGTGGTTTACCGTGATGGTAGGTACTGGTTTAGCCTGTTGGTAGGTTCAGATTACCCGAAAACGTAGGATGGAGTTTGCCGAATTGGTAGGCGATCGCACCCATAGTTTTCCGAGTTGGTAGGTGGAGGTTTACCGAATTGGTAGGTCATTATAGGTTTCCGAAAATGCAGCCGACGTTTACCGGAAACACAGGACTGTCTTACCAGATTAGTAGCAGCGTCTGCCCGAAAACAAAGGCGTAGTTTTCCGGAACAGTAGGCGGAACTTTCCGAAACAAAAGGTGCGATTTTGTAACTTGCTGATAATCAAAACAAACAAATTTGCATCCAAAAATAAAAATTTTCCCGAAAAAGTTTGGAAGTTTAAAATATAATTTCTATCTTTGTGCCCTGAAAGGTCACTCCCGCAACAATTTAAAAGCTACACAATATGGTCAAGAAGAAAACCGCTGTTGACGCTCAGTCTAAGCCGACGAAGCCGTCAGAGGACACGAAGTCGCCGACGACCCCGCAGCCTCGTAAGTCCAAGAAAAAGAAGGCCGTCACCCTGAGCCTTCAGGATCTGATTACCCAGCCACGGGCGCTGGCCCACCTGCCGATGATGAACAAGGTCACCGGCTACCGTGTGCTCATCGCCGTGCTCCAGCGCCTGCAGGGACTCTGGCGCATCGCCAAGATGCCGCAGACCGACAAGACCGGCCAGCTCTACCTGAACTTCATCACCGACGAGTTCGAGGTCATCAAGGAGAACACGAAGGTGCTCAGCAAGGGCGACGTGCTCTTCAAGTTGCGCATGTCCGACATCGCCGACGATCCGCACTACGAGGAAGCCCGCACCGCGCTTTACTCGCTCACCCACGTACAGTGCTTCATCCCCGACCCCGACAAGCCGGGCTACTACGTCACCGAGAACCTGATGAAGATTGAGGGCAAGCGTGAGAACGGCCGATTCGTGGGCACGGACTTCTCGGTCATCATCCCCCGCACGATAGCCGAGAACATCCTCGACATCAACCTCTTCTCGAACTACACCCGCTTCGTGGGCTACACGGCAGGCAAGCTGCGCTCGTCGTTCTCCTACCCCCTCTACATCTACCTCTCCGAGGAGTGGCGCCACCATGGCGAGCGGTTCGTCATACCGATGCGCGACCTGCGCACCCGACTGGGCTTCGTGAAGGACAGCGACGACCCCGACCGCGAGAACCGCTACGGCTCGTGGAGCCAGTTCTGCGACAAGGTGCTCAACCAGGCACAGAAGGAACTCGACAAGCTGGCCGAGGGTGGGGGAGCCGACTTCACCTTCACCTACCAGGGACTGCTCCACGGCACGCCCCTGCCGCCCTACAAGCGCCCCGATGCCGTGGCCTTCACCATCCTGCCCACCGAGGCCGGACGCACTATCAAGGAGGAGAACGACTACGCCCCCAACCGCGAGATATGCCAGAAACTCATGGTCGATTTCTTCGGCCTGCACATCAACCAGGCGCGAGCCCTCCTGCGCCGCGTCACGCCCGTCATCATGCCCGGCTTCGTCGAGCAGCTGCAGCAGTGGCACGACGAGTTCATGGCCGGTCGCCATGCCGACGTGAAGAAGATACCCGCATGGGCCTACACCGCCATCGACGAGTATATCCGCACCGAGGAGAACAAGCAGTTCGCCCAGGCCGAAGAGATTGTAGATGACGTGCCCAGCGGTTCAGTGGATGACAAAATAACTATGGAGGAATGGAAATGATGGAAGATTACAGCAAACTTTGGGATGACTGTCTCGCGATGATCCGCGAGAAGTACGGCGAGCGGTTCCGGCATTGGTTCGACGTGTGGTACGGCGACGTGCAGTTCGAGAGTTACGACCCCGACACGCGGACGCTGCTGGTCCAGGTGCCGTCGAAATATGTCTATGAGTATCTGGAGATGAACGGGGCGAAGGACATCCGATGGGCCACGCAGGAGGTGTTCAAGACCAGCGTCGTATTGCAATACCGCATTATTGCAGCCGAGCCGTCGTTTGCCGACGTGGCCGCCTATCTGCAGCAGCACGGCTATGACAGCCGTAAGGACCCGTACCACATCCGGATTGCCGATGCTCACAAGCGCATGGACGACGGTCTGAAGTATTTCCTGCCCGACGGCCACCAGTGGCTGCAGGGCTACGACCGTGTGGCGGAATGGCTTACCGACAACCGGGGTAGGGGACTGCTCTGCGTCGGCACGCCCGGACTGGGTAAGACGCTCGTCTGCACCAAGATTCTGCCCGTCATCCTTGGCAACGGCGGACGGCCGATACCATCAGTCAATGCCGCCGAACTCCACGCCCGTCTCGACGAACTGAAGAAAGAGCGCATCCTGATTATCGACGACCTGGGCAAGGAACCGCGCAAGTATTTCGGTAACATCGACAACTCGTTCTTCGAGCTCTGCAATAATGCCGAGCACACCGGCAACCTGCTCATCATCACCACCAACCTCTCAACCACGCCCGTCGCCGACCCGCGCTATCCTGACTCCATCCAGAACCGCTACGGCCTCGAAGTGCTCGACCGCCTGAAGGTCATCACCTCCGTCGCCATCTTCAAAGGAGATAGCCTCCGGAAATAGGGTAGGGCGTTGGGTTCAAGGTTCTTGCGTCCCGTTGGTAGCAAGCGACCAGAGGTCGAGCGCAAAGTTCAAAGTTCAAGGTGGCACCCAAAAACGTCATTTCAGACGTTTTTGCCTCCTCTGCCACTCCCTCCTGATCGCCGGCACATGGATATCGTCGGTACCGTTCGCCTGGCAGAAGGCCTCAATCATGTCCTGTTGTGCGTACTTCTCGCCACGGTGCTCGCGGGCGTACTCCTGGGCGTAGTCGCTCACGGCCTGCCAGAACACCTCTCTCAGCAGCCGCTGCATGGCCACGGCCTGCTTGTGAGTGAAGCACGTGTCCTGGCTCCAGGGCCTGAGCACGCCGTCCTCGGTCACTGCGTTCTTCGGGCACTCTATCGGCACGTACAGTTCGAGCACGTCCTTGGTCAGCCCATACTCACGCTCCACGGCCGCAGCGTCGTAGCGCATGCCGGCGTCGATGGCGTTGCGCAGTGCGGCCGACATCACCGTGCCCACGTCCGTAGCCGCCAGCGCCGTGTTGTCCGTCGTCTCCATGCGCAGCACGTCCCTGGCACCGTCCAGGTGCTGCACCGTTACCACCTTCTTCTCCCTGATTGTTGCCCCGCCTCCAAGCTCTCTCTGAATCCACCCGTGCATAAAGTCCGTCACCCTCAGCCACGTTACGGGTGGTGGCTCGAAGTTCCTTTCCATATTGGCTGCAAAGATACGAATAAGCGAGCAAAAAACCAAATATTTATTTGAGTTTTTTCGAGCGTGAGTATCTTCGACCGTAGGTCAAAGGTACACATTTTCCTGCAGAAAACCGCCATCATCCGTGATAATTCGTGTTAAAAACCGCCCTGACTGCCGAAGCCTCGTTTTCATCGTTTTCATCGTTTTCATTGGATTTTCATACCTGTGTAAAAGCCATGAAAGGATTTTCAAATTGTAACCGATTGAAAATCAAGGTGTTGAAAATCGATTGCGCTCTGTTTTCATAAAATGCGCTATTTTCACCGAAACTTTTCTCTTATAAAAAATCACACTTTTAACTGCATTCACACGGCAAACTCCCCGTACCCCACTAAGAGAAAAATAGGATATAAAAATAAGAAAAGAAGTTGATTATCAATAAGTTACGTATATAGTATAGTATTACGTTATCGTTTTTCAATTAAAATTTTACTATAAAAATATATGAAGTATGAAAAATAAGCGCAAATTTAGCGCGAAATCGGCGCTTCGAGGCGGTGTAATAAATTGAAAATCAGTGCGTTACAAAATCCCGAGCAGCGCATTTTGCGCCATCATTCTCTAAACTGCCAACTACAAAGCGAAAATTTTTCGCCCTCGCGAAACGCCCTGTACATCGGTGTTTCCGTGCAATCCGCCGCCAACTACACAGGCCGCCCGCCTCAATGAAAGCGAGCGCACGCTTGGCAGTCTCAGGAAATCTTCGTACCTTTGCAGCGGTTTTATGAGATAAACCGCTGCGAGTCTGCTCACGCTCGGCCATTGATACAAGCATCATGGCTCTCGCTTAACCGCAGCCTTGTCACCCAGATTAGAGAGTGATCTTTGAATGCCATAAAGATTAGATACCCCACGCCGGCAACTGCGGCCAAGAAATACTTCAGTGCCTGAGCGTGGGGCCCCATTCGGGGCAGTTCCCCTTCACCCTAAAACGGCAGGTATCCCGCCTGACACCCACCACAGCCTGCCGTCTGTCCCGAACCCCATACGACCGACGTTCCCGTTGTTCGCGTTGACCCGCCGGCCGCCCCGCTGTCCTTTCGTTGTAGCTTTCGACTGGATGGCGGGGTTCTTTATGCCCGTCGCCCGCCACTAAACAAATACAATCCGCACCGCTGCCCTTGCGCCCGCCGCCGCGAATGCGTATATTGCGCCTATAATCATTTATGTACATGCGTATGATTCACAACTATTTCGACCCAAGCGACCCCATGGGGATGTACTACAACCCCATGCCGGAGCACATGACCAAGGAGGAGTTCGAGGAATACCAGAAGCTGACAGTGAAGTACCTCTGGCGATCGTTCGTCGCGTTCATCCTGATGCTGGCCGCCCTGGTGGTCCTCAGTCTGATGACCAGTTGCACACCTCAGAAGATAATCTCCAGCGACGTGACCGACCACCGTATCACCGACATGCTGCAGCGCATGGACTCGCTGATGGCGACGCGCACCGTCGTGCAGCAGGACTCGGCATGGCGTGAGACCATCCTGAAGCAGTTCCAGAGCATCCGCGAGAAGAGCGACACCAGTCACAGCGTCACGCTCAGTGCTTCCGGCGACACCATCCGCGAGAAGATCATCATCAACAATGTACGCGAGACGACCAGCGAGACCGACCGCCACGAGCGCGAGGTGATGATGCACCGCCTGGAGGTGATGGACTCGACCATGAACATCATGCGACAGCAGATAGCGCACTCCGACTCCCTGCTGCAGCAGCAGAAGCAGACGGAAATCAAGGAGGTGTCGAAGCCGCTCTCCTGGTGGCAGCAGCTGCAGATATGGCTTGGCCGTCTGGTACTCGTAGCCCTCGCCGTCTGTGCCGGATGGTGGATCGTGAAGAAGCGCACATGGTGGCTCGGCCTGCTGAAAAAATTCGTATAATTCGTATAATTCGTAGTTATGACAAAGGTATTAGCATTAAGTGAACTCCGTCGCGTGGCGGAGCGGACGCGGATGGTGAAGGCCCGTGTGCCCGACGGTCGTGGCGGCTTCGTGGTGAGGGAGGTTCAGGAGAGGATTCCCTGGCGGGTGTGGTATGTGGCGGCGTCGAATGGCGACATGATCCTGGGGGAGGAGTGTGTGACTTTATCGGTGGATGTCCCGCCGAACTGCCCCGGGGCTTATCCGTCGCGCTTAGTCCAGTTCACCAGCAGTGGCCAGACCCGCCGACTCCGTGATGTCTGCATCCTCCGCGCCGATGACTTCGACTTGATAGTCTGATAGGGGTGGTCGTCGCCAAGGCTCCTCAAAATTATCCGAAAATTATACTGAAAATTATTCAATTCGTGTAATTCGTAGTCGAGAGAAAAAAGAAATTTTCAGCCAAATTTTCAGTAAATTTCGAGCGAAGCGACCCAGTGAGGACAGAATCATCAAAAAAGTAACACAGTTATAACGAAGATTAACTTTTCGATTAAGCGAGCGGGGACGATGCTTGCATCAGGTCCTCCGAGCGTGAGAAAAGTCGAACGATAGTTCAACAATTAAAATTTCAGAATAGTTATGTCACAAAACAGTTTAACCCGCATGGCGCGGAAGATATCGAAGCGCAGCGGCATTGCGCTGCCGACGGTGGAGGAGGTGCTGAAGGCGTCGTTCGACGAGTGGCGCCAGGAGTTGACCGAGGGCTCCGGCATCGTGGTGGTCGAGAGCTTCGGCACGATGAGCGTGAAGGAAGTCCCCGCCCGCTCTTACCATTACTACCGCCCGGAGAAGGGCATCGACCGCATGGTGCCGCTGCCAGCCAAACGGACGCTGAAGTTTACACCAACGCGCAACATGCGCCGCGAGCTGGAGCAGCGGCGATTCGACCCTACGCGCAAGGCCTTCTTCCGGCATCCTGATGACCCGCGCAACCGCTACAGTAGTCAGTCGAAGTACAAGAAACTGACCAAGCCCGTCCCCAAGCTCGGCCAGATTAAGTACGAGCGACCGACCGCCGATGACACGGATTAAACGGTTTTAGGGCAAAACGGGCAAAAAAGTAACAACATCTTAGCAAAATTTAACAAATAATTTCCAATGAAAAATATCAATCCCCGCGCCAGCCCTGCGCAATCACCACAGTGATTGCCGGCGGTCACCGTGGTGAATGCTCCGGGTCACTACCCGTGACTGGCCCGGGTCACCACCGCCCGCAGTGAGAAACAGAGTTTTCATCATCATCAATGTTCAACCAATTAAAAAAGATTTCCAAGTATGGCTACAATTAAATATGTCATCAAGGAGAACACCACAGTGGGCACCCACTCGTTCTTCTGCAGTCCGAAATCCTACAGCACCCTGACCTCCGACGACATCAAGGACGAGGTGTCAGAGGGCATGGGCGTCTCGCCAGAGATTGTGGCGAGCATCATTCGTCGATACATGCAGGTGGTGGTGCGCAACGTGCAGCGCGGCCACCGAGTGAAGATGGCCGACGTGCTGACCGTCTATCCACAGATCTCGTGCTCCGTTAAGGACGTGCTCGACGACGACGGCAACGTCGTGAAGGCAGCCACCGCCGACATGCTCAACGTGGCCACCGCCAAGAGCACTATCGGAGCCACCATCAGCCAGGCCGTTCAGCAGCAGTTCGCCAGCAGCGTCTCCTGGAAGCGCGATGGCGAGCCCACCGACGATGCCGACTCTACCGACACCACCCCGACCGACGGCGGCGACGACACCCCATCAGGTGGCGGTGGCGACAACGGAGATAACGAGTAATAGGTACTTCAGGACATCATCGCGGCTGACGTAGCGGGTGGCGGACTACATCCTGAAGAGACAACAATCCAAAACAGGAGGCTTATCACGGGGAGCCTCCGTTTTTTGCGTTTAACATTTGGTTTCTTCTTAGTTGCTTATATTTAATTATAATGTACGCGCAAGAGTGGAAATGTTAAAAGTGAAACGGGCGCAGGAAGATTGTTGCTGAAAAGTTTGTACGGCTCAAAAATATATTATATCTTTGTGGCAAAATTCAACAAACGATATGGAACCACGAAGGATAGAAATCACAGTACGACAGTTGAAGGACTACCTCGACAACGACGGTATCAAGGTGGCAGCCCTGGCCCGGCTCTCCTACCTGAATCCGCAGCGGCTGAGCAAGGCGCTGTGCGGTACGCCCGACGGAAAGACGGGGCAGCCCACGACGCTGAGCGACCACAGCGTGCAGATGCTGGAGGACGGCCTGCACCAGTTGGCCCGAGAGATAGCCGATATCTATATTGCCTACGATGCCGCCCATGAGGAGCACAAGCAGGGTGGCGGCTGCTACTGCAAGGCCTGCGTCGACCAGATCAAGCAGAGGCTGAAGCCGTATATCAAGGTGCAGCCCTTCGTGGCGGCCACCCTTGGCTGGAGCGACAGCACATACCAGAACGTGATGCTTATCAAGAAGAGCATCACCTATGGCAATGTCAGCAAGACGGACTGCGACGATCTCAACCTGCGGCTGGCGGAGGTCGCCGCCCGGCTCGACCGCATCAGCCTGGCGAAGTGCTGACCGCCCTATATATATAATGTACGCGCGTACCTTTATACTATTTAATATAGGATTAACAGTTTAACACTTAAAATGTTAAAAGACGCATTGATTTAACAATTAAATAATAGTTAAGTTGCATATAAATAACTAAAAGGTAAGTAAAGAAACACTGCAGAATCTTTACTTGCCTTTTATTCTTTTGGAATTTTACTGCAACAAACTGCGCAGTTTTTTTTCTTTTTTTTTCTTTTCGCAGAGAACATCCCTCGCCTCGCTGGGGAGCCTCGCGCGCGGAGAGCAAGAACGCAGGTCTTGTAAATATGCGTGGAGGGGTAGCGATGCCGAGAGGTCGGACACCGAGACCGCCAAACTCTTAGGAGTTTGAGCCGATGCCGTTGGCAGGGTCGGCAACCGAGATGGACAACCCTTAAGGGTTGAGCCTTAGGGGGTCGCCATAGTGGGACGGACTGGGCAGCGAGGTCGGCAACCCTTAAGGGTTGTGCATTAAGGGGTCGCCAGAGTGGGTCGGATTTGGTCGCAACCCTTAAGGGTTGGCCGTCGAAATGGGGCTGAGAGCCGAAACTGGCGTGGACGCGCGCGCCAAGACTCCACAACCCTGCGCGCTCAGGGGGCTTAGCCCGGTGGGCGCGCGCAGTCTTTTGCGCACGTAGCGCCCGCCGTTTTGCCGTAACTTTGCATCGGCAATCAGCCAAAAGCGGCCCGCTTGTCAGGGCATAAAATTAAAATTTTATGAAAACTCAAAATTCAGCACGTAACACCAAGGGTGTTAACACCGAGAGCAAGAACGCAGTGAACAACGCTAAGACAACCCAAAGGGTTGTGGTGACCCGAACCGAGTACGACGTGGTCTACGACCACGCCATCCGCCTCGTGGTGGCCTACTCGCTTGGACAGACCTGCGAAAAGCCTCGCGAAGGCTTTGCCTTCGGTCCTATTGCCAACGGCAACCACACTCGGAACTATGCCAAATCTCTGATTTGGGGCTTCGCTACCAACAAGGCCGGCAAAACCCTAAAGGGTTTTAACGACGACCTCGACGTCAAGGCTAACCGCGAGAAGATTGCTATTGCAATCTTGACCGACTGCAACCTCGTGAAGGGCGATAGCAAGGCTATCGCTGCAAGCCTGGCCAAGGTCGAGCCCAAGCGCGAGAAGGTCTTCGCCGAGGCAGTCCTTACAGGACTGAAGGCCGCTGCCGACACCAAGGCTACCACCCCTAAGGGTGGTAAGGCCAAGGGCGAAAGCAAGCCCAAGACCACAAAGGCTACTGCCCCTAAGGGCAGTAAGGCCAAGGGCGCAAAGGCAGGCAAGGCCAGCAAGTAAGCCTAAAGGCTTAACGACCACCACCAGTCCGAGCCTCTCCCCCTTTGGGGGAGGGGTTTTTTGTTTGGCTCCATATACGTGGGTCCACATTACGCAGGGGCGAAATGTGGGCGGGCGTGGCGCAGGTCGTCCCCCGATACATTCTGTTTTTGTGCCCGCTTGCGTCACGAAGGATGGTAATCAAGACCGCGACGCAAGGGGGCTGGGCGACGGGTGGACGCCCAATGGGGAGCCGAAACGTGGTCGGAATTGGACGCCCATCCGCATGAGGGTGGGGGCCCGAAACGTGGGTGGGGTTCCAATGGGCTGCCGAAAGTTGGGCGGCCACCTAACCGCGCGATGGAGGTGGACGGGGGCGGGAGTTGTGGCAGCCCCTAACCGCGAATGGTGGACGGGGATGGCGGCCTAACGTGGGAGGCCAGATGGACGGAGGTGGACGGGGAACGTGGAGCCAGGTGGGCGCAGATCGTGGGCCGAGGTGGACGCCCGACATTGGACGGCCACCTAACCGCGCAATGGGCAGCCACAAAGCCCCTGCGTGGTCGCCCACTAATGGGCGCCCAAAAATGGGCGTGGGCTGGACGCCCAACACGCGGTGGGGGTGGGCGCAGTTGGGCAGGCGTAAATTGGGCGCCCATACGCGGTGGACGCAAAAGGGCTGAAACGGCGAAATCGGACATTAACTTTGTTTAATCACTTCTTACGAAGTGTTAAACTAAGTTGGTTTCGGGGGGCTTGACAAACGCTCAAAAACGCATTATATTTGGGGTAGGCTTTGGAAAGTCCATCGCCACTCAAAATCAAACTTCAAAATCAATTCGAGTTATGGCAACACGTAACAACAAGCGCAATGGCGCACAGAACGAGAACACGAACGCTGCAAAGCAGCAAGTTGAGAACCGCAAGAACGGCAACGCTCCTGCACCACAGCCGCAGGACGCCCCCGTACCCGCTAACGTCGAAGACGTTCAGCACCGCTACGACGAGGTGAAGTCGCTTCTTAGCAAGGCTAAGAAAGACAAGCAGAAGCATAGCGACAAAGTCGCTACCCTCAAGGAGCGTTTCGACAACGAGAGCTATGCTCTCGCTACCCTCCGCTGCAACATGGGCACAGGCGACGAGACGGATGCTGCAATCGTCGTCAACCATAAGGTTGAGCAGGGCTTGACTGACCTGCTTGGTCGTGCTATGGGCGCCATGCCGCAGGACAGCGACGAAGTCGCTAACGCCAAGAAGTCGGCTAAAGCCGAGGAGAAGAGCCTGACCTCTGCTATAGCAGAGACCAAGCGTCAGTGGAACACCTACCGTACTCTGTACGGTACTATCGGCATCACCAAGCAGCAGCAGATTACCCCCGCCCTGCTAAAGGGCATAAGCCCTTTCCTCATGGTCGGTACAGCCGACGGCCTAAAGGCCGGTGTCATCAGCCGCTCAGCCGTCCGCAAGAACGGCAAAGCCGTTAAGAAAGACGGCAAGAGAGTGTACAAGTACACTCTGAGAGAGCGCAAAGGTTGGTCGGCCTATGGTCTCTTTGAGACCTTAGAGCTCAACTTCCGTTGGTCGGAGGCCAAGGTGTTCACCGACGACGAACTGAAAGTTCGTACCGAGTTGCTGAACGCTCAGGTTGCTGCTTTAGCAGCACTCAAGGCTGCCAAGGATGCTAAAGCATCCGAGGTGGCTGAGCAGGCACACGACGCTGCCGAGGCCGAGAAGAAACTCGCTGCTGCTGCTAAAGCAGCAGGCAAGGCGGTCAAGGAGAGCACTGCTACCACAGGTAGCAAGGCTGCCAAGGTAGCCTAACGGCTTACGGCTTATAGCCGTAGGGCTTACCGCAGTCGGTGCGGCTAACCCCAAGGGGTTAGGGGCGGTCCGAATCCGACTTGCCCACTATCTGCACACACAACGATGGCGTCCGCCTCGTTAGCAGCCGTCGGGGTTCCCTACGGGAAAGAGGAACCAAGCCACTCGCCACCTATCGGTGGAACCGCAAAGCGGTTGAGCCAAGTGCCCGAGCTGCTCCGACCTAAAGGTCGGGTGGTGGATGACAATGGTCATTGGTCCTACGGACCACAGCCCTAAACGGCTGCCCGCTCTTTGACAGATTGAACAACTCGCAACCTTTGCCCCCAATGGGTGTGCTATGCACAGAGGGGGATCCGCACGAGAGGTCTATCAACCTCGGCGGATGTGGACTGGGTGTAAGCAGGATGAAGCAGCCTAATGCGCCAAGCGTATCGGACGGCCCTGCGTGAGTGGACTCGGAATATGGCGACCGTCGTGAGACAGGCGGCAAAAAGGACCTACCACGCAGAAAGCAACCGTCGGGAAACGATGTGCTACGGCCTGAGGTGTGTGGACTGAACTGCACTATGACGAAGCCAGAGGTGGACGGCGCCCCGGATGGGCGTGGGTTCCGAGCGAAACGGACGGCGGGAGAGACCGCAGAGGGACGATGACCAGATGCGCTGGGTAGTGGGTGAACACGAAAGCGGTGTGGGAGTAGAGACCTCGGCTATAGACAGCGAGTATGCCAGCCTATTGGCGGTAATGAGTAGGCAGTGAGGGTGAGTGGATACCTGAATGGAGAGTAGCGTTAGAGGCGCGAAACAGGCAGGAGAGGCAGACCCCGACGAGCACGCAAGAGGCGTGCAGTGGTAGCCCTGGCTATGGGCGAGTTATGATGGCCAGTGGGCGTATTGTGTCCCCACTTGAAAGACGGCAAGGCGTTGTCGCCCATGATAGGCATGATCGTTTGGCGTGAGGCAACGATACTAACGGCCATTGTAGAACGACGTGGAATTTCCAAGCATATCGAGATACATAAAATCCGACTACGGAGGAGGAGTGCTATATGGCAGAAGTGGACTATCCGCTTGCGTGCTGTGAAGTCTGGAGGCAAACGAATCTCAACGGGGGCACAAGGTGTCAGCCGTGACTGTGTATGCAAGCACTATGATGGGACATGGGACAGGGCTATAATGGGCGTACTATGTGCGCGGTGGGTTCGACTCCCACCACTCTACAAGACAAAATTTGGAGGACGAGATTATGAAAGAAACCTGTAAAAGTTTGAAGTCGCTTATCGACGCAGCCTACTCGCACGGATTTGGTGACGAGGGCTTTACATTCGTGTTGGTCATGGACACATGCTGCTGTCCTGACGAGCGTAAGATGTTCTATTTCCACAAGGCCAAGGTGGCCAAGTGGGATGTACCCGTATTCTTCCCTACGGATGGGCCGGAAACAGTTGTGCTCGAATCCGTATCGGGTCTGCAACTTGTGTACCACAAGAATCTGGGTCTGTCTGTTATCAACACCAAGCGGTTCAAGCCGAGCTATCGGCAGGGCGATGTGCGCAAGACGCATGTACGCTATGAGCAGTCGCTGAGGAACAAGGAGGTGACATTCTATCGTGTGAACTGAGTTTTGAGTTTTGCTATGGGCGGAGCGTCGGGAGGCGTTTGGCTGCAGGCACGCCCATACTATATGCGAACATATTTATCCACACATATATAATAAGGTGTAAACTATGGCAGCTATCGTACTTGAATTGCGCCCGAAGTTCCAGGAGCTTCGGGCGAAGGCGACCTACACCCACGAGGAAGTCATCGACATCCTCTGTGAGTTCGGTCATTCTATCTATCCCGACATGGCGCCGGAGCGTATTCGGGAAATCATCGTAAATAATTTCTAAAAAATCTGGAGGACAAACGTATGAAATTTATCCTGAAAGTTTTCGTGGCGTGCATGGTGGGCTTGGCCATGATGTGTATCGCTATCGCGTATGATGCCAGCGACCGTCTGGTTATCGTGACCTATTTCGCTACGGCTATCGCCGTGGCCGCTGTGCTGGGCGTGTTCGACGTGCCCGCGAAGAGCAAGCACATGAGCCTGAAGGACGGCGCACGCTCCTACGACCAGGCAGCGTGACCCCGCATCTATCCCCGCCCCTGAGAGGGGTGGGGAACTATCAAGACAAACAAACATTCAAATCAATTAAAAGCTACAGATTATGGCAAAGATTATGCTGGGCATCGCCACCCTGTTTATTGGCGAGAAGACGGTCTGCGAGTCTATCGCAGCAGGTATGAACAACGAGGGCGCAAACGTCCGCGTGGAGAGTGTGAACGAGGGAGATGTGTTTAACGTGATATAATCAGGAGGACAAGTTATGAAGAAGTTTAAGACTATGGCCAGCGCCGCCAAGAAGAGCGCACGTATCGTGACTATGACCGCAGCCGTGGCTGCAAGTATGAACACCAGCATGAGCGCCGCCGAGAAAGCCGCTATGGAGTGCGCCTTCGCCGATATGGCCGAGGAGTACGGACAGAAAGCCCTTATCATCGACCTGCACCCGTTCCACGGGTTTATTGCCTGAGAGAGTGAACACGAATTACCACGAATTATCCACAAATTGGCCGTGGAGAGAGAATTAAGTGAAATCGTAAATGCAGCGTAAAACAAAATCAATTAACAATTATGGCAAAGACAATCAACATCAACAAAGTGCGCCGTGCTATCAGCGTGGCCTACAACGTGAACGTGAATTATATCCCCGAGGCTATCGAGGACCAGTTTATCAACTATCGTAAGGCAGCGTGACCTATGGCAAAGGATTTTGTCAAGACATGGGACGGTCGCCGTCTGGAGGACTGGGGCAGTTCGGTATCGAAGGAGTATAAGAGCTTTCAGCAGGCTATGCGCCGCGAGGTGAAGCGGCTGGCAGAGAATGAGGGTGCTACACTCGTGTCGTACAACAGCGGACACTACTATCAGAGCGGTTTCGTGGAGAAGGACGGTCTCTATGTGTACTTCTGCTACGAGGCGCTGGACCGGTGTCATGTGCAGCTGACGGACGGTTCCGCGTTCTTTATGCGTACCGCCAGCGGGCCGAAAGACTATCACGGCGGATCGAACAACAACGTGACCTTCTCGCAGTTCAGCGAGACGATGCGCAGACTGTTCAGGCAGCAGGAGCGTGAGCGCATGGCGGCTGAGACAACTGAGGACAACAATTCATCAACTAACAATCAAAATTCGGAGGACAAAGTTATGACTAACGAGACAATGAAGGTGGCCGACCTTATCGGCAAGAGTATCAGCAACGGCGGTAACGCCAAGTACACAATCAACGGCATCGAGGGCGACAAGGTGAAGGTGACGTTCCAGATGGGCGACAGCGAGGGCAAGCCTATGACTATGGGCGTGGCCCAGGTGGAGAAGCTACTGCAGGGCGGCTGGAAGGTGAGCGACGGCACGCAGGAGCCTACCAAGCAGGAGGCACCCAAGGCGGAGGAGCCGAAGGCCAAGACGGTGAAGATGGAGAAACCAAAGCAGGAGAAGCCCAAGGCAGAGCAATCCGCCAAGCCCCGCAAGAAGCAGCCGCAGACAGAGGCTAAGGCGGAGGAGCCTAAGCCGGAGCATAAGGCGGGCAAGCTGGTGTATAGCGCCTATACGAACAAGAAGGGCAAGGCGTGCGCCAAGATTAGCGGATTCGCCGAGACGGATGCCGCCTATCAGAAGGAGGCCGCTGCCAGCCTGCACGGTTCGGCTTCCTACGAGACGGTGAAAGGTGAGCGCGTGAACTTCCTGACGTTCGGCCCCCGCTATGCGGAGGTGGCCAAGACCGTATGTCAGATGCTCAACGAGGGCAAGACCGTGGCCGACTGCCAGGCGGTAGTGAACCGCGCCACCGAGGAGCGTATGGCAAAGCGAGAGGAGCGCAAGCAGAAGCGTGAGACCTATCGCCAGGAGCACGATGGCAAGGCGCAGACAGCCAAGCCGCAGGGCAAGACCTATACCGAGGCGGAGGTGGCCGACCTGATGCGCCGTGTCATCGCCGGCGACAAGGAGGCTATGGCTATCGTCAATGCTATGGCGGCGTAACTACCGCGCCCCTAACCCCGCCCCTCTGAGGGGTGGGGAACTTTTAGTATCAACAATTAAAAACAATTCAAGTTATGGCAACAAAGAGAAACAACGGAGGCCAGCAGAAGAAGCGTGGCTTCCAGATGAACGACAAGCAGAAGGCGAAGTATGCCGAGTTATTTACCAGCGCACTCGACCAGATGGAGGACGCACAGTGGACGAAACCGTGGGTCAGTCCCCGACACGGGTCGCCGATGAACTATAAGTGGCGCAAGCCGTACAGGGGAATCAACAACTTCATCTTGACCCTGCTATGCGCTATCAAGGGGTGGGAGGCACCTCTGTTCCTGACGTTCGAGCAACTTACCGACATGGGGCTATCGCTCAATATGGTGGAGGACGAAGAGGGCAACGTGGTGCTGAAGGACAACGGGATGCCGAGGTTCGAGAGCAGCTTCCCCGTAGTGAAAAAACTGCCCACCTACTATCTGGACCACAAGAAACTGACGCAGAAGGAATATGACGAGCTGGACGACGAGGACAAGGAGCGTGTGAACACGCACTTCCGACCTAAGTTCTTTCCGGAGTTCAACCTATCGCAGACGGACTTCAAGGCGAAGTTCCCTGAGAAGTGGGAGGAACTGACCCGTCTGCCTGAGCACGACTATAAGGCTGGGACCCGTGACGAGGTGCTGGAGCGGATGATCATGCAGGGCGAGTGGCGGTGCAAGATTCTCTTCGGCGGTCATTCGTCTCACTATTCGCCCTCGGAGGACATCATCCGTCTGCCGGAGCGCAGCCACTTCCTCGGCGACGAGCTGTTCTATAGCACCGCGATTCACGAGATGGCGCACTCTACGGCGGGCGAGCTGAAGCGCGACATGGGCGGCGGGGGCTTCGGCTCTGAGGGATATGCCCGTGAGGAGTTCTGCGCGGAGCTGACGGCGGCGTGCGTCTGCTCGATGCTGGGTATCGGCAGGCTGCTGGACGAGCAGCATATCGCCCTTGTGCAGAACTGGCGCAAGGCTATCCGCGACGACAAGGACTTTATCCCGCAGGTCATCGACCATGTGCAGAAGGCCACGAACTACATCCTTAGAAAGTACGACGAGGTGAACAAGCAGATGCACCCGCTCTGCCTGCCTATGCCTATGGCAGCGTAGAAGATTGAAGATTATGAGCGAGAGACAGAAAAGGTTATGGGGATGGGTGCTGGTGGTTATCGGCACCCTCCTGCTATCCTACGGGATTTACGGAATAATACGGATGTTCTAAATGATTACGAGTATGGAAGATAAACTGTTGAAGATGTTCTTCGAGCCGGAGCGGTGGGAGTATGCCATCGCAAAGGGGGTGGGGAAGGACATACCTAAGAACTGGCTGTATCAGCTATGCAAGCCCGAGGTGAGGGAGCGGATGTATATCGCTATCGCCAACGGGGAGTATGAGATTGCACCGCCACACACGGCGCAGATACCGAAGGACACGCCGGGTGAGTTCCGTACAGTATATGTGAACGAGCCTGCAGACAGGGTACTGTTGTCGATAGCCAACGACCTGCTGTTCGAGCTGATGCCCGACCGGGTGCATCCCGCATGCAAGAGCTATCTGAAGGGCGTGGGCTGCGGAAAGGTGGTGCATGAGGCGAGCAGGGCGATTGTTGCGGAGATGCCGCAACACACTGAACGGCTGGGGTGGAAATCAGACCTGAGCAAGTATTTCGATTCGGTGCCTATCCAATATATAGACGGTGCGTTCGATATGGTGGAGCAGCGGTGCGGGAAGTCAGCCCTTATCACGGTGCTGCGGAAATACTATCATGCCGATGCGTATATCACGCCGGAGGGTAAGGTGGAATACCAATACCAGTCGCTGAAGCAGGGGTGCTCGGTGGCATCGTGGCTGGCGGATGTGCTGCTGTATCATATCGACGAGCGGCTGGCAGGGCTGGACGGGTATTACGTCCGCTACTCCGACGATATGCTGTTTATCGGCAGGGATGCGGAGCGGGCGATGGAGATACTGACGGAGGAACTGGCGGCTATGGATATGCGGCTTAATCCGAAGAAAGTGGAGTGGCTGGATGCGGAGCACTGGTTTAAGTTCCTGGGCTTCTCTATCAAGGGCGAGAGCATCAGCCTTTCATCGACGCGGATCAAGCGGTTCCAGAAAGAAATCGAGAGCCTCACGACGAAGCACCCTCGCGGCAATGCCGCAAGGCACTGGACGGCGACGCAGGCGCTGAACGCCGTGAACCGCTACCTATATCGTGGCGACGGACAGGGGCACTCGTGGGCTACGGGTGTGCTGTCGGTTATCAACGTGAAGCAGGACGTAGATACGCTAAATGCCTTTGTGATGGACTGCCTGCGGGCGGTACATACAGGCAAGACGAAGCTCGGCGGGCTGGGCTATGACAAGCAGGGCAAGCAAGGGTGTATCGTCCGTGGCAGGGGCAGGAATGTATCGGCTAACCGCCGGAAGACGGGGGATGATATTGGCGGGTATATCTCGCTGGGGTGTATGCAGAACGCCATTAGGACGAGCAAGGCGGCGTATGATACGCTGGTGAGAGGGCTGACTTTCGGTGGCAAAACCGCCGAACACACTGACGGCGAGGCTACGAGCATCGAACAGATGGAGGAAGCCTATGCCCGCTATAAGCACTCGATACCGAGCGAGAAGACGATGCACAGGACGAGCCGGTTCTATGCGCTGCCAGAGAGCGAGCTGAGCGACGAGGACATGCTCTATGGCGTGCCCCGTGAACAGGCAGAGCGGGAGCTGGAGCGGGCGCTGCAGGACTTCCGTATGCCGGAGGGCAGCGGGTGGTTCTGGCAGAGCGAGACCGACCCTGACCTCGTGGTGCTGAGAAGCTGGGTAGCGGCGTGAGGGTTTTCGGCGCAAGGATGGATAACAACTCCGCACAGAGTTTAGTCTGCTTATGGCGACACGATTGAGTGTGCGGCGTGCCTAACCAGAGCTGGCCGCCTGGATCCGTCCAGGTTATTACCGTGGATGGATCCTGGCGGCCTGTTCTGGCACACGCCGCATTACATCGACGAGTTATAGCGATGTGCAGCGTCGCAAGGAGCAGACATTTCTTTCGCTACCGCACAGTAGTATGGGCATTGTAGGGCGGCACGTGTTTAGAAGCAGGTTTGCAAACGGATGTGGACCTCGAATGAAGGCTGTTCCATGACCAGCCTTCGTTCGAGGTCCGACATCCGGCAATGACCGGCTTTGTCATCGACACGATACAGACCTGTGCCACGCCGCAAGGCAATGCAGGGCAGCGCATACTGCCCGACACCGCTCGTAGGACGGCTATGTTTAGTGAGCTCGTGTATAAGTCTTCTTGCCCTTAGCAGGAGACCGCCCGGCGGTCCGTCTCCTGCTCTGGTTCAGACGACCGTCACGAGCTGCGACATCGAAACGATACAGACCTATGCCAAGCCGTAAGGCGGGCGAAAACTCTGGCAGGCCGCACAGCCTGACGCTATCGCAGTAAGCACCGCTTTTTCGTAAAGCAGAATATATCAGACTTATAACGCTATGTGCCAGGCTGAAGGCGACAGCAACAAACAAGAAACATTTTTTTATTAACCCTTTAAAACAACAAAAAGATTATGGCAACAAAGAAGACCAACGAGAGCAAGAACACAGTGAAGAACCAGAGCAAGCGCACTATCCCCGTGACGGACGGTGGCGAAACCCGCGTGATGTGCCCGGTGTGCGGCACGGAGTTCGCCATCGGCGAGCATGAGCATGCAGTGAAGGGCGGCATGGCCATCGGCAAGGACTCAGGGCTGGGCGACATCTACCTGCCCGTATCGAAGCGGGGCGACGCACTGAAGGCGGCGGGCATCGACCCGAGTAAGTATTTCGCCATCCAGATTCCCGGCGGCGGCGAGCAGATGATGATGAAGACCGGCGACGGAAAGGCCGTGCCCGTGAGCGACGACGACCCCATCCTGGCTGCTATCCGCAAGGGTGGCACGGTGCCCAACCGCTCGCTGTTCCGCCGCTGGGTGATGAGCCAGGTGTTCCACGGGCTGACCTCTTATGGCGGGTTCTCATCGTGGCTGAAGTATCACGGCTACGACTATCAGTGGGAGATGCTGGTGGAGGAGCTGCGCGTGCAAGCCAAGCTCTACGGCAAGGATATGGAGAACTTCGAGGCGCGTAACCGCTGGTTCAACCGCGAGCTGGCCGTGACGATGGCCGAGGACTACATCGTCCAGATGCGTGAGGATGCCAAGAGCCGCCAGACGCACAAGTGCAAGGGCGTGCCCTACATCAAGTTCTTCCGTCAGAACGTGTTCGTGAGCGACATCGAGAAGAAGCTGGTGTGGCCGATGGTGCGCCTGAAGGCCGCTATCCACAGCGCCAAGACCCCGCAGAAACTCTACGAGGCAGTGATGGCATTCAACAAGGCCCGGGTGTGGGGCTGCAACAGCGGCAACTATAAGCAGACAGCTGAGTGGAAGGATGCCTACAAGGGTATGGGAGCCTACGCCACGATGCAGAACCTGCTGCGCTTCCACGGATGCACCTTCCCAAAGGACAATGATTTCTATGAGCCTGGCCGCGACAAGATGAAGATGCTGGAGCACGCTGCGCTGACCTATGCCTCCGACGGCGAGGGCTGGCGACTGTTCGGCCTGATGAAGCAGATGATAGAAGAGAACGGCATCGACATCAAGGCGAAGATGAAGGAGTGGGCGCAGGAGAAGAAGGCTAAGCAGCTGAAGCGATAAGGAGGGACTGCGGAGCTACCGCAGTCTACTGGACGAGGGCGGCGCATACCGCCAGGCTCCTGTAGGGCGGCGAGTGTTTAGAGTGATCCGTCTTAACAGAGATGAGTCCTGACCCTATGTCTCAGGACTCATCTCTTACGTCGGATCACTTTCCATCGCAAGAGTAAAGCACTATGCCATGCCGCAAGGCAGGAGCAAACGAAAGCAAAGCGATGCTTGCATCGACTATGCTGAGTGCAGACTGTCTCGGGCGAAGCCCAAGGCAGGAGCACAGAACAATAAGCCGGGCAGCACAGCCTATGAGCCTGCGAGACGGACAGAGTTTCAAAGCAACAGTGTCGTAACGGACGGCGGCCGGCAGGCGTCGTCCGTCTAACGTCCGACGACGCCGGCCGGCCGCCGTCCAAGACACTGTTTGTTATCGACGAGATAAAGACCATGTGCCACGTCCGATAGCAGGGCAGGGGAGCGCACCCTACACAGCCGCAAGGCATCCAACGCTTTAGCTTGACAGCTCATAGACCCTGGTATTCCACTGGGAACATTTCCCAGTGTCAAGACCAGGGTTCTTGCGCTGTTAATCATCAACGCGATAGAGCGATGCGCCGAGGATGATGAGCGGGAGAACATTGAACATTGAGCATTGAACATTGAACATTGGCTGCGCATACAGCCTAATGACGACTGTAGAGCGGAACGATTTCAGATGGCAGTGTCAGGATAAGCCCTGTCTGAAGCTGGAACCGCGAAAGATTATCGCGGGGCCAGCTTCAGTCTGTGCTTCCCACACTGCCCTATCATCAATCGAGTAAAGAGCTATGCCACTCCGCGAGGCAGGCGAATAACGGATTAAAAACGAAACGATTATGGAGAAAGTTAAAGCACCTATTGACAACAAGAACTTGATGGAAGACCCGTTCGAGGACGAGGTATTCGGGGACTTCGACGCGGCACACGACCACCGCAAGCGTGGTATGCGCCACCTGATAGGGCGCAAGACCGTCATCGAGGACGGTGTGGAGTGTGAGAGCGGACTGGTGGACGCCCGCTGGAAGTGGGGCGACAACTGCGTGACCATCACGCTGCTGGCCGTTCCGGGGACGGAGGATTGGGAGGACACCCGCCGCCGCATCTTCGACTCCTATAAGCAGGAGTTTAAGGCGTGGGAGTGCCCTGATAACGAAAGGCTGGTGGTGGAGTTCTACGAGCTCCAGGATAAGTTGAACGTGATATTCTATTTCGAGTGTGATTAAAAACGAGTAACGACTATGAGTCACAGCAAGATTTATCAGATTTCGAGCAAGCCTATTGCCGAAGACGAGTATGCAAGCCCCAGCGATTTCTATGAGAACAGCGGGGATTTCGCCGACTATATCGGCGACGAGATGAAGGGCGACGAACGCCGCGAGTGTATAGAGAGTCTGGCCGACACGGTGAAGGATCTGTTTGTGCTCGACGAGACGGGCGAGGCGCTGGTGTTCAAGGGTGTCGATGCACTCAGGACGTTCTGCGAGCGGTGGGCATCGGCTATCCGCGAGGCGGCTGGAAAGGTGACTGCAGACACGGTGCTGCAGCACACGCCGCGCTACACGGTGAAGGCCATGTGCGACGAGACCTGCCTCGACACAGCCAAGCGGTTCGCTATCAAGGACTGGTGCGAGTATGCTTCGCCTGCCGACATGTTGATAGAGTATGTCGCCGACATGAAGATGCGGAAAGGGCGCAAGCTCTACATCGGTGCGGTGATAGACTATCATTACTAAAAAACAAGTAGCGATTATGAGGAGATTTAATGTGGACGTGGATATCACCATGTCGTGCCGCATCGAGGTGGATGCGGAGAGTGAGGAACAGGCAAAGACTATCGTGGGCAACTGGATAGGAGACGACCCGTGGCAGTACGTCAGGGACGGGCACTATATCTTCCACAAGTTCGAGGCCGTCAACGAGAGCGAGCCGGACAATTCGACACTTGGAAGAGCCATCCGTTATATCCGTGAGAACATGGACGGCTGCGACTTGGATATCCTAAAGGCGGAAATGAATCAGTGCTACGAGGCACACATCATTCCCGACAGGAACACCATGGACTGCGACAGGGTTGTCGACCTGCTTGAGGAGTTCGGTGAGGAGAACGGCCTTCCCGAGGAGTGGTGGGAGAGTGAGTGTGACTTCGATGAGATACTGGCGAAGATCTAACTACAGCCCCGCACGGATTAACCTGCCCTTCGATGGGATGCGGGGCACTATGTGACCTGACGGTCGAAAATTCTACGCCATGCCAAAGCCGAAGCGAGCTTCGCTTTGGTCATCTGGCTTAAACGAATTTTTCATAACTTGTAAAGTTGATTTTGAATGTTGATGGGGCGGCTCTGCTGTGAAGCATGGCCGCTCTTTTTGTATCGAGAATTATTTACCCCTAAAAAGATATACGACTATGGCAAAAGAGAATGACAACATGACATTGACGGCACGGATAACGTTCGTGGTCGACAAGATGGTGAAGAACTTGAAGAAGTGTCTGGAGAAGAAAGACCTCCGTGATTATGTTACCCACCCCGCCATCGAGGTGGAGACGGGACTGATGATAGCTACCAACGGGCATATCCTGGCAGTGACGAAGCTGAAGGACTACCGCTGCGAGCTGGGCGAGGGCGTGCTGGTGGTGAACGGCACGAGGACGCTGCCCGTGGAGGTGCTGGCGATGAAGGGCACGGTGACGGTGGAGATTATGGGCGATGGTCAGGGCAACGAGACGGTGCGCGTCATCGACGGCCAGGGTGCCACCGCTGAGATGGAGCAGACCACCCGCTATCCACACTGGCGGAGCGTAATGCCGTGGAATACGGGCTGGGCGATTGACGTGGATGCCAAGGCATGGAACTCGTCGCTGGGCGGCATGCTGAAGACGATGGATAAGGACGATGACGGACCGCAGTACTCCGTGAGGCTCTACGGCGAGCGTGGCGACAAGACGCTGCGCATGAGTCACTGCGACTGGAACGGCGACGAGGTGATGAAGCAGGATCTGGACGTGGGGCAGATGCCCTACAAGATGTTTGCCACCTTCGCCGGAAAGAAGCTGCAGACTATCCTGGCCTTCGAGCCTACGGCGATGCGGTTTGTGGAGAATGTCCGTCCGGTAATGTTCTACAGTGCCGACACGCTGATGCTGCTGATGCCGCTGCTGGTGAACGATGACAGCGGCATGGGCTGCAAGGTAGAGAGCAAGGACTGCGACCGCTTCGACCTGGAGCGGTGGCTGAAGGGCGAGGCGCAGGGCGTGAGCAAGGCTACTAAGGCGGCGAGGTCTGCGGAGATACCGCAGCATACGGAACGAGCACAGGAGCCGACGTTTGCCGAAAGGCTGCGGGAGGCACTGCTGAAGCACTATCAGCAGGCGGCATAAATAGTAAATCGAAGATCAGTAAATCGAAAATTATCATGGTGGAATATTTTGCAAACTGTATGACCCACGAGCAGCTGGAGCAGGAGCACAGAAGGCTCGTGATTAAGATGCACCCGGACAGGAATCCTAACGATCCGGAGGCTACGGCTAAGTTCCAGGAGATGCAGCAGCAGTATGAGGAACGCAAGGCTGAGCTGAACGGCGACTACCGCAAGAGTGCCAAGGGGCGTGAGCGGAGAGAGCGGGAGCGCCGGGAGCGAGAGGAACGGGAGCGCAAGGAGCGCGAACGTAACCGGCTGGCCGAGGTGCTGGAGCAGGCACGGCGCAACAAGCAGAAGCGACCGGGCGAACTGAAGGCGGGCGACTTCATCTATGCACGGCAGGTGAACGTTGGCAAGGCGGCTATGGTCTTTGCCCGTATGGAGCCGCTGCTGCGTGAGGTGCTGACGAATGGACTGGCCGACGAAGCGGTGGTGATGGTAGAGACTATCGTGGAGCTGAGCGACGAGCAGCTGATGAACAACGACCTGAACTATGAGATGCCCGGCGGCGGACCGTGGGGCGGATGGGAGACGATACAGAGTGCCGACCCTGCCAACGGCATCCGCAAGGCCAAGCGCGTGGCGAAGGTAGTGATGTTCCGCTCGCCAAGCTACTGCGTGTTGGGCAGCCCCATGGGCGACCCGATGATAAGCCGCTTCTATATGCCATGCGGCTACGGCGAGATGTATCAGCAGCAGCTCGATGCCATGCTGGCACAGATACGCCACGAGCAGCAGGAGCAGCAGCGCATCGAGGCGGAGCGCAAGGCGAGGATTGAGGCGGAGCAAAAGCCGCTGATAGACGAGTGGGCGCCGAAGCTAATCACTATCAGCCGGGGACTGACCGACGCAGAGCAGCAGACGGTGGCCGTGAGTAACCTGAAGACGGTGCTGAAGGGGAAGTTCCCTGTGGTGACGTTCACCATCAAGACCAACCGCTACGGCGAGTCATCGGTGACATGGGAGGACGGGCCTACGGTGAGAGAGGTGGTCGTTGCCGCCGACCTTTTCAACGACTGGCTGCAGCTGACGGAGCCTACTCCCTGGCAGGAGCGCTTCGGACGGGTGACTATCAACGTGGCCGACTTCAACCGCAAGATGAACGTGCTGACGAAGGCCCGCATCCTGCAACAGCTGGGCGGCGTGACGGAGGCATTCAGTCAGGGCGACATCGACGACGAGGTGACAGTCTCGGACGACGACTGGACGATGCTGCACCTGATGGTGGGCGTGAGTGTCGGCGACGAGGGCGCTACGCTATGCCGCTGCCACGAGCAGGCCGACGGAACAAGACGTGTGCATATCGGCACGGCTGTGCGGTATGTGTTCGACAGGACGAGCTATGTGAAGGTGACTACTAAGAAGACTAAGCGGACTGCACGACAGGCCGCTTAGTTGATGGGAAAGAAATTATAAAGAATTAAACAAGAATTATATGAGACACATTAAAGACATCTATCCGCTGGTGAACGAGGTGCGCCAGCGCATCATCGAGAAAATGAGAGCCGAGAACATCGTGCTTGTGCAGTTCTGTCCTGCCGACGAGGAGGAGTATCTGGAGGAGCACGAGGGCGAGGAACATGTGGAGAACTACGAGGACTTCCGCGACAACCACTGTCCGTATGTCATCTGGTTCGACAAGTACAACAGCGGCGAGGACTGCTGCGTATTCTCTGTCAGCTTCATCGACGGCGAGCATCCGCGTTTCAAGATGCAGTGCGAGGGTGAGTATGACTGTCGTGAACTGTTCGACGACGACGTGGCGCATCTCACGATGCTCAACGTCTATGAGTGTCTGGAGCGGGAGCTGGGGCTGGACGAGGTGCCGGTGGAGCCGCAGAAATTCAAGTGCGCCGTGGTGTTCGGTTCCCGTGCTACCAGCCGCTACGATGAGCAGGACTTCGAGGGATTGCATGAGGTGTGCCGCGACGGTGACGGCAGTATCGTGATACGAGAGTTCGACACTGAGACCGAGCGCAAGGCGTTCATCGAGGGCATCGAGGCCGGCGACGGATGGTGCGACTACATGGAGGTTGACAAGACGGACATTGAGAATGTGACATTTGATGACATCTAAAACGAATTGAGACTATGGAGAGTGACATTAAGGTTAAGGCAACATCTGAACAGATGATGATGTTCGGCAATCTGTATTGTGTGAAGTGGTGTGAGCGCATCAAGTGGCTCGACGACAGCAAGGGACGATGGCTCTACAAGGTCACGCTGAGACATGCCGACGATGCCGGCGAACTGCATGGAACGTACACGGTGGAAACGTTGATGAAGAAATTCCGCGAAGATGCCTATACCAACTTCCCCTGCTATATAGCTGGTGTCGTCAACGCACTGATAAAGGACTGCGGGCTGGTGCTTTCTGCCATCGGCGACAAGCAGAATGTGACAGACCTAATCAACGACTCCCTGCAAAAGAAGGGCATGAAGGTGAAAGTGATTAACGACTAAAACGAAACGACTATGGCAAACGAAAAGAAACATTACGAAGTACTGATCATGGGTGACGGGTTTAGCGGATATCCCGAAAAGACCGTAGACGTGTGCTGCACAAGGGAGAACCTGGATGTGGTCGCACAGGCACTGAAAGACTACCACTATGACGTGCTTGGGTGCCGTTGCTGCTGCCTTGCAAAGGAAGGCGGCGGTGTTACCCGCAGTAATTTCGACATCATGTTTGCAGACTGCATATAAAGTCCATGCGGAAGAACATGTCATAAAAAAAGGAGCGAAAGTCGCTCCCGGGCCGTATGGCTCATTGTCCACCTAAAAAAATTACGAGTATGATAGAAGTAATTTATTTTAGGGTTTGGAAGATGCGACTCTTCCGGATCCGAATCCGGTCGAGGTTCTTCTAACCTCGGAGGGTGGTGCTGCTAACGCCGCCCTCTCAGGTTTTCGCCGCAAATCTGCGGCAAAGGTACGAACAATTTTTGGAATGACCAAACATTTAACAATCAAAAACAATACGGGTTATGGACAACGAAAAGAAAAGAGCTAAGGTTATCGAGATGATAGATGATCTTTATGGTGACAGCGGAATGGCAGTGGTGAACCTTATGACTGACTATGTGTCGGAGGCTGACTGGGGACACCTCTATGACCGTCTGGATAGAGATGGTGCGTTCAGGAATGATAAGTGAAACTAAAACGACAACGAGATATGAGCAAATTACAAAGACTGAGAGACAACATCGCGGCTATTGAGTATGCGCTGACCGGGAACGGCGACGCATCGGTGATGGATAAGTACACGGGCTTCGGGGGTATGACATTCGTGCTGAACCCGCTGGAGCCGACGGCATGGAGCAAGAGCGACATGATGTATTACCAGGATACCGCGTGGCTGCATGAGCTGCTGAGAGACGCAAGCAATAGCGACAAGGAATATCAGGCATGGGTGGAGAGCCTGAAGGCGAGCACGCTGACGGCGTACTATACACCGGGCGACGTAACGGCTATGCTGCTGTTCCGAATCAGCGAGGCTTTTTATGGTAAGCTCAACAGCAGATACGACTTTCAGCATTATCAGGGTATGATGCTCGACCCTGCTGCTGGTGAGGGTATCTTCATGCGCCATGCTGAGATTATGGCACGTGCAGACGGCGTGAATCTGAAATGCGTGGCCTACGAGAAGGACTTGCTGACAGGCTTAATACTCGAAAAGGCTTCCACTGAAGAGAAGTTCGACATCCGTGTGAAGGGCTTCGAGACTATCCCCGCAAGCGAGCTGGGCAAGTATGACCTGGTGAGCACGAATGTTCCGTTTGGCGACATCCGCGTGTTCGATCCGGACTATACGAACTCGAAGAGCCAGGTGCGCAGGGAGGCGGCGAAGATGATCCACCGCTACTATGTGCTGAAAGGGCTGGACTGTCTGCGAGAGGGTGGGGTGCTGGCGTATATCATCACCAGCAACTACCTGAACCGTGACAGTGAGCAGCTGGGCGAGGCGCTGAAGTATGCACGGCTCATCGGGGCGTATCGGTTGGCGAACAATCTCTTCAAGGAGAGCGGCACCGAGGTAGGCACCGACCTCTTAGTGATGCAGAAGGACTCGAAGCGAGGTGAACTGACCGAGGAAGAGACAATGCTACTGACGCAGTATGAGGACGGGGGATGCCCGACGAATATGTACTTCGATATGTGGCCGGAGCGGGTGATTGCTACGGAAACAATAGCTGGCACAGATGCTTACGGCAAGCCGGGCTTCGTGTATCGCCATGAGGGCGGTGTGCAGGGGATTGCACAGCAGCTGGGCGAGGTGCTGGCGAAGGACTTGAAGAAAAACCTCACCACCAACCCCTCTCCGAAAGACGGGGGGCGTGACGACCAAAAGGGCAAGGAGAAGGCCAAGAGCGAGAAGCAGGAGCGCAAGGAGGAGAGGATGACTATTAAGGAGAGTATTTTGCGAGAGCTTTGCTTCGACTATCAGATGTTGTACAAGAAGGAAGCGGAGGAGATGGCTGAGCAGCCGGAACTCCGAAAGGAGATAAACCGCCTCTATGACGGCTTCGTTGAAAAATGGGGCCCGCTGAACAAGCCGGAGAACGTGAAGTTCATAAAGGCTATCAAAGGCTTTGGCAATATCGCAGAACTGCTGACACTGGAGATACTGGAGGACGGACAATGGCGCAAGGCTGACATCTTCGACAGGCCGGTGGCTTTCTCGACGGACGAGATGCACAGCGTGACGGATGCTCACGAGGCGCTGGCGCAGAGCCTGAACGACTACGGCAAGCCCGATGTGCGCTATATGGCTGCGCTGACTGGCAAGAGCGAGGAAGAGATATGCGACGAGCTGGACGGGGAGATATACTATAACCCCCTGAGCGAGGAGTGGGAAATCAAGGCTCGCTTTATCAGCGGGAATGTGATTGAGAAGATAGATGCTATCCTGCAGAAGTACCCTGACCTCGGCGGCACTACCGCCGAGCACGGAACGGCGGCAGAGGAAGCGCACGGAACGGCAGACGTGGCGAAACGGGGAGACAGGACGGAGGCTTATATCCGCCGCTCCTTGGATGCACTGAAGAAGGCAGTGCCTGAGCCTATCCCCTTCGACGATTTGGACTTCAATCTGGGTGAGCGATGGGTGGACTGCAAGATTTACGAAGACTTCGCCTCGGAGTTCTTTTCGATGGCTGGCAACGACTACGGCGCAAAGGTGGAGGTGACGGTGAAGTATGACCGCAACCTGGACCAGTATGCCTGTGCCAGCAACAGATACAACGAGAAAATCTATACGCAGTATGCCGTGAGTAGCGAGGCCAGCCAGCCGATTGACGGCATGGGGCTGCTGCAGCATGCGCTGCTGAACTCCTGCCCGAAGATGATGAAATACCGCCGCGACGAGCGGGGTCGCAAGATTCAGCAGGGCAAGAGCTATGCCAAGGACGAGGACCCGGAGGCTACGCAGAAGGCTAACACGCTGATTGAGGAAATCCGACAGGGCTATCAGGACTGGCTGCTGCGACAGCCCAAGGAGCTGCGCGACGCACTGACCGAGAAGTATAACCGACTGTTCAACTGCCACGTGAAGCCGCAGTTCGACGGAAGCCACCAGCGGTTCCCTGGCATCGACTGGGCAGGACTGGAGGCGAAGTACGGCATACCGCAGCCCGTGTATAAGGACGGCAAGAAGGTGAGTGGCGGTCTGTATAAGAGTCAGGAGGACTGCATCTGGATGCTCACGATGAACGGCGGTGGCATCTGCGACCATGAGGTAGGCAGCGGCAAGACGCTCATCATGTGCCTCGCCGCCCACGAGATGAAGCGCCTGGGCTTCTGCCACAAGCCGATGATCATCGGACTGAAAGCCAACGTGGCTGCCATCGCCGAGACTTACATGACGGCTTACCCCAAGGCCCATGTGCTCTATGCCAAGCATGCCGACTACTCAGGCAAGGAGCGTGAGAACTTCTTCAATCGCATGAAGAACAACGACTGGGACGTAGTGATCATGAGCCACGACCAGTTCGGCTTCATCCCGCAGTCGGACGAGGTGCAGGCCGACGTTATCCGTGAGGAGCTGAACCACCTGAACGAGAGCCTGAGCGCACTCTACGGGTCGTATGACAGCGTATCGAGCCGACTGAAGCGCGGACTGGAGAAGAAGAAAGCCAACCTGCAATCGAAACTTCAAGATTTGCAATACTCTATTCGCAAGCGCACCGACGACGTGGTGGACTTCCGCATGATGGGCATCGACCACATCTTCATTGATGAGAGTCACCAGTTCAAGAACCTCGGCTTCACCACCCGTCACGACCGTGTGGCAGGTTTAGGCAATTCGGAGGGCTCGAAGCGTGCCTACAATCTGCTCATGGCTATACGAACCATCCAGCAGCGCACGGGGCGTGACCTCGGCGCGACGTTCCTCAGTGGTACGACGATTACGAATAGTCTGACGGAGCTGTACTCGCTGTTCCGCTATCTGCGACCGCAGGCTATGGCCAAGCAGGGCATCACCTGTTTCGATGCCTGGGCCGCTATCTTCACCCGCAAGACGCAGGAGTATGAGTTCGGACTGACCAACCAGATTGTGCTGAAGGAGCGCTTCCGCTACTTCATCAAGGTGCCGGAGCTGGCACAGTTCTATAATGAAATCACAGACTACCGCACGGCGAAGGACGTAGGCATAGAGCGGCCCGAGAAGTACGCCAGACTGATGCACATCGAGCCGACCCCCGACCAGGAGGAGTTTATCCACACGCTGATGCGGTTTGCCGAGACGGGCGACTTCAAGCTGATAGGTATCAACAACCCGACGAAGCAGCAGGAGATGGCGAAGATGCTGTATGCAACGGACCTGGCGAGAAAGATGAGTCTCGACATGCGGCTGATTGACCCGGCGTATGGCGACCACCCACGGAGCAAAGCCTCGATGTGCGCCAAGATGGTAGCCCAGTACTATCACAAGTACGACGCCGTGAAGGGTACGCAGATGATCTTCAGCGACCTCTCGACTTGGCAGAACGATGGGAAGTTTAACATCTATGAAGAGATCAAGCGCAAGCTGGTGGAGGACTACGGCATACCCGCCTCGGAGATACGCTTCATACAGGAGGCCCGCTGCGACACGAAGAAGAAGAAGCTCATCCACGAGGTGAACGACGGCGACGTGCGCATCCTCTTCGGCTCTACCTCGATGCTCGGCACGGGGGTCAACGCCCAGGAGCGAGTGGTGGCGGTGCATCACCTCGACACCCCCTGGCGCCCCGCCGACCTGGAACAGCGCGACGGCAGGGCAGTGCGTAAAGGCAACGTGATAGCCCGCGACTACGGCGACAACAAAGTGGATGTAATCATCTACGCCGTGAAGCGGTCGTTGGATGCCTATAAGTTCAATCTGCTGCACTGCAAGCAGACCTTCATCCAGCAGCTGAAGCAAGGCCAGTTAGGCAAGCGCACCCTCGACGAGGGCTCGATGGACGAAAAGGGCAATATGAACTTCGCCGAGTATATGGCTATCCTCTCGGGCAATACCGACCTGCTGGAGCGTGCCAAGCTCGACAAGAAGATTGCCGCCCTGGAGGTGGAGAAGAAGAACTTCCACCGCGACCAGCGACAGGCAGAGGAGCGCCGCGACAGGCTACAGAAGGACGTGGAGCGGCTGAAGCAGGATGTCCTGGACGCACAGGCCGACCAGCAGCAGTACGATGCACAGAAGCAGCTGGGCGAACAGGGCGAGGTGCTGAACGCCCTGGTGCTCGACGGCTTCACCGTGCCAGAGACCGATGCCAACGGCAAGCCCCTCGACTATGCCGGACAGCAGAAGGCCCTCGGTGAACGGTTGTGGCGCATCGAGCAGACGGCCCGCACGCAGGGTGTCCGCCTGAAAGTCGGCTCGCTCTACGGCTTCGACCTGATGGTGAAGACCAACGAGCAGATTATTCACGATGCCGACGGCAACGAGTCGATGGAATACACCAACCTCTTCTCGCTGCAAGGCAACCGCATCCTGCACACCGTGAACAACGGCAAGCTCTCCCATCTCTCGCCCCGACTGGCTGCGGAGTACGCCCTGCGCTGTCTGCAGGAGCTGCCCCGCCGCATCGCCGACTGGCAGCGATGGATAGCCGACAACAACGTGACTATCCGCCAGCTCGCCGAACTGCTGAAGCAGACGTGGCCCAAGGAGGATGAGCTGCGCCGCGCCAAGGCCGACCTCGCCAAGCTCGACCGCAAGATCAACGCTGAGATGAACGGGAAGAAGTCTAACGGCGGCTCCGAGGGCAGCGCCTCCGAGAGCGACGGCGGGCTGAAGCAGGCGGCGTAGAACCCCCTCAAAAACCTTTTACCTCGTAGAAGCCCCAACCTTTTACGAGGTAAAAGCCACTACCTTTCACGAGGTAAAAGCTAAAACACCGATTATTCATTCATTAAAACAGCAAGCATTATGAAGACAACAACTATCGACATGAGACCGGAGCCGTTCGAGCCTCCCTTCTTCTACACCCAACTCGACACCCTCGCAAAGCACCGTCTGAACCTATGGCAGAAGCACGGCAGGACGCTGGGCGAGGGCAGCATCTTCGCCTTCTGCGACAGCGGCATGGTGAAAGACTACTACGAGGACGGCACCGCCACCGACCTTCACCCAGCAGCAGGCTACCCGCAAGTGACAAAGCACCTGGAGTATGCGCTGCACTGCGCCAAGGACTTCATCGAGTACCATGAGCGCCACGCCGACAAGCACGGCGGACTGAACCTCGACGACTGCCACGAGTGGGGCAACGCCCAGCTGTATGACGGCGGCAAGAACCAGCCCCGCTCGCTGAGCTACGGCATCCGCCTCTCCTTCAACGACGGCAGCATCCTCTTCTTCACAATCACATCGAGACAAGAATCAGAACTATAACCCCCAATTAAAAACATTACGACAATGATATCAACAGAAACCTACATCATCAAGGCCGTTGTAGGCGGCGAGACCTACCTGTTCCAGTACGAACACTGTTACGACGCATGGGCTGCGCTGGAGCAGTTCTGGCATGAGGACTACCCAGAGACCATCGCCAGCCTGCCCGACTGTGGCACGTTCCCAATCGACATCCTCTCTATGCTCGAAGGCAAGGTCATCGCCACCATGCCCGTCACGTTCAACTGCGCCGTCTTCGACCACTTCTTCGACAAAGGCTGGAGCGCATCGAGCCAAGAGCCCGGCCAGCGCTACACCCTCGACCAGTTCGCCAAGGACATCGCCAGGGAGCCGGACACCGACAGGGACATCATCGCCCTCTGGAGCGACTGGTGCATGGACTACGACGACGAGAACCTGTGGCTCGACTACATGGTGCGCCACCCCAAGGGCCACTGCAACCGCCAGCACCTGCAAGAGAAGTGGGACTACTGCTACGAGAAGTACGGCTCGAAGGCCGCCATGCAGATGTTCTGGCGCGAGCTCGACTACGACAACCGCACCATCCTGACCGAGTACATTACGACTAAATATAACCAAAACAAGTAACGACTATGTGTAAGGAAGAAGCTATCTACCGACAGAAGTTTTCCGAATGGAACGTCTGGATCCACGGACGGAAGAAAAAGCGAACAACGTATAACCGCATGACCACTGGTCAGGCCCTGAGATATTTCAAGGCCGACGCGGTGCAAGGCATATCATCTGAAACTTAAAAGCAATACGAATATGATAGAAAACTGGATTTTGGGCTTCTTCGCCTGGCTGTGGTTTATTCAATGGGCCTGCAAGAAGTAAGTATTAACCGAGTAAAACAACGATACGAATATGACAACAAAGAAATTCTGGTGCCACTACATTGGCAGCGACGGCAACACCCCCAAGCGTCGCAACATCGAACTGACCGACATCCACGAACTGCTGCCCCTCGTGAGCAACGACGGCGCAGAAACCCCGCTATGGTATGAGTATGAGGACGACTACTACATCCTCTACGCCCAGCTGAGCGACAACGTGGCCGTGATGATACCCACCATGCACACCATCTTCACACGCATGCTGGAGGAATACCTGCTGAAGACCGACGAGGAGATAGACCGCGAGTACGACGAGCAGATGGCCGTGACCTACAGCCCGGAGAGTATGCGCTACCACCCCATGACCCCGGAGGAGGTGGCCGAGTGCAAGGCATCGTGGCGCGAGCGCTTCGACAGCCGCAAGCGGTACCGCGACGAGCGCTACGCCGAGCTGCGCCGCTATCAGGACTACCCCAACTACCTGCTCGACAGCGGATCGTGGGTCAGTGCCGCCACCATCCGGGCCTTCAAGGAGGTAGGTTCAGGCTACTATCCCCTGCTGGAGATACAGCGCAGCGAACTGATGGCACAGCGCGAGGCAGAGGCAAAGGCCGAGCGTGAGGCACGCCGCCAGCGCGACGAGGAGGAAGCCCGCAAGAAAGCCGAGGAGCGAGCCGCCGAAGACGCGAAACTGCAGCGCCTCACGGAGCTGGGCATGCTGCCCGACAAGCTCACCGCCATGCAGCGGGGCACGGTTCTGGCAGGACTGGAGGAGCGCAGCTGCTTCAAGGTGAGCGGCGGCAAGTACGTGTCATGCACCGTCTATGAGCTCATCGCCGACCACGGCTTTACACGCATGGGCAAGACCACCGAGAAGTACAACCGCTACGGCGACCCGCTCTCGAAACCCCGCAACACCTACCACGTGTTCAACGACGCTGACGACACCATCACCTGGTGCTACCAGATCAACGGACGCATGGGAGCACTGATGATAGAAGGAAAGTATAACAATCAAAACAAGTAATACGACTATGACAAAAGACCAACTCACCCGCATCCTCACAGCCATCTGTGACGAGCACGACAGCGACCCCGCAGAGAGCCGCCCCAACATCGAGATTATGCACGGCTACGACCAGTACGCCGTCATCGACGCTACCTTCCCCGCCTGGGAGATAAGCGACGACGGCATCCTCACCGCCCACACCTCCAGCGGCACCCGCTGGATAACGTGCGAGAGTATCAACTGTATCGGAATCTAACAAGCATCAAGCGAACTATGACAAAAGAAAAACTGACACTGCGCGAGTTCTTCCACCTGAAGAACCGCGAGGAAGACGATATCGACATGAGCGTTGACGGCACCGACTGCTACATCGCAGTAGTGTTCGGCGACATTAAACTGACACCGGCGGGCGAGCGACAGTTAAAGAGCTGCCTCGACGGCCTGCACGTGGACGGACACTGCATTGTGGGCGACGACGATGACTACGAAGCCTACGAGACATGGCTGGAAGAGGGCGGCGACGACGGCGGAAGGCTGCACGCTGCCGAAATCCTGCTAAACGCACTTGCCGGCTACTGCCCCGCCAGCAAGTACGACGAGTGGTTTGAGGGCAAGGAAGCAAAACTGATCTAAGTAAAAGACTATGGCAAAGACAATCAAAATCTGGAACAACAGGAGGAACCGCACGGAGTACCTGCACAGGCTCCGCCCGACACGGTTCATTGACGACAAGACGCTATGCCTGAAGATGGACGATGCAGAAGCCAAGCGAGCAAGCGACTGGCTGACCTTCATCGGCATAGCGCATGAGGTAATCGAAGTTGAAGGTAATCATTAAAACATCAAGCGAATTATGGAAGCAAAACATCATTTCAAGATTAACAGGTACTCCCCCAAGGAGATGATCTTCGACGGGGAGATGACCTTTAGCGAGGCCCGTCAGTTCATGGACGAGCACGCCAGCTTCGAGCGGCGCGTGGGTTTCGAGGTGTTCAACGACGCAGTGAACCGCTGGGAGAACTACGGCGACTCTTACCACGGAGGGCGTAAGGTGTACGACAAGAAAGGCCAGCTCTACATTCTCGACCCCGACTACAGGAACATGTGGTGGCCAGAAAGTCAGCAGTGGCATCTCTGGTGTATCACTCCCGACGGGCGGTAGATATTCTGCCAGTCGTTCAAGACCAAGGAGCAGGCCGAACAGCGCCGCGACTTCCTTCAGGCAGGCCGCGACGAACACAAGTACACTGTGGTACCATCCGACATTGACATCACAAAACTGTAATCACATCAAACAACGACTATGGGAAAGTTTGGTTATTGCGACACCTGCAAGCACGATGGCGAGTGCTGCAGCAAGTGCTATCGTGGCAGCTACTACGAGCACGATTTGGATAAAGGAGAAAGGGTAGGGCAGTATGGCCCGTATTAAGCATCTGTGCCTATGACTCCGAACGTCTATCCCCTAACCCTCACGGCACCCGACGGCAGGGAACTGCGCACGCTGGCGTGGTTCCCGACCGAGGAGTGCCGCCGAGACTTCTACGCCAAGGCCGCACGGCGCGGCTTGACCGTGACAGAAAACAATTCTTGCTGATTCCTGCAAGACTTTCAAGAATTTATATTATCTTTGACCTGCGGCCGAAGATACTACGCTCAGAAAAACTCAAATAAATTTGGTTTTTCGCTCACTTAATCGTATCTTTGCAACCGAAAGTTGCTACAACATTTTCGTAAGCCGAGAGCAAAGCCATGCTTGTATGAGATTTGCCGAGGCGAGAAAATCTCGAAAGAAGTTCAACAAACATTTTTTAAGACCCCGGACTGATCGGTTAAACAGTTAAGCATTATGGCAAACGTATTTTGTATTACTTACGGCGGACGCGCCAGCAACGGGAACACGTACGTTCCCTACAAGGCAATAGCACACACGGCTGACGAAGCTATTGCAGTGATTAACACCTGGAATACCTATGGAAAGCCGGACTCTCTGGCGGCTGATCCCGAATGGCTTCACATCAAAGTGAACAGATACACGGCAGATAAAATCCGCACGCTGTTCCGTGACGGGCTCAGCAGCTATCCCAGCGGCCAGCCCCGCACTTGCGAGACGATGCGCACTACTGGCTGCGGTTGTTGGGACATCAGCTTCTATCCTGCTCTGGCCGACACGCTCGAAGAACACGAGCGTATCTACAACGAGCAGCGCGAGGCAGCCAAACAGGAGCGCATGCGTCAGGCGGAAGCCGCCAAGCAGCGCCGAATGGCAGAGTTGAATGAGCAGAAGCGCGGCTGGTATCATGTGGAGCTGGACCTCCGCTTGTCGGTGTTCAATAACCACGGCAACGACTACCGCACGGATATGACTTTCTCGGGCAACGTGATTGCTGACAGCGGTATGGATGCCTACGACAAGGCGGTAAAGGACGTCAAAAACGATACTTTCACCCATCGTGGCAACATGGCCATACTGGAGTCGTGGGCTGAACCTGAGTCGCACGGCTACTCGTTCCAGTTCCTCGGCGTGAAGACCGACGAGGGCTATAGCGTGGAGAAGTGGGAAGAGTGGAAGAAGAATGGTGAAATCTAAAATTTGGAGGACAAAAATATGAACGTTATAGAGTATATTGCGAACGACGGGCCTTGCTCTATAGGCTCTATGGTAAAGGAAATGGTTCTGAAGGAGGAAGTTGTGCATCCTGAATACGGCGAGGTCATCGTGAACGAAAAGAACGGCAATTACATCGACGTGGTAATAGATGGCAATCCGATGACTGTCAGAATCAACGGCTACGATGACAAGCGAAAGTATTCGTACATCAGTCTGACGCTTATTGACCAGAAGACAAAGCGTGAGATTTGTTCTTGCACCGTCAAAAGAACACTGGACGTTGCAAAGAGGATTAGGGAGGTATAGTATAATCGGAAATAAATATGTAATCAAATTTTTGGAGGACAAGAAGATGTTAAGCTACACAAAGGAAGAAGTAAAGAAAATGGCAGCTCAGGCTGATGAAGTTGAAATCTATCGCTTTAATCAGGCGGACAGGTATATTCGTGGCATTCATACAGACAACACGGTTTGTCTGGATATGAGCATCGACAACCTGCCTGACGAGTTCACAGGCCAGGTGGAACTGATGGACGAGGAAGAGTACGGCAACACGATATTGGCTAACTCGTCCATGGATGCAGACTTCGAGGACTGGCACGGCAGCAAGGATGCGAAGGTCCTGGTGGTTGTGCTCTCTTGTGACAGCGCAGAATCGCTGCGTGAATATTGGGTTTAACTTAAAACAATAACGACAATGAAAAGACTGATGACAATCGCGCTGGTGCTGTCGGCGGTGCTGACGGCGTGCGCACAGGGAAAGTGGACCTACTCGAACTTTCAGGCAGACGAGCTGAAAGGACAGCAAGCCTATACGGCTTACCAGTATGAGGTGCCGGGTGTTGGCTCGTATGTGTCATGGGGATGGAAGGACCCAGACTTCCGTCTGATAACGGCACAGGGGATTTTCGAGGAGTCTGTGTGCTACGAGTGGTACGGCAGTTTCCGGGCATACAGGGTGCTGGTAGGTATCTATAACGCCAAGGGGGAACTTCAGGAGAAATTCTACGTGCAGATGTACAAGGAAAGTTCGGGCCTGGGCGACAAGATACACCTTAGCGCCATGAAGAAGCAGCAGAAGCTGGGAAAGAAGATCTCAAAGGCACTCTCGGAGGGCGACGGGTTTGTTCGCTTTATTTGCGCAAGGTTCTCACAAAGTGATTTTGACCTGACGGTGCCGCACTATCCAAGAAAATGATACCGACTTTTGTGCCCCGCACACATTTATATATACTATACGCTGGCCGCTCCATCATGGGGCGGCTTTTTCTTATCCCCCATAGACGGGGGGCTGTTGACCTGAACTATATATGAGAGACTAAACCGAGACGGTGTCCGCGCTCTTCACCAGGGCAGGGGAGCGGACGCAAACTTCCCTGCTTTCCAGAGACATCGACCAGCGCCCGTAAAAAAGGTGCACAGTATTAACTAAAACCCCAACAAAACGATGAAGAAAACTATTCTCATGGCTGCAATGGCAGCCGCAGTGACAATGACGGCCTGCTCCGGCGACGGCGCAGGCGAGTACGAAACCCCTCAGAGCCAGCCCCAGCCCACGCAGGTGACGCTGACCTTCAGCCCCTACCGGATGGAGGCCATGACGCGAGCGGCAACGAGCATCGCCGACGTGGTGACGCGGCTCGACGTGTGGATCATCCAGGGCGGACAGGAGGTGGCCGCCGTCCATCAGTCGGCATCCGACGCTGGCTTCGGCTCCATCGCCGTCACTCTCGACAAGACGAAGACCTACACGCTCTACGCCGTCGGCCACAAGGCTTCGGCGGCCTGCACGCTTGCCGACGGGCTGATTACCTTCGGCGGCGACGGCAAGATGGCGCAGGCCATGTGGCACACCAGTACCTTCTCGCCAGCCGACGGCACCAGCCTCTCGTGCGAGATGACGCGCATCGTGGGCATGTTCCGCCTGGAGACCACCGACGCCGTGCCCGACGACGTGACGACGATGGAAATCACCATCGCCGGCGGACTCTCGCAGTGGAACGTGGCAGGCTACGGAGCGACGCCCGCCGACTGCACCACGACATTCTCCGGCTTCACCCGTAACAACGACGGAACGGCCTCGTTCTCGGCCAGCGCCATCTCGCCAGCCGACGCACCGGCCAGCCATACCGTCACCGTGACCGCAAAGACAGCCGACGGCACCGTAAAGCAGCAGCGCACCTTCGCCGACGTGCCCCTGCGCAATGGCTACAAGACGACATACCGGGGCGAGTTCTTCACCAACCGCAACACCTCGGCAGCCTTCACCGTGGAGAGTACCTGGCAGGAGTACGACGTAACGAATTTTTAACTCCATACGACTATGAAGAAGATGATGATTCTTTTGGCAGGGCTGGTCATGGCCGCCTGCGAGAAGCCGATGATCGGCAGTGAGAACAACGACGAGCCTGCAGGCAACGTGACACTGACCTTCCAGCCGACTGGCCGCGACCTGACACGGGGCTCGGCACCGACGCAGTTTACGAAACTAAACGTGCAGATGTTCGACAGCGACGGCGCGAAGGTGTTCGACAAGGTGAAGACCCAGACCGCCGACGACGAGGACTTCGGCACCCTCTCGCTGAAACTCACACCGGGGCGGTACACCATCGTCGCCGTGGGTCATTCCTCGACGAAGAGCGCCACCATCAAGAGCCCCGAGGCCGTGCAGTTCACCGCCTCGGACGGCGAGAAACTGACCGACACCTTCTGCCACTGCTCGACGATAGATATCGGCGGCGACAGCCAGTCGCTGACGCTGCCCATGTATCGCGCCGGAGCGATGATCCAGTTCTGCCTGACCGACACAGAAGTGCCGTCATCGTTCGCCTACTTCCTGATGGAGTACACCGGAGGCTCGGCCAATTTCAACCCCACGACGCTGGAGGGCATCACCAAGTCGTCGCAGTCGGAGCGCAGGATCCGCAACTCGCTGAACATCCACCAAGCCTACACCTTCCCCTACATGGCGACATCCTGCACACTGAAGATGACCGTCTCAGGGCTTGACGCCGATGGGACGGTCATCCGCAAGCGGGTGTTTCCAGAGGTGCCCGTGACCCGCAACAGGATCACGACCTACACCGGAAAGTTCTTTGAGCCGGGCGACGGCGTGTTCACCCAGAGCGACTTTGGTTTCGTGGTGCATTCGGACTGGGACGGCGAGAGCACCTTTGACTTCTGATTATAAACCAAGCTGGCCAACGGCATAAGCACCGTTGGCCCGCTTTTCTTCGCTTGCTTAAATCCCATGATTGATTATCCTTCGAGTGCCAGCGTGACGGTGAAGTCCACGTGCGGCAGCTGCTGCTTGTTCTTGTCGTAGATGCCGACGCTCTTCTTCGACGGCTCTATGATGACGGGCACGTAGGCGGCGGCTGACTGGCCGGGGCCTTTGTACTTCATCCACCATAGTTTCTTCTTGCCGCCGAGGAACTCCATGGTCCACCAGTCAGCCCACTCGCGAGTGACGTAACCGCTCGACATCTGCCACGATCGGCGACCGTCGGTGCCGAGAGCCATCAGCGAGCGCGACGGGCGGAACGACGGCCGCTCCACATAGGCGAACTGCTTTACGTCCACAGCGATATTCATCGCCTCCTTCGTCAGTCCGCTGCACGTCTCGACGGCTCCACGCCGGTTCAGGAAGAGGAAATCCACGTACTCCTGATCGTCGCGCAGTACCAGCGGGGGATGGGCCGAGGCGCTGTCGCCCGACGGCGTGGCGCTGGCGGCGTAGTAACGGCAGGTGGTACCGGCGTTGCTGACATCGACCCACGAGGTGATGCTGCTGCGGCCTACGCGCTCTGGTGTGCTGGTAGGCTTCGTGCTGGCGTCGCCGTTGCGCCGGTTCTCTCCGTCGTGATACTGCACGTCTGCATCGGCACTGCTGCCTGCCAGCGACCGCTCCCACTCGGTGTAGCTGCCGAAGGCGCACTGCCCGCCGCTGAAGATGCCGCTTCTGGTCTGCGTGAACTCGCCGTCCTGGCTGTCGATATACTCCGTCAGCACTTCGAGCGAGTAGCTGCGGTAGGATCGGCTGGACGTGCTGTGGTCTTCAGCCGCACTCACCTCTGACGAGAAGTCGTAGTCGGCCCAGATGGCACGGAGCGCCGACGATATGTCGAACGAGATGCTGCTCTGTCCGCCCGTGTCGGCCTTGAACTCGCCAACCTTCTTACTGTTGTAATACACGTACACGCGGACGATGTTGAACGGCGAATTGCCCGGCCACTCCAGTCCGTCGATGTTGATCACGACAGGCGATCCTGCAAAATAAGTGTGTCCGCTGCCGAACATTCCTGATATCCTAACTGCCATAGCTTTTCTGTTTTCAATGTTCAATGTTCAATCTTCAATGTTCAATGTCAGATGTACATCATCTCCATCTTTACGTTGCCAAGCCCCGTCTTGTTGCTGACGGTGAACTGCATCTTGCGGATGAAGCCCGTGATATCGCCGACGGTTGCCTGCTTCGTCTTGTCGATGGCCAGCAGCTGTGCCAGCTCCATGCGGACGGGGATGTTGGCGATGCGGGCCTCGCGGATGAACTTTGAGTATTCCTTGTAGAACTGGTCGCACAGTCCGCGCCTGCGCAGCTTCTCTTCGGTGATTTCCAGGTAACGGCGGTTGGTGTCGCTCTCCTCCTTTGTCGGGTCGAAGTAGGGATTCAGTTTCTCGGCACGGAGCTTCAGCGAGAAGCGCCCCGTGACATCCTGCTCGTCCTCCTGCCCGTCGGCGGTGTAGTCGAATATCCGTCCGTAGTTGTCGCAGGTGTCGGGGTGGCTGGTCACTTGGCTGCCGGCCATGATGTCCCATGTGTCGTTGCCCTCGCCGTCGTCGGGGTCTGCCGAGTACTGCACGCCCGCGTCGCTGCCCGAGCCGCGCATGATGCCGAGCGTCAGTCCCCATTCTTTGGTCTCCACGGGCGACACGCCCTCGTCGTTGGGCTCGTAGTTGTCCTGTAAGTACAGCCTGTAGCCCTCGTTGATGTGTCCGTCGAAGTCGAAGGAGATGGTGGCAAGACTAAACAGCCCGACGAGTGTAGCATGTGCCCCACTGCCGCTGGCGTACATATCGGATGTAATGGCAAACGAGCCGGGCATGATGATGCCATCTTCTGCCTTCATTCCTTTGGCGGGCGATTCCTCACTGTAGAGCTTGTCGGTGTCGTAGATGGCGTCGGGGTCGTTGTAGTCCTGGCCGTCCTGCAGGTCAACCCTCCGTGGCCGCATGGCCTTGTCGACGAACAGTGCGAACCGCTGGCGGTCCACGGGCGGGTTGTTGCCGTCGCCGCGCTCGGCCTCCATATTCAGGTCGTTCATGATGGCGGGCTTGAAGCCCACGTTGATAGTCTCGATAGTCTCTTCTTCGCCCGTGCAGTCGCCGTCCTCTGCGTCCATAAAGTCGGCACAACCGAAAAGCGACGGATGGAGGTCGTCGTATCGCTTAGCTTCCTTGTCAACCTTGATGATATAGGCGTTTCCCGTATTTGGTGTCACATAGCAAGTCTTGTCGAAGGCCGACACCTTGTTGATGAGCTTGGCGTAGTCGGCGTTCAGGTCCCAGTGCGAGTAGTCGTGTGTGTCGCTGTTGTCCACCCACAGCTCCTTCTTGTGTGGCAGCATGTCGGCGAATCCCTTGTAGTAGAAGTGCGTGTCGTCCGAGTCGCCGTAGGTCATGCGGAATCCACGGATATTGTTCTCGGTCTTCGTGGGCTCGCCGATGATGTCGCACTTGATGGCCTGTACCTCTTGGCTGCGGAGGATGTTCCTGAGCAGCACGATGCGTACGCGCTGGTAGTCGTCGCTGAACAGCAGGCGGATGCCGAAACCGCTCTCCAGGGCACTGATTACATCGCTGATGTCCGCGTCGGGGAAACATTTGCTCGTGGCGAAGGCCTTATGAAAGAAGCTGTTGTGCGACTTGTATTTGCTCTTGTCGTTGTCGCTCCATTCCTCCACCTCGCGGATTTTTACCGACACTTTGTTGGTAATATCTTCGGTGCCTATATTTCCGACCAGTATTTTTACGTTAGTACCAACGAAGCCGCTTTCATCTATCTTGACGTTCTGTTTGGAGTTGATGTATTCAGGTATGAGCCTGCCTTGCCAGGCGTACTGGAAATACTTGCCGTAGCGCGAGCGGTTGGCGCCTTTCAGGTTGGTCGGTTCTTCGTAGGCACAGTTGGTGTTTACGAAAAACAACCGCCGCAGGTCCGCCACGTCCATCATCTGGTTCTCCTCAATGTAGATGCCGAGGTGCTTCATCAGGGCGCGGATCCAGTAGATGACAAAAAAATTGGGTGCTGAGTTCACACGGTTCGCTGGCATGTACTCGTAGCCGCGCTGGGCCTCCGGCTCGCCGCTGTAGTCGGTTGTCACCACCCCGTCTTTGTCCTTCTTGTCGTAGCCGTACTTCTGGTAGCAGAGCGGAACATTGCAGTAGGGGTGGGCTTCGTCGTAGGGGTTGTCGGTGTTGATGTAGTCGGAGTCCTCGTCGGGGTTCTCATGGGCGTAGTCGGTGAACGTGCCGTTAGGGAACACCATGCGGGGGTACTGCTGCACGGAGTTGCCCTCGTCCTCGCCGTTGTATTCAAAGTCGAACCACTCCTCGCCGTTCGCACGGGTTACGTTTCCCTTCAGGGTCTTTTTGTCTTTAAGCGTCAGCGACGCCATCAGCTTCACCCTGAACTTCGTCCACCGCTTGCGCCAGAGGGCCATGCCTATCTGTACGTCCGACATCATCGGCACCTGGTTGGCCTTGGCCCCGTCGATCATCTCGTCGAAGGTGTGCTGGCCGCTCTCGAATGTGACGTCGACGTTGCCGTCCTCGTCCACCTCCACCTCGTCGCTCAGGCGCAGGTAGCCCAGGTAGAGGGGCAAGCCCTCCACCCAGAGCCGGGCCCGGCGCTTGTCTATCTGGTCGTGCAGCCGCGAGCCGTGGATGTCGCCGCTGGTTCCGAAGATGTGCAGGTTGGCAGGGATGTTCAGCGTGAACGAATGGCTCCACACGTCGCCGCTGTCGAAGATCTCGCTGGTGTCGGTGATGCTGATGCTCGCATCCTCCGGCAGGTTGGCATACTGTGAGCCCAGCGCCGTGATGCTGGTCTTGCCGTCGGCGAGGTCGAAGATTTCAAGTGCTAAATGTTCCATACGGGATAATATTTATTTACCCCATAATACATTGCGGCGTTCTCGAAATCAAGGGCAGCGCGAGGTGAACGCAGAGTGTCGCCATGCCAGGCATGAGCGCCCTATACTGAACCGCAGCCTGCGCTCGGCTTTAGCCAAGGGCATCGTGTCAGTCGAACCCCAGCGCCTCGTCGATTTCCTGCTGCAGGAGTTCCTCTTCGGTCGGCTCGTGGGGTATGAGCCCGGGCGGCGTGGGGATTGGCTCCAGCAGATACAGGGGCAGCCACGCCTCGTCGGGCAGTCCGCCGGGCGTGTCGTGGAAGCGCAGGTGCAGGGCGCGGTGGCGCTGGTCGATTGCCTCGCCTTCTTTGCCGTGCCACGCCCGCTCCTCGAAGCACTCGCCCTCGCGCCCGCCCCAGCGGCTGATGAGTTCGCGCACGGCGTCGCAGAAATCCTGTCGGGTCTCGTAGCCGTGGTCCATGTAGTCACGGAGCGGCACGCGGTCCATGTTCTTCATCACCCGGTAGAACGGCCCCGTGACGATGATGTTCTCGTTCTCCGGGTCGCGGTTCGTCGGCCGCGTCAGCGGTGCCTCCGCCTCGCCGTCGGGCTTGATAGCAGGGTGAGAGAAACGGGCATTGTGATTGTAGTCGGTCATAGGCAGTCCTCCTTTCCTTGTTGTTTATACCACTCCCTTTCGGGCACTCCGTTGATAGTCTTGGGCTGGATGGTCGAGGGCTGGCCGCGATAGTTGAATATCTTCTGCGGGAAACCCTCGCGGCGCAGTATCGAGTAGAGTATCTTCATGTCGGCATGACCCGTCGCCATGTGCGACTTCGGCGCCACCTGCGGAACAATCTGCCGTCCGTCCCAGTAGAGCAGCCCCCAGCCGTCGGGCAGTTCGTTTGGCTTGATGATGCCGTCGGGACAAAGATACCAGCGCAGGTTGCCCGCCCGCATATCGTCGGGAGCGTCCCTGCGCCACCATTTCTTCTGGTCGGCCATGAAGTCGGCGTGGCTCACCTTGACCTCGATGACGGCGGTCGAGTAGCCGTCGTAGCCCCACACGTCACAGTTCTCCGTCCCATAGGTGCATAGCTCCACGGCAACGTACTTGAACGCCAGCCGACAGCCACGGCACAGATCGAGGTTGAAGCACGGCTTCCCCTTCTTCCGACACCGGTTGAAGTCCTGCCGACGGCGCAGCCACTTGGCTCCCTCCACGCACAGGTCGTAGTGCAGCGAATTGGTCTTGCTCATACTCTCTCCTCCTGATACGTGATTACTTCGATGTGGTCGTGCGGCATCCAGAGGCGCCACCAGGGGCGGCGGGTCTCGATGAGCAGGGTAAAGAGCGGGTCGTGCGGCTCGTCGGGCTGCACGACGTTCAAGGCGAAGGGCTGGCGCAGGTAGTCCGTCAGTGGCCCGACAGGAATCTTTGGCAGGGGCTGCGTGGGGTCGTAGGCCACTTTGGGGTCGAATGTCGAGAGGCCCTTGGCGTGGGCCGCGAGGTAGGCGGCGTAGGTGCGCAGGTGGCGCACCAGTGCGGTGCAGCGGCGCATCATCCGCATTCCGTCGCGCATGATGTCACCCTGCCTTACCTCCGTCTCGTCCATGCCAGCCAGCACCAGCAGTGCCGGCAGCGTCACGTAGGCCTCGTGCTCCTGCGCCTTCACGTGCAGGAACCCCTGCTCCTCGTGCCGCCGCAGCATGGCGAAATAGTCCAGCCACGGCTGCAGGTCTTTATGCTTCTTCTTCATAATCTCTTTCGTTTAGTGGGTTTGCTGTATAATATATATAATGTGTGCGCGGTATGCGAGGGCATCAAGGCTCACTGCCACCGCTTGAAGTCGATCTGCGATTTCAGGTGGCTGTCGGGCAGCAGGCGGTCGTACATCTTGCGGAGCGCATCGAGCAGGTTCGACGAGCGGCACTCCAGTATCTGGGTGTCGCTCTCGTACTTCACCACATACACGTCGCCGTGGCGGTAGTGCTGCAGGCGGAGGTCGTTCTCCAGATAGTAGTTCAGCCGCTCGGGCAGCATGTCTATCAGCCGCTGTGCCGACCACGTCAGATAGGTGCCGTCGCTCTGCTTCACCCAATGCACCATGCTTGTGTCGATGGTCGGGCACTCGTCGATGGGGCGGCGCTTGTCGGCAGTATATAGCGGCAGTCCGCGCCATGCCATGTGTGCCGCCGTGTTGATGTCGAGTATCCACTCGTACTGGCCGGGGCTTATCTCCTCTTGTTTCTCCGGCTTCGGCTCCGGCGTCATGTCCCACTCGAAGTCGATGCCCGCACTGTTCATCGCGTGCTGTAGCAGGTGGATGCCGTCGGCACAGCCTGCCGTCAGGCTGCGTGCCTGCTTCTTGCAGACGAACAGGTCGCCCATTTCCCTTATCGAGCTGCTGAAAAGGGTCTGCCGTGTCATGTCGAAGGGCTGGTCAATCCAGTAGTCGTAGGTGAAGAAGCGTCCCATTACCTCGTGCAGATAGACGCTGATTTTACGCTCACCCTCGTACTTGCGCCACCAGTGACGCAGTGCTCCGTCCTCCGTGAATCCGTTGCGTCGCATCATGTAGTCCGTCGGCGTCAGCGGCTTGATGTCGTCGTAGTCGTACAGGTCGTTGTAGGCCAGCATCACCTGCCGCTCCCTCAGTTCCACCACCTGCTCCGGCTGATGGTTGAACTCGTTCCATACCCAATCGCCGATTGATAGTTCTTCTTTCTTCATAATTCGTTTAATGCTTGTTACAAATCCACTTCGACATCTGCTTCGTCCCAGTCCGGGTCGCCAACAGGATTGTCTAAGCTCATGCTTCCCATTCCGAGGCTGAAATAAACTGCCTCTTCAACTTCCTGCTCGGTTACGTTTTCGTCATCGACGTTGATGTAGCCGTCAATTCTTACTCTTACTCTCATAGTCAGTCCTCCTTAATTTTCTCCAACAGTTCCTTCATCCCCAGCATGTAGTCCTCAGACAGCAGTCCCTCCGGAGCCTCGCTTATGATGCTCTCAGCCTTGGCTATCAGCTTCCTGCTGGCTTCGTCGTAGCCCTTCTCGTACGCCTGCTCCTGCTGCTCGTCCATTTGCAGCACCTTGCGGGCCTGGAACAGCAGGCCGTCGCATACGTTGCAGAAGCCGATGGCCTCGCGCTTCTCGGGGTTGATGATATGGTCGACGTGCTGCTGGAATCCGTCCAGTCCCTGTTGCTCCTCTTCGGGCACCGGCTTGCCCAGATGCTCCACGTCGGCAGGCATGAGAGCCCGGTTCTGCTCTTCTTCCTCGGCAGGTTTCTGATGCCGCTTGGCAAAGTAGTAGCCGTTTAGCCACGATTCCGCCCGCAAGTCTTCGCGGCTGAACGGGCAGAGGCGGTCGTCGAGATGGAAAGTCGCCATCTTTGCGAAGTCGAGCATCTCTTCTCTTGTTGGTGTCAGTTTGTCCATAATCTCTGTTTCGTTTAATTGTTAATACTCTGTGTCACCACGTCTCCATGTCCGCAAGCGAGGGGGCGGCGGTGTCGGCTGGCGGTGGAGTTTCCGTCTGCGGAGTTTCCGTCTGCGGCTCCTCTATCTCATCCTCCCACCGGCGGCCGTTGAGCCAGCCCTGTGCGTACTGGAATGCCACGCCGCGCTGGCGGCAGTCGGCGGTGTAGGCGGGCAGGGCCGCGATGGCAGCCGCCTTGTCGGCAGCCGTCATCCGCAGCCACGCCTTCTCCGCCCTCAGCCGGTCCTTGTGCAGCGGGTACGCCGCCCAGAACTCCTTGAACGTGGGCACCCTACTCGCCATCGCCAGCCTCCTTCTTGTCCGCCTTCTGGTACTCGAACACATCGAGGATCTTCGTCTCGCTGACGGTGGACTTCTCGTAGTCGATCATCGTGCCGCCCATCACCTCGTTGATGTTCTTGACGGCGCCGTCGAGCGTGGCGGCCTGCACGAGATAGTACACGTTCGAGCGCTTCTCCTTCTCCGTCTTCTCGTCGATGGTGATGAACTGCACCTTCGCCTTGAAGTAGCGGTCCTCCGTCTCGCAATCGCTGAAAAACACCTCTTTGTACGTCGCCTTCTTCACGTCCGTCACCTCAAACTCGCCGCTGATGTAGCTCGACATTTCCTCGATGATGCGCTGCTCCGCCTCGCTGAACGAGAGGGCGTCCACCACATACTGTTCCGTCACTTTCTTCTGCAAGCCGTTCTCCATGACCTTCTCATAGCGGACCTTGCACTCAAACCAAATAGCTGTTCTTGATCTCATAATCGTAAATGTTTAAATTGTTAATAACAAATATTTCTCTTTACCCGCAGTGCCCATTGCCTCGGTTGACTGGCTCATAGGTGACACAGTGCCCTGCGCCTACTTTACGATAAAATGTTTCTCCACTGGAGCAATGTGATGCCCCGCCATAGCCGCCGCCCGTTGAGCAGTGGCTCATCTTCAGCGCGTGTTGCGCCATCATGTTTCTAAGAAATCTTGTCCACATAGTTGTTAATGTATTAAAGGATTTATACTATACCCACCCATTGCTGAGTGAGCCGTCTTCATATACCACGGAATAGTGCTGCAGCCGTGGTCGGACCAGGCACTTGCGGAACACCTTGATGCCGTCCATCAGACTGGCGCGGCATGTCTCCTCATTCAGGAAGCAGGAGCGTTTCAGCAGCAGCCGGCCTTTATAGTCTGGCAGGAACTGACGCATATCGAACCACGTCTGACAGCCATGAGCAAATGGTGATTTGAGTTTGATGCCCATAATCTGTTCAAATGATGCGTAACTGTCGGTGGCACGCTGCAGTTCCGATAGCTTGATAACGTTGAATCCCATGCTGTCGTAATGCTGCAGACAGGCCAGTATCTCGTCACGCTCGCAGAGCCATGGCCGAACGATGTTCAAGTGAATACGAAACCGCTCCTTATGCGGCAACTCAGAGTAGAACTTCTGGCGGTCGTAGCACGACGTGGTGCAGCGTATCTTGTCGGCCACGTCCTCGCGGTAGTGTTGCACGGAAAGGTTCACGCCGTCGGCCAGTTCCGACATCTCCAGAAACTTCTGATACTGGTAGAAGCAAGTCTGCGGCACCGAGGTCGTGACGTAGCATTTTAGCCGAGTTTCCTGCTTAATCATACGGATACAGTCGCAGAGTTCCGACAGATACAGGCACGGCTCACCGCCGAGGAACAGCACGTCCTCGAAACCCTCCTGATGCTCGATGATAGTCTTAGCGATGGCATGAGCATCCGGTTTCTTAATTCCCTTGCCGTCATACTTTGCGTCGATACAATGACGGCACCGGTTGTCGCACACCGACGTGAAATGCACGTCGAACGAGTTATATATCCCGTCGCAGCTGTTGATATTCCATTTCATACGTTCAGTCCTCCTTGTTATCTATTAGTTCCTGCAGGTGTTCTTTCAGACGGTAATACTTGTCCTTCCAGTAGCCGCCGCCCTTCTCCAGTTCCAGCGGCATGGGCACGAGCCTTACCTCCTGCGTCATGTTCACGCCGTCGCCACCGAAGTCAAACTTCGGCTCGCCATACTCTGGCATGTACTGCAGGCAGATGTCATAGATGCTCACGCCCTGCCGCTCGGCCAGGTCATACACCTGCTTGTTCAGGTGGCTGCGCTCCTGCTTCACTATCTCTCTTATCAGGTTGTGCTGTGCGCCGACGAGTGCCTGCCGTTCACAGGCCGCCTGTTCCACCAGCCCGTCCACCTTCAGCCGACGCTCCCGCATCCGCTTCGAGTTCTCGAAAGATATTGTTCCGTGGTCTGCCATAGTTAGTCCTCCTACCATTCAATCTTTCGGTTCATAATCTCTTCGGGAATGTCGCCAGAGAAATACACGGTCGTGGCCGTGTGGCGCTCCAGACGGCTGTCGAACTCGCCATCGCCGACTATCATAAAGGCAGTGGCCTCCGGATAGGGACACTGGTAGACGCACTCATCCACCGACGGCTTGAACAGCGACGGGTGGCCGTACTGATGATAGGTCGTGATGCGCCCCAGCTCCTTCAGGTAGCCCGTCGGCTGGAGGGGCTTCTTGTCCCACAGGTAGGCGATGGTGGCGATGCGGTCGGCCTCCATCCAGAAGCGCATCCCGCCCTTGTCCTTGAACTCGGCAACGGGTCGCAGCGTCCGCGCCCGCTCCATTATCTCTTCTTTTGTCATGCGGCTTTCAATGGCCGTCAATTCTTCCTTTGTCATAAATCCTTTTCGTTTTTGGCCTTCTCTTCCGGTCGGGAAATTATTAAAAAATTAGATTAAAATTATTCAGAGTCTCTCAGCATCGCCATTGCCATACCCATCACGGCATCGTCGTGCGGGTCGGCACGGCTGATGGCGTCGGCACCCGCCGTAAATATCGACGGCGTGACGAACAGGCTCTTGTCGGCAGGCAGCCGGATCCAGGCGTCCTTCGCTATTCCGTAGCGTGAAAGGTCGATGCCGCGACTGGGCTTTTGAGGTGTAACGAAATCATTCAAAATCTTGTTTCTGAACTCCAGCGGTGGAAAGCGCAGATACATGTAGCGGGTGTAGAGGTCTGGCCATCGCTCCGCCATTTCGGGGTGATCGTGGATGACGCGGATGCGCAGATAGTCATACAGCCGAGCCACGCCACGGAATCCGAGCCCCTTCTTCGACGGCACGGGCTGGCCGACACGCTGGCGGTAGGCCTGTATTCCCTTGTATAGGTTACGCCCCTGCTTGCGGTGCGGTCGCTTGCGATTCAGGTCGCGGCGGTACCACTCGTATGGCTTCGGTCGGCGGTACAACTTCTTTAACATATCCTTGACAGTTGATACCTGCCCCTTGTTGTCCCATATCTTCAGGTTGTCAAAGTCCGGCGTGTAGTTCCTGAACACCTCCATTGCCTTTGACATTCTTTCTTCGTCGCTCATACGCTGTCCTCCATTCCAATCAGTCTCTTGTCTATACCGATCGCCTCGAAGATGGGACCTGCCGACGGCTCGTGCCGCTTCGTCGTCTTGAAATGCGAACGGCCTTTGTACTCCATCGGCATCGGCCACTCGCTGTTGTAGCGGAAGAAGAAGTGCTGCAACTCGGCTATCGTATCCTCCAGCAGACTCATGTCGTCGCCATAGTCACGGCAGATGATGCGGTACGAGCGACCAAGTTCTATATTGTCCGTATTCCAAGAGATATAGAAGTAGCCCAGCTCAGGGTTGCCCACATTGCGGCAGTCGAGCCGCCAGCGGTGCGTGTCGAAGAGCCAGTCGGAAGCGTACTTGTCGCCGTCGCACGGCTCAAAGCCGAAAGCCTGCAGCGCTTCGTCGCTGATGCTTATGTGGCGGATGTTGTAATACCCCACCTTGAACTTCTCGTCGTTCTCACCGATAAGGTGCACCATCAGTCCACGTTCTTCCTCGACGATGCCTATCACCTCGCAGACTTCAACGCGGGCAGGCTTGTCGCCGATACCAACCGGAGTGCCGTCGTCTTTCAGTGCGACCATTACCCAGTCGCCAATCGCTGTCAAAAATGGATGTCCTATCATAATTCGTTTACCTTTTAATATTCTTATCACTTATACCTTTCGCCAATCGGCAGGATATACACCCGCTCGTTCGCCGGGGCTCCCCAGTCGGCATTGCCCGTGCCCTCGCGGAATCCCTCGTAGCGGAATATCGCCGTGCGGCCGGTGTAGCCACGGCGGAAGCGGATGTGCGTGTAGTGCTTGCCAGCGAGGCGCTTCGTCCAGTAGTCGCAGATGCGGCGGTACTCCTCCCGTTTCTCGCCACGGTCTATCATGTCGAACCACTGGTAGGTCAGCACCAGGTCGAGCATCTCCATCCACTCCACCAGCCATACCTCCACCCAGCCGTCGCGGTAGTCGTAGGAGAACATCACGGCGTCCACCCGCTTCAGGTCCTCCCGGTCGAAGTTGTGCAGCTTCTGCGGCAGGTCGTACCGCTCGCCCTTCATCGCCGGCACGTAGGGGCTCAGGTCCGTCGAGCCGTAGCTGTAGCCGTGCTCGTGCAGCCACTTCTGTGCCTGATACTTTGCGCCGAACGTCTCGCCGCTGCTGTTCAGAAACCTGATGACGCCGCCCTCCTTGGCAGGTCTCACAAAAGTCCATTGCTTGCCTCTCATACGTCAGTCCTCCTTGTTGGTCAGATAATCCCATTTCTTATTCAGCCGCAAGCCGCAGAAGATGTCGTACATCCACTGTTCAGTCTCTTCCTGCAAGTCCTTGAAGAACTCGTAGTCGTGAAACTCAGCCGTACATACACAATGGTTGTAAGAGTAGTGCAGGACGCACACCCAGTCCTTTCCCGTGGCGACGACTTTATAGAGCGCATCGTCCTTGCAAGAATAGCATTTGCCGATTTCAATTTCTTCTTTGGTCATACGTCAGTCCTCCTCAAATTTCATTGTCTTCAATATCTTCAGCAGACGGTCAAGCTCGTAGTTGCGGTAGGCGCACATGGCGTAGGTGTGCGGGTTCGTGTGGTTGTAGCCGCATTTCTGAATATACTCCTTACAAGCCCTCTTGGTGAGGAAGGCACCCGTCTCGCGGCTGATGACCTCCTGCTTCTCCTGCCACACAATGCGGACATCCCGCCAGTCGAGCACGTTGTTCATAAAGTACACCACATCATCCATGCAACCCTTGTCCGTGTTCTCGTTCCATTCCTCACGGTTCGCTTCGTCGAGGTCTTTCAGATATCCCTCTTCGATATACTTCACCGCTTCGTCAACGTCCATCGTCACGCCGTCGCCCATGTAGATGATGGGGTCGCCGCAACCGTCAGGCACTCCGACGGTCTCTTCCTCCATCACGCCCCAATACAGCGGGTCGGCGGTTCCGTCGTTGTCCTGCGTCAGCAGTTCGTGCTGCAGTTCCTTCAGGAAGTCAAGATCTTCCTGTCTTAATTCAATCTTTGCCATAGTCTTATTCTTCTTTTGGTTTATATCCGTCTTCACACTCTGTGGCGTTCTTCTTGCGTGGTCTGCCAAGCCAATGACACCATAGGTGGTACTGATCCAGTCCACATGAGTAGCCACACGTCCTGCACTTTCGTCCGATTACTGTACTCATAGGTCACTCCTCCTTTAACAATTCCTCGATGCCGCCCTCACCTGGCAGGGCGACGATGTTATGATCCACGCGGCAGTCGGTGCGGCACTCGGCATAGATGGGAATACCCAGCACCTCGGCCAGCGACAATTCCATCTGCACACCACGCGACTCGTAGCACGCCACGTTGTCGCCGATGACATACACGCCATGCAGCGCGTCCGCCTCGTGAGCCATCTGCATCCGCTGCAGGCAGGCCATGATGTAGTCGGCACGGCTCGGCTTCTCCGGCTCGCCGTTACATGAGCACGGCCCGCCGACGTGGTAGTACCGCCACCTGAGCGCATCCTCCACCTCCCGCGCAATGTCCACGGGGTTAATCACATAGAATCCCATCGCCCGCAGCCTTGCCTCTGCGTCCAGAAAGTCCTTCTGCCAGCCCTCTCGTGGCTGACCTGTAGCATTGTTTGTAATGCTGCCAGAAATGTAAATTGTCTTCATTGGTTGTTCTGTTTAATCCGTCTTTTGTACTGTTACCATTGTGTTGCCACCGATGCTTGTCTGCATCTGTTGCAGTTGCAGGGGGACAAGCCACGAGTCCTCACCCTCCCAGTCGTAGATATCCATGTTGATTCGCTGGTCGATATAGTCCTCCAGCCGTTCGTGGATATAGTCGGTTTCCAAATCGTCGTCCACGTCTGCCACATAGGTCAGTGTTACAATTACTCTCTTTGCCATAATCCGTTTAATTAGTGTAATCCGTTGTCGTTAAAATGTTGCGCTAAGCGAGAGCAGTCGAAAGCTCGCTTTCAGACTGCCGAGCGCCAAGCAATTTCTTGAACTTGTTCAAAATGGTAAATCGTCCGTGCCGTCCTGCGATACGGGCTGTGGCGGTGGGAAGGGGGCTGGCGACGTGGGCTGCGGTGCGGCGGCTTGCGGGGCGGGCTGGCCGACGTAGGGACGGATGACGTTGTAGGCTCTGATCTCGTTGAACCAACGGCCCTGGTACTCGTGGGCGTCGATGTCGAACTGCACCGTCACGTTCTGCTCGCCCTGATGAAGATTGAATTGCTTGATGCGGTCTTCGCCGAAGATTCGGAAGACCATCTTCCTGGGGTACTGCCCCGGCACCTCCAGCACATACTCCTGTGACATCCACTGGTTGCCGGTCCGTTGACTTACGCCGCTCTGTGGCGGCATGACTTGGATGATTGTTCCTGTCTGTTCCATTGTTTGCTGTTTTGTTTTAAGCCTGCTTGCGCAGGGAAATTGATTAAAAATTATTCAGAGTCACCAGGAAAGTCTGCGTAGGCTCCCGGTGCAAGTTGCCAGAGGTGGAAGCAGTTCTGGTCGAGGTTCACAAACTCTTCGCGTGGAGGGAATATCTGTGCCACGAACATGGCGTTTGGCATGAACTCGTAACGCAGCTCCTTCAACTCGTAGTAACCAATAGTGTGGTTCGTTGATGCCGACAGGTGCCATAGCCCAGCGTCGATGGTAATGAATATCTCCTTGCCTTTCCACTGGAAGAAGCCCGTGGAGTACACTCCGTAGTCGTCCTCTACCACAGTCGGCTCAAAATCCATATCGTCGCCACCATACTCCTTCATCGCCGCCACCACTGCCACTGGCCACGGGCGTCGGCATTTCTCCAACTGTTCTCTTGTTTTCATCCCTCGCCCTCCTTTCTCGGTATCTGTGCCGTCATGCGGCGGCGGTACTGCTCCAGCTCGGCGGCGAACTCTTTCCTGATGTAAGTGCCCAGCGCGTCGAACGTGCGGCGCTGCAGCAGTCCGGCGGTCTGCAGCAGGTCGAAGATTTCTCCCACTTCGTCGGGGCTGATGCAGATTTGCAGGTCGCCCGACGGTTCTTTTCCAAAGTGTATCATACGCTTATTCCTTTCTATTTGTTTGTTACGCTATCTGTCTCAGTCGCTCGCTCAGGGCCTCGCAGAGCACGCGGCTCATGTTCACCTCGACGGCGTTGCCGATGAACTTCTTCTGCTCGGCCTGGGTGCCTATGAGGGTGTAGTCCGTCGGGAAGCCCATGATGCGCTTCAGTTCGCCGATGTTGAGCATACGCATACAGATGTCCACGATGCCGTAGGCGGCCATGAACTCCTTGACCCGTCGCGTCCAGGGGCTGTCGTCGTCGTAGATGGCGATGCCCACCACGCCCTCCTTGGTGGTAATCAGATAGGGCGGCATCTTGTCCATGCGGGCAATGAGCGTGAAGCAGGGCTTGTCGATGCTGCCGCCGTCGCTCTGATACTGCGGGTTCATCAGATACTGCGCCGACACGATTTTCTGCTTGGGATTGTTCAGAAGGGTAGGCGACGGGGCGTCGATGGACGTGGGCTTGCTCTTGCCGTACTGGTTGTCTAAGAACTTCGTCGTCACCAGCGAAATCCTGTCCTTAGTGGTGACGGTGGGAGCCGGGTCGTCGATGCTTGTGTTGAAGCCGTTGCCGTAATAGGCGGTAACGAAGGCGTGATGATCCTTACAAGTTACGGTGCCGGCGGGCTGCTCCAGGTCGATGTTCTTGCCCGACGGGTCGCCGCTGAACTGCTTCGAGAGGAACTGGCACTTCACCTTGGCAAAGCGGTTCTCCGTAGTCACCACGCCGCACGGCTCTTCAATCGACTTCACCGTGTCCTGCGCCCTCACCGTGTTGTATCGCATCATAAACTGCTCGTGCTGCTTCTTACCGCCAGCCACGAATTTCACCAGTCCGGCATAGATGCGCTCCAATGTCTTCTCGCACAGCGGTTTCTTGCGAGTGAAGATGCTCTCGCCGTCGTCGTCGAGGTCGAGCACTTCGCGCACGGGCCGCCACTTCTTGTACATCTTGAACATGCCGCCCTCGTCGCCGTTTTTGGCGTGGGTCTGCTGTGGGAAGGCTATCGGCAGTCCCTTCCTGGCGAACTGCCCGAAGTACCGCTTGCGCGAGGTGTAGGCCCCGAAGTCGGCAGCGTTCAGGATGCGCCACCCGAAGTCGTAGCCGTAGTCGCAGACGTGCATCACCCAGCGCATGTAGTCAATCCCCTTGCGCTTGCTGATGGGCTTGCCGTGCTCGTCCAGTTCGCCCCAGCACATAAACTCCTCCACGTTCTCTATTTGTATGTAATCGGGCTGCAGCGCCTCGATGTAGCGGAACAGGTGCTCGGCCAGCGTCCGGCTGTCGGCATCGCGCGGCTGCCCGCCCTTCGCCTTGCTGAAGTTCGTACATTCCAAACTCGCCCATAACACCACGCGGGCCTTGGGGTATTCGGCCTTCATCTTCTGCAGGTGGCTCACCATCGGCGACAGTTCCAGCGTGCGGATGTCCTCGGTGAAGTGGAGCGTGTGCGGATGGTTGGCCTGATGCGAGAGAATGGCATTCTTGTCGTGATTCACGCAGGCCACCACCTTGGCGCACGGCATCCCGTCGTGCCGGGCATACTCCACGCCCGTTGACGTGCCGCCCGCCCCACAGAACAGGTCGATGTATAATAGGTTGATATCTTCGTTTCTTGCCATAGTCTAACTACATTTTAGTCTTTCAATGAAAATATCTATAGAGCCAAGCACACCTTGTGCAAGGTCTCTGTCGTAATCAGAGAAGTCATTGTAGTCTTCAAGGAAAGCCCTTTTTATTTCCGACTTCACTTCTTCAAGCACGGTGTTTGCACCATACTTACATGCCTCCTGAATATACTCGGCAATAGAGTTGTCATCATCTTCGCCAGCCGTAATGATGATGCTCATTTGGATTTCAGTATATTCCTCTGATAATTCTTCGATAGTCTTTGCCATAAGTCAATCCTGTTTTCTTATCTTGTTAATCAATTTGTTGATAAAATCCACTTGATGCTTGTATGCAAACAGCTGCTTTTGAGAAAAATCCGTTTCTGCTTCTTCATGGATCTTCATGCAGTTCACCGCCGACTCACGCTCTTCTTTCAACAACAGCATAATGTCGTTGATGTGCAGGAACTCGCCGTCCTTAGTCATCACGGCACCGTTCTGCTCAATGTTAAACCGTCTCACTTTTATACTCATTCCACTGGTAAAGTTTCAAAAATCGTTTCTTGCTTTTACACGCTCTGAGTCCATCAGGTACTCCTCGAAGCGGTAGGTATAGCACCACTTGCCGAGGTAGTAGCAGAACATGTTCTCGTTGTTCTCGTCATCCTCTTCATAGTAGTCGTCGCCGTACTGCTTCTTCCCTTCCAGCCCCTGCTGACGTGCCTGTATCACGAGGCGGTTGTAGATGCTGCGGGCGCGGCGGTGGTCGGTCGAGAGGAACACAGGCGACGACTCGCCTGCATCCAGGTCGTCGAACTCATGTCCGTTTTCCAGCACCGCATAGAGTCTCTGTGGCTCCACCGGCTGCTCTGGGAACTCCAGTTCGTCGCGGCGGTAACGGAATCCTTGAAGACTCACCATTACATCGCTGCCTTCGTCACTCTTTTTGCTCGATGGCAATACCTCCATCAGTATGCCTGTCTTCTTGTCGATTGCTTGCATAATGTTTATCTGTTTTAAGTTGTTAATTCCACATATCCGTCGCGATGCTCCTCGTCGCAATTGTCCATCCAGTAGTACTGGCCCTCCTGTTGGCTCGTCATTATCCGCTGGCCGTCCACGTAGCGGCGGCAGCGCTCGCGCAGTCCGCAGCCTTTTCCGTTGCAGTAGGTGATGTCTCGGTTTGCCATAGTCGTTACCTTTATATATTGAACATCGTCCAGTCCTTGCCGACGGCGTTGGGGTAGTCGTCGAAGATATTGTGTAGCTCGTCGTCGGTAAAGAGGCGGTGCGCCGGGGTGCCGCCGATGAACTCGCGGAACGACTGCTTCCAGTAGACGGTGGCGCGGTCGCGGGTCAGCTGCATCACGTCCTGCACGAAGGCCAGGCAGCGGGCGGGGTCGTAGGGCTCGAAGGCCTGTCCGCCCAGCGTGAAGCCCTTGCGGCACACCTTCGTGCGGCTGGTCATCAGGCCAATCTTGAAGTGCCGGCAGCCTGCGTCGAGCGCCTGCTGAATCATGCGGTAGCTTCTGCGAAATTCGATGACCGGCTCAATCGAGGCCCATGTCTTGAAGTTTCTTTCGTTCAGGCGTTGCATGGCGTTGATACGCTCCTCATTAGGCGAGGCGTTAGGCTCCAGTTCATCGTGACCTGTAAGCGTGAAGCCAAAGGCGATGATGGCCGTGTCGGTTGTGAAGTGCGGATTGTCGATGAAGCTGAGATGTCCGCTGCCTGAATGATAGAACGGAATGCTACGCCGCCAGTCTTCCTCTTTGTCAAGGCCGATTATTTCCTCGTCGAACGGGTCGAGGTTGAGAAATGTAGCGTCTTTGGTGAGCATCGTTACTGGTATGCGCATCATCAGGGCGTCGTGGGCGATAGTGAAATTCAGATTGCGCGTATCCTTGATGCACGGGTCGCTGGTGAACGTGAAGAACAGTCCGCCGTCGCGGATGATGGCCTCGCGGTTCTCGATGATTTCGGCCATCGCCAGGTGGTAGGCGTGCTCCTCGTTGATGACGTGCGTCTTCAGTTTCGCCACCGAGCCGCCCAGGTTCTTCGCGCCGGGGCCTGACTGCAGGTAGCAGTATTTGCAGCGGTTTGGGCATCCGAGGTAGGCGTTCACCGCCCAGCGTCCGTACTCCTCGGCATTTCCTTTTGGTCTTGATAGTATCTTCATAATCCTTACAGTTTACATGTTCCACAATCGCTGCCACCAGTTACGTCCCTTCAGGCGTTGCAGTTCCAGTTCGACGTCTAACTTCTGCCGCTGGCACTGTTCAAGCGACTTCTCCGCACGGTCGAGATTCTCCTGCAGTTCGTCGGCTTTCTTTATCCAACCCTCTTCGCACTCTTTGATTTTCGCGTCGATTTCCTGCTTCAAGTCCTCGCAGTTCTCCAGCCTATCCTCGATGATTTCCTTCGTACCGAGGGCACGGGGATTGGTCGTCAGGCGGGTCTCGACGATGGTCTGCCGGCGCACCCTCACCTTGTTCTCGTCGCAAATCTGGTCGCGCTCTTCCACCAGCGCGTCGTTGTCTTCTTCCAACTTGCGGATCTTGTCACGCATTTCGTTGTACTCCTTCAGCGACAGTCTGACCTCGCCGAAGTCTGTGATAATTTCTTCCATAACCTTTATTTGTTTAGGTGAATGATAAACTGTCGATACTCTTCCATTGCCTTGTGCAGTCGCGAGGCGTCGGTGGTAAGGTACTGCGCCGCCGAGTACATCGCATCGGCCAGTTGCTTTAGCTGCTTCAGTTTCTTGTCGGCGAACATCACACCGACGCTTAGATATTCTTCGACGGCCTTGATGGGTATCGGGTGTTCGCGGTCGTCGTTCTCGTAGGCGAAGTGGCTATATCCACAAATCTTCTTTGCCAGCTGCTCTATCGTTTCCGAGCCGTCCACTATCTGTTTCTTGAATTTCGAGTCCATAATCTTTTATTTCAAATTTGCTTGTCTCTTTAACTCTTTCAGTGCAAACCGTGCGGTGTATTGACGCAGGCACATCGGATTGCATATCGTACCGTCCTTCACCTCGTCGGACTTCTTTAGCAGTATGTTGCCTACCCGCTGCCGCAGCAATGCAAGTAAATCGACAATGCGGTCAAACGGGTATCTTACAACCCACAAGACAATGTTTATAATACAGAACGGGAGCATTACGATTGCGATAAACACGTTGAACGCAAACTCCACTCGTGACAATGTTTGTAATTTCATATTATTTTGTTTGAATGTTCCTTGCAATTTCACTTAGCGTATTGGCGGCCTTGACGAGTTCCGCTGCCGACAGTCCGCACTGAGCCACCCTTTCGTGGAAGGCGGCACGCTCGTCGTCGGTCGCACTGAGGTATTCATGTATAAGTCTGTCGATCATCATTCACTCTTCCTTCTGTTTAATGGTGGTAACTGCGCATTAGGATAGTCTACCGTTCTCACCAAGCGCATTTCCTTTTCAATTCTATCGAGGTCGCCTGTGGTTTCAAGGAACATCACGACAGGTCCGTCACGATGCAACAGCATTATCTGCTCTTCAGGTAGGGCTACAAGTCCGCTGGCATTGTCAAGCGTTCGGTATGTCTTACCGTGAGGGTGCATGTCTATCCAGTGGGCTGTATAGCCGTTGGCATACCCTCGTATCATCGAGGCTCGCTCTTGCTCCTTAAACATTTTGATTTCGTCATTCTCCATAATCTCGTAGCTTTAAATTTATTCTTCATTCCCTTCCCATCGGATAATCTTCTTGGCAATTTCCCATATCTTGTCGGGCATGATATAAGAGTATTCGTCGTTGTCGTTCAAGAAGCCGAAAGCCTTTGCAGTGTCTTCTTCGTAACTAAATTCACTCCTGCCACCACGGGCTACGGCATAGTCCAGCATGAATCTGGGTACACTTCGGTATTTACCGGCATAATAATATCCAGACTCTTTCTTGCAGAACTCTTCACGCTTTTCTTCCAATGAGTTATACGGCTCGGTCTTATCAAACGGGTCATACTTGATTTTGAGATACTGATTGATGGCACTGAAGAGGAAGTGCGAGTCGCAACCACCAAATATGTTTTCTGCTTCAGGGTACTCTGCCTTTTCGATGTTCCACTCGTTGCCGCAGTCCTGACACTTGTTGACGGGCAGCGTGTCAACCTTTCCGTCTAAGCGGGAGTGACTGCCATACGACGAACTGGATCCTATGAGAAAGTGCGTACTGGATGAATAGGACGAACCTTCTCCGTGGATTTCCCCTTTGGTGCGGATGATGTGATGGATGACGTTCTTTGACTTGCATTTCGGGCATTGAGAATTAACACCGTCTGCATGCTTCTGCCGTTCGGCGTACTCCTTACTCGCCTTCTTCTGCTCTTCCTTTCGATATTCCGTCAGGTAAGCATCAATCCGCTCTTTCCTTTCCTGATACTTTTGCTTCTCGGCTTGTGCCTTGGCAAGCCGTCGCGCTTTAATTCCAAATAAATCAATCATAATTCCTTATCTTTAATGTTTCCTTTTGATTTTCTGGTTCATCTTCTCGATTTCCTTCGCCTCCTTGGTCATGGTGTTCAGGGTGCCGAAGACGATGGGCAGGTTGGCGTCATAGACCTGCTGGGGGTCGTTGTAGCCTTGGTACTTCATCACGGCGTTGATCGTGTCCACCTCGCCGCTGAGGGCGGTGTGGAGGGGGTCGCTCTTCGACGAGGAGCCGCCGAACAGCAGGGGATAGACCGAGGGATAGTAATTCTGCATCGCGGTCTGATACACCTGGAAGCAGATGTGGAACAGGGGGCTGCCCTGCGCCAGCTGCTCGCGCCAGAAGGCGACGGTCTGCTCGGCGCGGTCGGCGTCGTACTTGAAGCGGTGGCGGGGGGCGAAGGGGTCGGCGGCGGAACTTGAAACTGCCTCGGGCGTCATCGCGTAGGCGAGGAACTGGGCCTGCATCGAGAGCTTGTCGTCGTCGCTCGTGCCCTCCTGGAATATCATCGGCACGATGGCCTGCAGGGCGCGGTACTGGTGCCACGTCAGATTGTTCATCGCCACCTGGGGCAGGGCGAAGGTGATGCCGTCTATCGTGACCGTCTCCTGGGGCAGGGCCATGGCGTCGCGCCAGTCGGTGGCGGGGTTGACGTAGCCCGGATGTCCCTCGCGGCGCTCGCGGACCACCTTGCCCTCGTCGTCGCGCTCCTCGCGGTCGCCCTGGTCGCCGTAGGGGAACGCCAGCCAGGGCAGGGCCTGCTTCGCCATCCATGCCAGTTCCCTTGCGGTCACGACGTAGATGGCTTCGCCGGTTTCAGGTTGACAGGTTTCAGGTTTCAGGTGATAGATGCTCTCTCCTGTCGTCTCGTCGAACTTGAAACTTGAAACTTGAAACTTGGAACCAAGCGTCAGCGCCAGCAGCGCCGCCGCAGCCGCCACGTCCGGGTTGCCACCGTAGCGCATCTTCGCCGTCCAGACATCGCAGAGCTGCTGCCACGTCAGGGCCGACCAGGACTGGGGCAATGCAGGTAATATATGGTTTGCTTCACTCATGATGTCTATCCTCTGTAACATTTTTCTTTGGCAATGAGATAATAGGGAGAAGTGTCAACGCCGTTCAGTGTATGATTAGGTACTCTGTCCATACACATCAATGCCCTGCGGTATTCCGACCGGTCGAAGCCGAAGTCATACACGATGCCATTCCAACTGAAGATTACAGAACGAACAAGATGGAAGTCGCTGTATAACGGGACTTGATACTTAAACAACAGCTTTCGGCGAATCTCGTCAAGCATATCGAGCATCTTCTCTGCCGACTCCCTGCTGTTGGCGCACAGCAGCGGTGGGTACTTCTCGAATACCCAGTAGTCGGTGTAGAGCCACATGTCAACCCGGCCGCCGACATCAAGGAATTTCTTTACCTGAATCTTGTTGTTCATAATCATTCGCTTTACCAACTTAGGATGTTTAACCGATTGAGGGTGTCGAAGTATGGGCCGAAGAGGTCGCGGAACTCCTGCGTGATACGACGGTTGACGACATATTCCTTGACTGCTGCCGACCGTTTATCGTCGGGCATGTTGACGAACTCCATCAGCCGCTCTATCCATTCCTTCTGAGCCTCCAGTTTCTCTTTCAGCTCGGCGTTCTCATCGCGCAGGTCTCGCATTTCGTTGCAGACTTTCGCCCACTTCGAGCGATATTCGTTGGCTGTCTTTCTCCAGTCCTCGACCTCTTGCTTGTACTTTGCCGCCATCTGCTTGCGAACCTCCTCACGAATCTCGTTTGGTTTCTTTGCCTTCATATAATCACTCCTCCCTTAGTTTTGACAATCCTTCCTTCTCGATTTCCGACTGCAGGCAGATGAGCGTGCCGATGGCAGTATGAAGCGCCTCGATACGATTGCTGTGGAATCCGTACTGGTAATCGCCGCCAAGCTCCATGCCGGACTTCTGCATCTCGTCCTTCAGGTAGTCGATGTGCAGGCCTATCTTGCGGGTGGCATACTTGACAAACGAGCTCAGCTTGACGAATATCTCCGTCTCCTCCTGCGGGCCGTTGACGACCTCCATGTAGGCCGAGCCGAACTCCTTCAGGCAGACCACATCGGAATGGTAGCCGTCCTTCTTGACGTGGATGACATCGGGGTACTGGTAGAAGGCGTATGCCTTGTAGAACTGCTCCCGTGATTTTGATTTCTCCATATTCTCTTTCTGTTTTGTTATCGGCTGTCGCCGAGAAATTATCCAAATCCGTTTCAAATTATTCAGCCTTGCCGCTGATGGTCATCTCGATCGTGGATGCGAGGCGGTCGTGCTGTTCGTTGGCGACGACTATCTCTGCATTGTGCAGGGTGACCAGGAGGCGGCGCCTGTAGTTGCCGGCCTTGCGCTTCCACCTGGTGTCGCGGCGGTAGAGCCATCCGTGGCAGTAGGCCTTCTTCATCTTGCGGGGCATGCGGCCCGGCTTCTGCTGGCTGCGATGCTCATAGCGCCGATGGGCCAGCGTCCTTGCATGTCGTGTATTTTTGCGGCTCATACTTCGTCAACATAAACATCGTTAGACAAATGGTCTGGAGTGACCGTATATGCCGTGTAGTTCTTTTTCAGAACGACGGTAAAGGTTACTATCTCTGCACCTTCGCCCATTTCCTTTTGCAAGGTGTCTATCAGTTCCTGCATCATACCGCTCTACCCCTTTCCTTTCAGTTTCGCTTCAAACATCGCTTTGAGGGCTTCCTCGCCGCGTCCCATCTTAACCATCAGGTGGCCCACCATCGTGTCGAAGTCGTTGGACTGCACGAGCAGCAGGGCTATCAGTGCCAGGTGCTTGATCTGCGACGACTGTATGGCCGTCACCTCCAACACCTTGTCGAGCATCCCCTGCTCCGACCATCCGCGCTGCCGCAGTTCGGGCAGGTTGGCGGCGAACTTGTCGCTCGACGTAATCATGCCGAGGATGTACTTCAGCAGCGCCGACTTGTCCTTCAGCAGGTTCACAATGTCAATCTGTTCGTTCATGTTACTGCTCCTCCCCGTTGATGTTGATGACTATGCGGTCGTGGATGATGGAGTCCACCACCTCGACGGCTTCCAGCTGGCGGATGGTCTTGCACGTCTCGCACTGGCAGACGTGGCTGGTCTCGTGGCGGTCGAACACCGCCCAGCCGATGCCGTGGCCGATGAACGAGCCGACGGCAAACGCCAGCGTCAGGATGATATACATTACTGCCTTTTCTGTCTTCTTCATAGGTCAGTCCTCCCTTTCTATTTGTTCAACTACCGTCAGTGCCTCGTTGAATGCCGACAGGACACCGCCCCAGAACATACCCTTGCCGTCGTGATTGGCATCCGACTCGTCGCCGCGCTTGGTGTACTTTTCCTTCCTTGCCAGCAGCTCGGCCTTGATGCGCTCGATGGCCGACGGCTTGTGCTCTGCGGCGACGGGCTGCAGATAATCGTATTCGGGACGCAGCACCCCGTCCTTGTCGCATACCCAGTAGATGATTTCCTGCCACGAACTGCGGCGCGCTCCGCTGTCGCCACATCCGCAATCCGATGAGTAGGCGACCTCGTAGGGCGGCCAGCGTTCAAACAGATACCATCCTGTAGGTTGTCTGCACACTCCGCATTCGTGATGTGGGATAAAACTGATGCCTTTCACTCGGCACGTTTCCTTTAATTGTTGTACTGTCATATCTCTTTCCTTTTTATTCGTTTCACTTTCTTTCTTGAAGGGAGCGGCCGGCGGCATGTCCGCCGCCCGTTCCCCGGTTGCTCAGAGGGTGGGGAAACTACTCGTTGACCTTTCGGTCGAAGAGTGGCGGCGCCTCGGCAGTGTTGGCTATCGCCTTCCTCAGTCGCGACTCGGCCAAATTGATGCGAGCATCATTCGGCTCTCGCTGCTCCTTCGGTTCATGCGAGCATGGCACTGCGCTCGGCTTGCTCACTCATTGTCCCCGTTGTCGCCACCGCCGCCCTGGGGCGTCTCGTCGCCGGTGCCGGAGTCGTCCTGCTGCTGCTGGTTCTGCTGGGCGGCTGTGGCGGTCACGATGTCGGTGCGCTTCAGCTGGTAGCCCTCCTTCTCCAGCAGCTCGGTGAACTTCTGCTGCACGACGGCGCGGACGGTGACGCGGACGCCCACCTTGTCGATGAGCTCGCCGGCGTGGGCCACCATCGTCTCCTCGTCGGTCACCACACCTGGCATCAGTTCCTTGGCACGCTTCAGGTTGATGTTGCCAGTCTTGGTGGCCAGGTGAGCGTCGGGGAAGATGCGCATGGCCACGTCCTGGCCGTTCATCAGCTGGATGGCGAAGCCCTCGCTGATCTTCTCGACGGCAGCCTTGCAGAACGAGTTGAGCACCATCTCGGCAATGCCTTCGGTGATGATGTCGTGGTTCTGGTGGGCAATCTCCTTGGCCAGCGCCTTCACGTCGCAGGTGCGCACGTCCTCGTTGGCCGTGATGGTTTTTTCGGTCGTACCGAAATTCGGGTTGGGCAGGTTAATCTGCCCTTTGTACTCTATCATTTCTGTGAGTCTCCTATTGGCCGCCGTCACGGTGGCGACCGTTTTGATTGTTACTGACTGCCCCGTGACTTTCGGCAGCCTTCTGTTGATAGTCTGTTTTCTTTACATTCCGACGCCTTCGCCCGATGCGCCCCCGGAGGGTTCCCGGGACCGACCCTCGGTCGGCTTGGCTGTCCGACCCTCGGTCGGTTTCCCCCATCGACCCTCGGTCGGTCTCCCAGGGCCGTTTCCGGGGGTCGTCGCGGCGGGGCTCCGGTTTCTTGACAAGTTACTCGTCCTTCTTCTCTTCCTTCTCGTCCTTGAGGGCGAACATGGCGAGGTTGCAGATGTCGCCGACGTTGCGGTCGAAGAACTCGATGGGCTGTTTGTCCTTCATCTTCTCACGTGAGATGTGGAACTCGTTGACACCCTTGTCCAGCTCGCGCTCTACGACCGATGCTCCTATCATGTTGAAGAGCACCATCATCGGGTTCATCTTGTCCTCACCCCCTATCTGCTCCTTCGCCTTGTCGGGGTTTGCCATCTCACGGATTTGTTCGTCACTGATTTCAATAATGAATTTTGCCATAATCGTTGAAATTTTAATGTTGTTAATAAACTGTGCCTTGCGGCGTGGAATGTTGTTCAGTGTTTACGATTCTTCTTCCTTGACTGCTTCTGCGCCTTGGCCTTTGCCTTGCGCTTCTTCTTGTTGACGGGGCTGGGCGGCGTGTAGTTGGTGCAGCGACCGAACCGCTCGTAGTCCTCACGGCTCAGCCGGCCAATCGCCCCAACCGTTTCGGGGCTGGCGTTCGCTCCGATGTCGGCATTGCGTTCTGCCACCTGCCGCAGCTTCTCCACCTCCTCGGCGCTCAGGTAGTCAACGTAGTGCCGACCATCACGGTACATATACGAAATCTTGTAGCCTGTCAGGTCGTGCTGCTCGCCGCTCTTGTCGCACACCTTGCCGAGTATCTCCAGCAGGTGGTGACCGTCCTGGCGGATGGCGTCCTCGATGTGCTTGGGGAATCCGAAGTCCGAACTGCTGTCGTAGAGCGTCACCAGCCGCTTCTCGCCGTCCACGCCCCAGAAGCCGCCGCCGTCGCACAGCCTGTCGCGTATCTCACGCTCCGAGAGCAGCGTGCGGTGCATGTCAACGTATCGGGCACGGAACTCGTAGAGCGGTCCGTTCTTCACGATGACGTACTTCGGCTCCAACTTTTCGCGCAGATGCTCACGCTCCATCAGCTCCTCGAAGTCGGGCTCCGTAGGATTGCCAACCAGTTTCTTGAATCTCTCGTCGATGCCTTCTTCGGCATTTGCTCCGAGCACGTCCCGGAGTCTGTCATACATTGGGTCTTGCATAATCTCTTTCCTTTTTATCTGTCATTTCATCCCCTTGTAAATATTCTCCAGTTCCTTGTCGGAGGCCTGCTGGTTCTGCTTCAGCACGTCGATGAAGCGGTCTCGCCCCAGCCGGCGGTAGTGCTTCACGAAGTCGCTGCGTACCAGGTCGGCAGGCTCGCCCGGCTCGATGGCCTTCTCGCGTCCGGCCCGTTCCGCCTCGATGGAGCACTCGAAGATGTCCTTGCCCTCCTTGTTCACGATGATGTACTCATGTCCGTTGATCCTGACACGCCCGTAGTGGCGGGCTACCGAAAACTGACTGCTGGCCCAGAACTCTTCGTCCATGCAAATCGGGAAATGTTGTTCTGTCTTCATGATCTCTTTCTTTTTTTTATTCTTCATTGTTACTCCTCGTCGAACTCGATGTCGCCGTGGTCCACGATTTCCGCAGCCACGGCGCGGACGTATGCCCTGCAGGTTTCCTCCACCTGCGGCGAACCCTTGGCGGCTTTCAGCTTCGCATCCCACTCGCCCAGGATGTTGTGCTCTGCGGTGAACACCGCGCTCACGATGGGCATCCAGTGCCCGATGGCTTCTTCTCTGGTCATGCGTCAGCCCTCCTTACTTTTGATTGCGTCCAACTGGAGTTGTAACTGGCGCGTCTCTCTGATGCACCACTCGCGGTCGTGCTCCGGGCCGTCGTTGTAGTGCATGGTGTCGAAGCCGAACACCCACCAGTCGCCGGGGATGTCGTCGAACGAACCGCCGCCAATCACCTCGACACACGAGCCGTCCCACTGGCAGTCGGCCTTCTTCTCCGAGAACGTCAGACCGCCCCACACGCTGACGTCCTGCACGTCGTACACCTTGTCGTAATTCAGCCCGTGCAGCGGATGGTCGGGACTGACAGCCACATAGCCGTTTGCATAACCCATCTCAAACGCCTTGAAGCCCGTCCGATCCATTTCCGCCTTCATGCGCTTCTGCACCTCGTTGTTGATAAATGCTTTTGTTGCCATAGTTCTTATTCCTTTTATTTATTACTCGTCGTCATCGTCGCCGTTCATGCGCCCTGCCATGTCCTTCAGTATAGCGGTGAACATGCCCATGGCGTGGTCCAGCCGTTCGCGTCGCTCCTGCATCTCCTCGCGCTCGATGCGCTTCAGACGGCGGCGCTGGTCGCGGATGGTCATCCACAACTGGTAGCCGATGAAGCCCATCAGCAGCAGGTTCGGCACGGTGGTTATCCAGTTGGCGATGCCCCACACCTGCAGGAAGACGAGGAACGCCGTCCACAGGGCGCAAAGCCCAGCCATCCAGTAACCGAGGCGCAGGCGGCGGCGCAGTCCGCCGATGTCCTGACGCTCACTTTCACATTCGCCGGCCACCGTCCGTGCCACATGGAACACGTCGCGCATATTCTCTTGCTGCATCATCGAGACCAGCCCGGTGGTAACCGTTGCCTTTCCGCCGAGCACGATGTGGGCCGCGCCCGCCTTGCCATCGCCGATGGTCTTGTCGAGAGCGCAGATCAGCAGTCCGATGTCGCCGTCGCACTCGTCGATGTACTCCTTCTGCATGAAGTGCGCAAAGTCGTTCACTTTCTTGATGAACTCCGACCGCTGGCGCACCTCCTGCGCCTCGCGGCTGTCCAGATTCGATTGTTCTCTCATAGTGCTATTCATTTTTATTGTTAATACATTTTATTCTCCCACACGTATATCCTGGCCTTCGACGAGTCGCCACGGGTGACGAGCCAGTCGAACGAGAGGCGCTTGTGTGGCATCCGCATCAGCGGGTCGCGGCTGTGGATGGCGTCGTTGCCGATGTGGTAGAAGCGGCGGCAGTGCGAGCGCACCCAGCGGGTGTCCACGCCCAGCGAGCTGCCCTGCTTCGAGCCGCCCGTGCCGTAAAGGTGGGTGCAGTAGGAGGCGATGACCAGCTCCGGCTCGTACTTGCGGATGGCCTCCCTGGCCTCCAGCGGCTCGATGTCGGCGGGGTAGTTGATGGGTATCGCCCCCTGCCGCAGGTACAGCTCGTGGATGTCGTCGCACTTCTGCCACTGCGCGTCGGTCGTCGGTATGCCCAGCGTGCGGCCTATCCAGCCCGTGCCGGCGCAGATCTCGATGGCCGAGTGCGGCTCCAGCTCCGGGTCGTCGTCAATCTCCCGCCGCAGCCAGTCGGTCAGCTCCACCGTCGGGAAGGTGTAGAGCCCCAGCGCCTGCATCACCACGTTCAGCGTCGCCTCCGTGTCGCCCTCGATGTCGGCGTAGGGCAGCGGGCGCACTATCATGCCCAGGTCGGTGTCCTCCGTCAGCCTGCGCGTCAGCTCCATCACCCTCTCCGTGTCGATGCGGTCGGGGTCGATCACCGTCCGCCTGTTGTTCCTCTGCGCCGCTATGAGCGCCTGCATCTGCGCCTCCTTGCCGATGCCCCGGCCTATCTCGGCGTTCATCTGTCGGTATGTCTGGTTCATACTTTTTCCTCCGGTTTTTCTTCCACTTCCTTCTCGTCGTAGGGCTTGCCGCAGAACGGGCAGTACTTCGGCCACAGGTTCACCTCTTCCCACTTGTTGGGGTTGTAGGAGCCGTCCTTCTTCAGCTTGTGGTAGATGCCGTTGATTACTACACGACCGGAAATCATGTCGTGGTTGACTGTCGCTGTGTGGTTCAGCTTCTCCTTGAGCAGCTGGCTCCACTCGTTTACGCAATTACATGCCATAATGTTGTAGCTTTTTATAATCCTATAATAATTCTTTTCTCTGCCGGTATCATTTCGATGATTTCCTGCATGGTCGGGGCCGGACGGTCGCCCATCAGTTCCCTCTCCAAGGCTTCGCGGTTGGCAAACTCATGTGTCCATACAGGTCTGCCAAGTGCCTCGTTGATGGCCTTGTGGAACACATCCACCGGCATGCACAGCCTGTCTTGCTGTACTTGGAACTCGGCTATCTGTCTCGCCGTCCATCCCTCATAGCCCTTGTTCTCGGCAAAGGCTATCGCCTGTTCTCTTGTCAGTTGCTCCATAATGTTGTAGCTTTTTAATTTGTTAATACTATATATTCCAGTCTCTCTCACGCCTCGCCGACGGGAGCCATCGGAGTGGGCTGCAGTTCGCGCAGGGCCTTCATGTGCAGCTGCTGCATGATGGTGCCGATGAGTGCCACGCGGTCCGCCTTCGGGTTGTCCTTCACCAGATGGCGCAGTCCGTTCAGCATGATTTCCTGCCCGGCGAAGATGTCCTCCAGCGTCGTCGTCTTCAGTCCGTCCAGCACCGGCGCCACCCGCTCCATGATTTCCTGCATCCTCTGAGCCGACACCTCCAGCGTCCGCTCCTGCGTCTTCTTCTCTGTCTTCTTTGCCATAACTTTTCACTTTTCACTTTTAAATCCCTTCACCACTCCCCGCCGAACGGCTGGAAACCCATGTTCCGCTCCAGCCACCGCAGGTTCTCCATCGCCTGCTGCCGCCTGCGCTGCCTGTCGGCCTCGCGCCGCTGCCGGTCTATCTCCGGCAGCTCGGGCACGTCGTCGGCGCTGAACCTGATGGTCTTCTGCTCGTCGGGGTCAATCATCTCGCTGCCTTGTCTTTCAGTCCATGATGATGTTTTTTCTCTTCAGGATTTCTCGCACCGTCTGGGCGCTTACCCCTGCGATGCTTGCAATGTTCGCCACTTGCCATCCGTTGCTGTGCAGGTCGAGCACGTACTGCTCCGTTGTCCTGCCTCCGTGAAGTCTTTTCGTCATAATACCTTAATCGTTTGTTTAATTCTATAATCATTGCTGCTTAACTTGAAATCGTCTTGTGATGCGGCCCTTGGTGAGGTCGTAGACGGAGAGTTCCAGCTCCACGCGGTCGCCCACCATGACGCGGATGTGGTTCTGTCGCATCTTGCCGCTGATGGTGGCGAGGATGGTGACGCCGTTGTCCAGCTCCACGTGGTAGTTGTCGTAGCCCAGCGCCTCGGTTATCTCGCCCTGTGCGGTCAGTATGTCGGTGCGCTGGCGTCGGCTGTAGCCGCCATTCATCTTCACGGCGGGCTTCATCTCTGCGTATCTTCTTTGCTTGTGTCTTGCCATTACATTTATATATTACAGTGAGAATTTCTTGTGCTTGGTGACCACGACCGGCTCGTGCAGTTCCCAGCCTTTCTGGAAGAGGAAGGCGGCGATGTCGCGCTCCTGCAGGTGGCCCCGGTCGATGAGCTGCTGGAGGATATCCTGCGGCTTGCGGCCAGAGAGGGGGATGCCGGTGGTTTCAGGTTTCAGGCTGGCAGGTTTCATGTTGCCAGCCTTGGCCTTCTGCTTGGGTTCAGGCGTGGGGGCAGAACTGCCGCCACTCTCACCCGTGGTCGGGGTCTGCCCGTCGCCTGTATGGTTATCGTCGATGTCCGCAAACTCTATCAGCGGCATGTCGTTGGTGTCGGTGGATGGGGTAGGGGCCTCTTCCATAGGATCGTCGGTCTCGTCGATGTCGGGCGTGATGCCGCTCTTCACGGCTGCCTCGCGCTGTGCCACAATGACGGCATACTCCTCTCGGGTCCGCACCTGCTTCACCTCGACGTTCACGATGTCAGCCGTGTGTGCCAGGTTCTTCGTAACATGCAGGTAGTAGTTGTCGCCAATTCTCAGCTCGAATCGCTCGGCAATCTGTCGGCAGATGCTGGACGAGCACACCTGCAGCAGGTCGCTGGTACGGCTGTTGGCCTTGGTGACGTTGGAGCCCTCGGCATTGTTGAACACGAGGAACTGACAGCCCTTGCGGTCGGCGTAGATGTAGCACTTCGTCAACCCTGCCCGTCGCACGATGTCCGACAGCACGGCATTGAGCGTGATGCGCTTCTCCGTCGTCTTGTAGTGCATCGTCACGTCGTGCTCGCCCAAGCGTGTGGCTGTCGGGATTTCGGTCGTATTTTCGGTCGTGTCAACGGTCATGCCGGTCGTAGGCTCGGCGGTTGCAGATACAGCCTTGCGCTGCTCGTCGGCCTGACGCTCTGCTTCCTTCTTGCGTCGTACTTCTTCATCGAGAGCCTTCTTCTCCTGCTCCATCCGCTGTACCTCGGCCTCGCACTCGGCTATTTCAATCTCCAGCCGACGCTGTTCCCCCTCTTTCCGCTGTGCCTCCTCAGCAGCGGCCAACAGCTCCGTCTGGCAGGTCTTGCAATACTCCTGCAGACCGTCCTCGCTGGAGTCCGACTTGTAGAACTCCGAGCGGAACTTGCGCTTGCCGCAGTGGCCGCACACCTTCGTGGTCTTGTCGAGGTTGGCCTGTCCTTCGGCTATCTCACGACGGGCACTCTCAGCACGATTGTTCGTCAGGATCTTGCCCGTCGGCTCTGCTACAGGCTCCTGTGCCGACAGCCGCTCCAGCTTCGCCTGCTTCTCGGCAATCTCCTTCTCCAGCTGCTTGATGGCCTTGGCCTGCTTCTCGGCCTCCTTCTCAGCCTTCTCGCGCTCCTTCTTCTCTTTGTCCCATTTGCCGCCCTCGCACTCACGGCAGTGCTTGTGCAGCACGCCATTCGACTTCGTGGCAAAGGCCGTCCTGGGCAGCACCCGCTGGCAGTGGGGGCAGTACACCTGTGCCTCGTCGGCCGTCAGGATGCCCGTGTTGCGGAACTCCGTCAGCTTCGCCTGCCACTTCTGGTCGATATCCTTCCAGTACTTGAAGCCGAAGATGGTGTTGCCAGCACCCGTGAAGTCGAAGGCCGACAGTATCACGTCCTCTGCCGCCACCTCGTCGAGGTAGGTGTCGAGGTCGCGCTTGTCGAACCGGTGCGAGCGGTACAGGTACTCGAAGTTGTTCATCACACCCTTTCCCTGCATGAACTTCGTAAACAGCGTTGTCTCGTCGTAGGTCATATCTTAGTCATTGTCGTTATCAATCATTCGTTGCGTTTCTTCTCTCACCTCGGCAATCTCGCGGAGGGCTTTCTTCTGGTGGCCCTTGGTCGAGAACACCTCGTCGTAGTCGGCCACGGTGTCGGCGGTCGAGCGGTAGAGCAGGTCGTGGTCCATCCATGCCTCCATCAGCTGCCGTATGCCGATGTCGATGTTCTTCTCGTCCAGTTCCGACGGCTTGATGGGCTCGGTCTCGGGGGCCAGCGTCATCATGGCGCGGTACCACTCCTTGGCGATTGCCTTCATCGAGAACTGCCCGAAGACGTACTCCAGCAGGTTGCGCGGCAGTCCGTAGCCCGTCTCGCACTCGTCGATGGCCATGTCGTACATCGTGCCTGCCAGCTCCAGCGCCGCCTGAGCGGTCATCACCCACGCCACCTTGTCGGCATGCTCTACGCCGTTGTTCTGCAGCGACAGGCGGTACTTGTTCCAGAGGCTCGTCACCAGTGGGTGCGTCTCGTGGTAGGCCGGCCCGCCGATGGCAGCCCAGAAGTCGTAGTACTCGCGGTCGCTGATGTCGCCGTACTTGCGGCGCGTCTTCTCGTCCATGTCGGCCAGGTGGAACATGCGGTTCTGCCTGGCGTTCACCAGATGGTCCTCGTACTCGTGGTAGAGTTTCATCACGCGGCGGAAGAACCAGCCCACGCGCTTGCCGCCCTTCACCGACTGGTTGTACCGTGGATGCTCTTTGGCATGTCCGTAGGCTTCGAGCACCACCAGCCACGCCGCATTGTTGCCAACGCCGCACACCAGCTTCACCACCGATGTCGCACTGACCATCTTGCGCTCCATCTCCTCGATGGTCATCGTCGGCTTGTTGTCGGCAGCGATTGGTTTTTCTTCGTTCACGCCAATGGCTCTGCTCGCGGCCTGCACCAGGTCGGGTTCCTTGCCAGTCATGGCATACTTCAGGAACTCCTGACGAACTTCCTGCCGCAGTTTCTCTTCGTAGCGCTTGGCGTTGGGTTCGTTCTGCAGCATGGCTTCCACCATTCGGTCGATGTCCTTGCCGACGGCTTCTTCCATCTCACAGCGAATCATCTGGTCAGCCCAGTTCATCACCTCCTGCATCATCCGCTCGTCGCTCCAGCCCTCAGCTTTCGCCCTGGCGGCCATCTCCACACCGGCCTTCATCGCTTCTTCGCTCTTGCGAATCTTGTCGGCTTTGCGCTTGATGATATTGAATGGATTCTTCATTCTGTTGCTCTTTGTCGTTTATGAATACCACACGTCCGTCGGGGTGGTGGTTACTGTCTCGTTGTTCTGTTCGTTGGCTTGCGCCTTAATTTCTTGTTCGTTCATATTTTTATCTCCATTCAGTAACTCTTTCAAGATATCCTTTGCCTTTACATTCAGGACATTCGTCAGATGTCCAGCGCTCGTGGTACTGATGGTCACCCATTGAGCCACCATCAAAATACCTTTCATAATGTCCGTTAATCCGTCCTTTGCCATGACATTTAGGACACTCTTTTCTTGAACCATTAAGCAGCATTTCGTGATGTCTGCACTTTTCTTGAGATTCAAATTCCTTACCATCAGAAGCTACATAAACTTCGTATGTGACGGTCTTCTGTCTTTTCTCTGTTCTCATATCGCCTTTTTGTTTAATGTTTACCGCCTATTTATCATAACAGTGATTATCGTAATTTTTCTCCAGTCGTGGAATCCTTGCCTTCGGCAGCTTTCTGCTCGCGCTCACGCATCTTGCGGCGGATGTCCTTGTCCTGCTGGCGCCGTCGGCGTTCCTCGACGATGTGGTTGTAGAACTCCATGTCGGGCGGCGGTTCCTGCTTGGCCATCCTGACCAGTTCGCGGGCGGCCTTGCGCTGCTCGTCGGTCAGTTCGCCTCCAAACATATTGCCGGACGATTTGCTGCCAGATAAACTGCTTTCCGACATTCCCAGCACCATTGTCAGCCTGCGCTTGCGCTCGGCCATCCGCTCGGCCCACTGCTTCACCTTCTCCAGTTCCTTCTTGCAGGCCTTCCAGTAGGCATGCCTGCCTGCATTGCGGCTCGCTCCCCGGTATATCCACACTACCTTGTTGGTGATGCAGCTCCGCTTGATGATGGTGACGAGATGCCTGCGCTTCGTCATGACTCACCTCCTTCCTCCGGATCTTTCTCGGCTGCTGCCTGCACATACCCCTCCTCATACTCCTTGCCGGCGGTATAGGGCTTGGTGGGCACGCCGCCTGGACGGTTGCGATAGAAGTAATGCACGAAGGTGTGCTGGGCGGAGAGTTCGCGGGGCACACGCTCGCCGGTGCTGACCTCGTGGCGGTACTTGTTCTTCTCCATGCGCTCCACGGGCTTGCCCTGCTGGTCGAGCACGGTGAGCCAGGCACGGGTCTGGCGCCCGCCGCGACGGCGGTACGACGACGTGTTCAGCACCACGTCGGGATCCATCACGATGCCCATGCGGTTCAGACAGGGCTTCAGGTACTTCGCGATGCGTTTCTTCGCCTTCTCGATGGTGTCCCAGGTGACGCCCTCGCCCTCTGCGTCCAATAAGGATATCGCCATCTCCTGCGGCGGTATGGGCTGGCCGATGTGTGGGTTGTCGGGCGTGTCCTCGAAGTAAGTGATGAGCCAGTCGGTCAGCCCTGAGTCCTTCGTCATGGCGTAGAGTTCGCGGCGCAGGCTACGGCTCTCGGTCGGCGGCAGGATGGTCTCGTTGGGGTGCTGCAGGTAGAACTGCGCCATCGCCAGCAGCATGTTCTGCAGCTCGTTCAGCAACTGCGGCGGCAGGTTACGCGCCACCTCCGCCACGCCGTACTTCTCCAGGAAGTCGTCCTTGGGGGCATGGTCGAGCCAGCGCCCGTCGTCGGTGGCGGCGTGGTAGTAGTCCGAGGTGAAGCAGGGGTAGATGCGCCCCTTGGTGGAGCCCGCCGAGCGGTCGAAGGGCTTGTTCGAGGTGATGAACACCTTGGGCACCTCGTCGCCGGTCAGCGTGACGGGCTGGTGGTAGAGCGTCTTGCACACCAGTTTCGTGCCGATGTTGTACAGGTCCTCGACGTTGAAGTTGTCGGGCATTTCGTCCATGCAGACCAGCGTGTGCAGGTGGGCTATGACGTAGCCGAACAGCACCTCCATCGAGATGTTCTTCATCGACTTGCCCGCGATGTTGGCCGACGAGGGCCTGACGGTGGCCATCATGTCGATGTGTATGCTCTTGCCGTTGCGCCCGCTGGCCTTCTGCTCGTCGGTCACGCTGTAGTCGGTCATGTGGACGGTCAGCTGCCGTGCCAGGCTCCGGTGCCGGGTGATGCTGTAGCCGATGGCGTGGCAGTGGTTGATGAAGTGCATGTCCTGCATCTGCCGCTCGACGGCCGTCAGCTTCTCGCCGAACGACTCCTTCTCCCAGAAGATGCGGCACGTGTTGTACTCGAACTGGAAGTGCATCGGCATCTCTTCCAGGGGCTTGTCCATGACGAGCTGGAACTTCCACAGTTCCTCCCACTGCTTCCACCGCAGGTTCTCGGCGGCACGCATGGCGGGAGTGGTGCATTGCTTCGATATCTCCTCGTGGCGCTTCCGCTCGGCCTCGTACTTCGGGTTGACCACGATGCGCCACGGCTGCTGCTGCACATGGAACTCGCCCGGCATGATGGCTTCCTCGTTGGTCACCCATGGCAGCCGGTCGTAGGGCACCTCGCGGATCTCGTCCTTCGTCACGCGGACGGCGGTGTTTTGGAAGAAGAAGTGGTCGAAGTCCTCGCCCCACGAGTGCTCGTTGATGGGTGCCGGCGGCATGGTGTTCATCGTCCTGGCGTCGAGTCCCTTGCCGGTGAAGATGGTGTTCACGAGGTTCGCCTTGAACTGCGACGGGTCGTCCCTGCGCTCGTCCTGGTCGGCATAGTCCGCGTCGTTGCCGAAGTGTGCGTCTATCCAGTCGAGCATCGACGTGCGGCAGACTGACTCCAGCTGGTTGCCCGTGCGGCTGGTGTCGAGATATCTATATGTATTATTGTGCGAGAGCTGATAGAACGCCCGCTGGCCGCGCTCGTCCTGATGGCAGCGGATGCCCTTCGCGTCGAGGAACTGCAGCAGGTTCGCCACGCTCAGCACGTAGCGCACGTTGTGCTCCTTCTCGTCCTTGTCGTTCTTCTTCGACGTGTGCTTGTCAATCCAGAACTGCATCGTCAGCGCATTTTTCAGCATCCGCATCAGCGCCTCGCTGGGGTTCGCCTTCCGCAAGTCCGGCGCAAACAGTTTCTGTATCTGCGAGAAGTGCGTCACGAAGTCCGTCACGTCCTTGTAGGGCTTACTGTGCTCGGCGGTTTTGCCGCCGAGGTCAACAGCCCCCATCTCCTTCGGCAACCTGACCCAATGCACCCTGGCATTCTCCAGAGCGATGCTGGCGCTGCAGGCCTGCCCCGTTGCGTCGGTGTCGTAGCATACATATATATCCACCGCCACCTGAGCCATCCTTACGAGCAGCACGCGCAGCCATTCCTCGACCACGCCGTCCTTGATGCCCGCCAGTTCGTTGTGCAGCCACAGCACATGAGCATCCGTCGCCGCCCACATCTGCATCGCATCGCGAGGCCCTGAGCACAGCACCAGCCGCTTCATCTTCGCCTTCACGGGGTTCTTGTCGCTGTCGCGCTCTGTCACCACCAGCGGATGCCGCCTGTCCTTCAGCGCGTCGGCAAACCACGGAGCGGCTGCCGCTTCTCCGGCTGCGGTCCTGTGCTCGGCGGTTCTGCCGCCGAGGGCTTCCATCGCCGCCATCGCCACATGGTCGCCATACAGCCGTGTGGCCACGTCGCCCTTCTTATACCACGCCCATTTCGTCGTCTTGCTTCTCGGCTCGTATTTCTTCGTGCCCCATTCATACGGCATCGCGAATATCGGGTACGTCAGCCTGTCGTGAATCTCCAGCGAGCACTTGCCGCCCTGCTTGGCTTTTACAGGCGAGGTGATGAACACATCGACTGGGTACGTCTGGAACTCCCTCTCGATCGTCTCGCCCCACTCCTGGGCAGTCTTGGCCTCTCCCCTGCCCCGCCAGAACTCGCGGTCGATTGAGCAGCGGTACAGCGGCACCGGCTTCCCGTCGCCCTCACTGTGCTCGGCGGTTTTGCCGCCGAGGTCGGGCTCTTTATACATCACCACCTGCTCGCCGTCCTCACCTGCCTTGGTCGCGTTCTTCACCGTGAAGCCCAGCGCTCTCAGATGATATATCGTCCACTTCGTCACGGTGAACTCACACTCCTGCGGGTCTATCGCCTTCGTCCGTTCCTCCGGACTCGTCGGCGCCACGTCCTTCACCTCCACGTCATGCTCGTCCACCAGCCGCTGGCACACCTTCTGCATCTGCTCCTGCGTCAGGTTGCTCCAGTCGTAGCCCATCAGCGCCGCCTGCAGCGCCACGGCCCCGTAGCCCTTCTTGTCGCACCCGAAGCATCCCCAGCCCGGCGCATCGTGTCCGTCGCCCGCCTTCTGCTCCACGCTGAACGACGGCTTGTGGTCGGCGTGCCCTCCCAACGGACAATGGTACACCGCCCGGCCGCTCCTCGGCAGGTTCTCCGGCTCATATCCATTCGCCCGCATCACTTCCACGAGCGAAATGTTCCTCAGTATCTGTAGGCTCTCTTCAGTCACGAACTTTCTTATTCTTCTTTTTGGAACAGATGTCCGCCGTCGCGTCCGGCGATGGCGTTGCAGAGTGCTTCCTTGAATCGGTTGCACACCTTGTCGAGCGAGCAGACGGCGCACGACTCGTTGATATCGCTGTCCTTGATGTCGATGAGACAGTGCCGCTCGCCGTCGATGATTATTTCAACTTTGCCGACGGGCTTCTGACTGCTCTTCAGTGCATCGCCCAGTTGCTGACTGAGGCCGTATAGTGCCTCGTCGAACGTCTGCGGACGCTCCACCAGTTCGTAGCCCTCTTTTAGACTGTAGCGGCTGATGCTGCCGCCAGCTACGCCGAACTCCATGATCTGCATGATGAAGAACTCTCCGCCGCCGCAGTAGCCCTCGGGGTTGTCGCTGATGCGGAACCGCCGCCCGTCGTCGTCGCCCTTATGGCGCACAATGTCGCCGCTGCGAGGTTCCCACGGCACAAGTTCGTACTCCTGGCAGACGTAACTGCCTCGCACATCGTGGTCGAACACGTAGCAGCCCGCCTCGTCGTCGATGGCTTTGATGACAGAACCCTCGCCGTTGGTACCCTTGGCGCGGATGCAGTCACCAACCTTGAATTGTGGCAGCACCAGTTGCCATATCCACCAGCCACCGTTCTCATGCTGTCGCAGGATGAAGTTTTCGTCGTAGCGCGTGTCACCTTCCTCCATCCGCGTCACCGTACCGCCGTAGCCGGCGATGATGGGCTGGCAGTTGGATATCAGTGGCCATACGGCGCTGACCTCTTGCTCTGTACGCTTCAGTTTTCCTTCTGCCTGCGACCATGCCAGCCGTTGTTTCCTGAGCACATCGTCCAGACTTATGCGCTCCGCATCGGTTGCCTTACGCACATTCTCCTTCACAGCCAGGCAGCAGTATTCGTCGAAGAATATATAGTTGCGCGGCCAGTTCAGCCCCACCACCGCCTTCATCGGGTCGGGCTGTCCGCTGCTGATGAATACGATATCGCCGTCTGTCAGATAGTCGCCCAGCGCAGCCTTGTCGATAGTCTCATTATCTGTTTTCATATCATCTCTTTTTCTTTTGTTGTTTCTGTGACGGCGGAGAGAATCGAACCCCCGCTCAGCGCCAAGTCTTACATGCTGGTTGCCCATTTACCAGTCTTTCGCCGTCAGGTTACCGGTCTTTCCCGGCTGTCATTCTCACATTTTAATACTTTCCTCACGCTCGGCATAGCACAAGCGAGTTTGGCTCTACTCTCGCTTAATCGGAAAGCTCAAACACGGATAAGCGCGTTCTGTATGTCTTGTTTCTCTCACCCCTTCCCTTTCAGTTTCGCGTCAAACATCGCTTTGAGTGCTTCCTCGCCGCGACCCATCTTAATCATCAGGTGACCCACCATCGTGTCGAAGTCGTTCGACTGCACGAGCAGCAGGGCTATCAGTGCCAGGTGCTTGATCTGTGCCGACTGTATGGCCGTCACCTCAATCACCTTGTCGAGCATCCCCTGCTCCGACCATCCTTTCTCTCGCAGGTGTGGCAGGTTGCTGGCGAACTTCTCGCTCGACGTAATCATCGTCAGGATATAATTCAGCAGTGCCGACTTATCCTTCAGCAGGTTTACAATGTCAATCTGTTTGTTCATCCTTCATTCTTGTTTACAATTCCTGGCAGTTGCTCCAGGTCGTCCATGTTCAGATAGTAAGCCGGGGCCGGCGATGGTGGACGACGCAGTTCTGGTCGAACTGGATGCTCATAATCCAACATACCACGGGCACAAATGCTCCAACCAGTGTCAGCAGTATCGCCGACGATAAATTACCACTGTTTCTTCCCATAATCCTCAATACCTTCTCCTGATATACTCCTTAAATACGAACACGGCTATCAGCACCAGCACCGCCAGTATGGCGTGAATCCACAGCGGCGCGGTGACCCACCACCACGACCAGTTGATGACGTTCGTCAGTTTCAGTACGAGGAACACGAGGAACAGGGCTCCTGTGAAGCCGATGCCTCCGGTTGATGTGTTTGAATCTTTTCCCATATTACTTTGTTTTAATTGGTTAATACTTTCTGTCTCATCCCAGCAGCAGCCGCAGGGCGAACATCGCGTTTCCGGCGTCGCCTATGCGCAGCACTTCGTCGTACACCCGTTCCAGGCTTCTGGGATTCACGTTCTTGAACTTGTTCATCTCCGGCACGGTCAGTTTGTGTCCGGCCACCGTCGCAATCTTGAACAGCATCGCCGTGCGGCTGAGTCCGTTCTTGCGTCCCGTTGGTAGCAAGCGACCAGAGGTCGAGCGGCCGCTGAACCGTCGAGCCTGCTTCTGCATTCCCGGGTCTTGTCCTCGCTTGCCCGTAGCCTTGCCTGCAAACCTCGTCGGGGGGGGTAGTTTTGTCGTTCTCATAATCGTGTAGCTTTTATTGTTTCACCGCTTAATCATTCAGACATTTCAGAATGGAATTAAGCAAATCCATGAATGCTCTTTTACGCTCTGTGGTAGCCATGGGCTGATGCTCGGCCTCAGACAGCATTCCCTCAATTTCTCTCTTGGCGTTTTCCTGCCGCTTCTGCAGCCTCTCAATCTTCTGGGCATACGTCGCTATGCGCTTGTCGCAGTCCTGGCGCGTCTGCTCCATGCTCTGGCGGAACGCCCTACCCTGCTCCTCCAGCTCGGCATCCTTGTCACGGATGCGCTCCCGCAGGTTCTCCACCAACTGCTGCTGACTGTCCATCTGCCTGCCCTTCTCCGCCAGCCACTTGTCGCGCTCGCCCACCATCCGTCCGCTCTCGAAGAGCAGCTGCTGCGCCTCGTTCCACTTCTCCAGCGCCGCATACAACTGGTCTTGCAGCCCGCGCACATTCTCGCCGGCCTTCTCCAGCTTATCCTTCAAGTCCTCCACCTCCTCGGCAAACGGATTGCGGCCACAGATGGCCAACACCAGGTTCTTAATGTAACGCTTCATAGGCCGCCGGTCACTTTACACGGGTCACACAAATGGCCGATGCGTCGTAGTCCGTCCGCACCTCATACTCCTTGTCCTCCTCCTTCTTGAGGTCGTGGGCCTGCACCTTAACCGACTTGATCTTCTTCTTGTCGGCCAGGGTGAATATACGCGACTGCCTGACGCGCATATCCCTTAACTCATCTTTGCTCACAGTTTCCTGCATAGGTTTCTAAAAATCTCTTAATTTATCGACACAAATACCACTAAAACGGGAGAAAAGCCTTACCTTTGCATCTGCTACAATACATCAGGCGACGCACGTCTTTCATCGGAAAGGACGCTTCAAGGCGTCTACAGGCTCTTCTTATTCCCGATAGGAGTTAATTAACTAACTCTCGGATGCAAAGGTAAGAAAGAAATCTCAAAGTCGTGCAGACCCATGCAGATAATTAACTTTAATTAGTATATCAACGCAGAGTACAGTATGACAACAATTGAGATTTTCAAGCAGATGCTCGACTGGCTCTATGCCAACACCGAGGCAAAGAACCAGGCCGACGTAGCCCGGCAGGCAGGGCTGAACGAGACAACCGTCTCACGTATCGCCAACGACCGGGTGAAAAGTGTGAAATTGGAAACGCTGCGGGCGGTGAATGCCGCCTTCGGAAATGTGTTCAACCCCGCCTGGCTGCGAGGTGCAAGCGACGTGATGCTGACGGCCGACGCCAAAAGGCAGGAGTCTGCACAAGTCGGCATGGCTATGCACGGGGCGCCCTCCCCCACTTCATCGGCGACCGCCGTCGACACCCTGACAGCCGCCCTCCTTGCCTCGAAGGACGAGACCATCGCCGCCCAGAAGCGCGAACTGGCCGCCAAGGATGCTCTGATTGCGAACCTGCAGCAGCAACTGTTCGACCTCCGCACCCAGTTGGCGGTGGAAAAGGGGCTCTTGACTGGTACTTCCCCGTCGGCACCTGTTGATCCCGAGCGCGGCCAGCCGTATGTCTGATCGGCCGCGAGGCTGTAAAAGCATCGAGGGCAGCATCCTGTCACCTCCGGCAGGATGCAGTCCTCGCGTGCGCGTATATTATATTAATGTGTAAGTCCGTCCGGCTCTTGGAATTTCTGCGTTACATTGTTACAAAGCAGAAAGGCCGCTATCCATCCCGGACGGCGGCCTTTTCTTACCAATAACTAAAAACCTAAAACCTTAAATATTACTACTAAAACAAATCAAAAAACTACCTTGTTGTTCAAAGAAGGTCGGCGCTCCGGCCTGAGAAAAAATCAATCAACTATTCATTACTTTACTTTGTTAAAAAAGAAAGCACGAGTCTCACGACTCCCTATATATAAACGTTTTGTGTGGTTCAGTGGCTGTCGGCTATGTCGCGGTACGGCGGCTCCATGCCGCCGGGCTGCTGCGTCTCCACGTCGCTCATGTTGGGCTGCTGCGCGTCGCGGCCTATCAGCATGTCGCCCTGCATCACCTTGTCGGGGTCTATCTCCTTATACCCTCCAGCCACGGTCAGCTTGCACACGCAGATCATGCCGAACGGAACAGCCAGCAGCAACGGGTACACGTCGTTCCACCACTCGTGGGGCGTGGCCTTGCCGATGATCATGATCTCGTTGATGCCGAAGGCCGTCACCATCACGCAGGCGCACAGCTTCACCAGCTGCCGGAAGAAGCGCGGCATGCGCCCCATCCACCGTCCCTTCAGCTCCGAGCCCGTCTGCTTGATCATCTCTCCCATAGTGCGCTATTGTCTGTTAATCTTAATGCCAGGGTCGCTGACCAGTATCAGATTGCTCAGTCCCTTCAGGTCTGATGACAGGGCTGAAATCTCAGACCTCACCGACCCCATCGACTTCAGTACCTCCTTCTCCATCGACGACATCTTCTCCAAAAACTCGTCCTGCTTCTTCGAGTGCGAGTCTTGTCGCTTCTGGATGTTTTCGATGGTCTTCTCGATATTCTCGATGCTGTTTTGCATCTTGTCCTTCAGGCTGTCCAGCTCCTTCTTCGTCGTGTCGAGGTCGCTCTTCAGGGTGAACACCTGCCGGAACAGCCACCCGATAACGGCAAGCATGGATCCGAACAGGTAGGGCCAAATGTCTGTCATTACTTGATTCATCTTTCTACGATTCTGTTTTTGCCTGCAATATACAAAGTGGCGGCGACGGAATCAAGGGCAACGTGCCATGCCCTTGATTTTCTCGCCATGGCCGAGTATATTGCAGACAAAAAAGATATATGGCCCGTACATCCCCTATCCACTACATAGCACCGTCAGCTATTGCGATTACCCCGAATGCCAACAATTCTGCCAACGACCTGGCCGTCTACATAGCCAAGGGCACGAAGATCAAGGTGTGCTACCAGCCGATAGCCGACCTGGCCTACGACGACGCCAACATCAGGCAGTGGACGCTGAAGGGCCGCAACCGCCGACTGGCGGATGCCAGCGTGCCATATACCATCTACGCCCGTCTGAAGAAGACCGACCCGACCGACGGCTACCTGGTGTTCGCCCCGCAGACGCAGGACGAGGCAACGGGCGAGTGGCAGGATCCCTACATCCTCTCGCCGAACACCAGTGCCACCAGTGCCATGAGGGCCGAGGGTGCCGACGGCAACAAGTACCTCTGGGGTGCCATTCCAGAGCGACAAGCAGCCGATGGTCGCAGCGACTACTGGTGGGTCAGGCTCGGCAGCGTATCGCTGGCCGACACGGGCGGACAGCGCACCGTCGACCTCGATACGGGAACACTGGGCACCGACCAGTACAACAAGGACTGGTACCTCGACCCCGACAAGATGCCGCAGCGACCCATCAGGATTATCTACGTGGAGCGCGGCGAGTGGGCTGCCACCCCGATGGCGACCTATACAGGCGAGACGGGCTCAATGGCACCCGACGGAACGCTGCCTGCCGCCGTCGCCCAGGCCCTCGGATGGGCTGGCACCGTGGAGCTGAGCTTCACCAGCGGACAGGAGATCAACGAACCCTATCACTATCAGAGCCTGACGCGCTGCCGATGGCTGACCCACCGACTGGCGGAGTACAATGCCGGCTATACCGACGCCGAGCTCTACGAGGAACTGACAACGCCGTCGAGCGGATGGGAGGAGGAGAACTGGGTGGAGACCAGCCGCGTGTGGCGCGACGGACGGCTGTGGGAGTGCCTGGTGGACGGCGCGACCGACGTTCCCAGCGACGCCAGCCTGCAGTGGAAGCTGCTGCTGCAGGGCGGCGAGGATGCCTATAATGTCGAGCTCACGAAGTCGTCGGACGCAGTGGTCATCGACCCTTCGGGCAACGTCGTCGGCGGCTACCGCACCGTCAGCAAGGACAGCTCGGGCAACGAGTTCTATACCTACCGCTTCTTCACCTCAGTGACCGTCATGAAGGGCGGCGAATACCTGCACCTGTGCGGAGCGCTCGACGACGAGGAGGAGCTGGGCGACGGCAACTTCACCGTCGATGCCGTCGGGGCGGGCTGCGACCTGAAGGTGGAGGGCTCTACCTGCTACATTACCTTTATATGGCACTGCAACGACGGCGATGCAAGTACCGATCCATATACCAGTTACAACCGCACACCCGAGGACTACCAGCTGATGCGGGCCATGACCGAGGCTGTGGCCCACATCACGCTCAACATCGAGGGCAGGACCTCCGTCACCAAGGACTACCGCCTGCAGCTCGTCCACCTGCCGACAGACACCATCACGATAGAGAGCCACAACGAGATAGCCGCCCTGAACTGGAGCACGAAGAAGAACGCCTGGACCAACCGCCAAGACATCGTCATCCCGCTGACGGCGTCGAGCGGCGGACAGCCCGTCAGGTTCCAGACCGTCAACGGCGGCACGACGCCCGACATCCGCCTGCTCAACAAACCGGGATGGCTCAGCGGCACGCCTGGCTACAGCGTGGCGTGGGCCGACTACGACGAGGACGGCGACGGACGGGCCGAGTACACCGCCTCGCAGCACATGTCGGTGGAGATTACCATCCCCATCGCCAATATACTCAGGACGTGGCAGGAGGGCGGTACCGCTAAGGAGATACCGACAACAAACCTGCTGAAGTTCAACGTGACGACCGTTGTAGACGGCGTGGAGTATGAGAACGTCGTGCCCTTCACGCTGAACGTCACCACCGACAAGGCCGTCTATGTGCTTGCTCCGTCGGTACGCCAGGTGACCGGTACGATGATCGGCGGCACATGGGACCCGCAGACCAACACCGTCAGCAACGCGCGATACAGCTACGTGGCCGCTGGCGAGGCATGCAGCAAGGTGACGTGTAAGCTCATGTGCTACGACCAGAACGACAACCTGACGGAGATTACCTCCGCCAGCGCCATCCACGACCAGCTTACCTTCTTCATCAACGGCGCGGCCAGCACGCTCGAAGGCTTCCGCACCACCGGCGTAGAGAACACGCCCGTCGGCAGCACCGGCCACAACCTCTTCGACGAACTTTCCGAGATTGTCTTCGCCATCAAGCTCGATGGCTTGGACTATGAGTCGGAGGGCGTACCCATCCTGCGAAACGGCGCCAACCTCTCCATAGGCGACGACGGCAACTGGTACATCGGCGGTGTGAACACCGAGGTATTTGCCAAAGGCACCGAGGTCACTGGCACCTTTATATATTATACCGATCCGACGACAGCCAGCACGCCTCCCGCATACAACCCTGCGACCGACGCCGACCGTGGCAGGCCCGTCAGCCCCTACCTGAAGACGACATGCCCAGCCTCCGTGGAGGGCAAGTTCATCCACTACGTCAGCATCACCGTGTTCAGCGACTCGGAGCAGACCTACGTCTACAGCTACGGCACCATCGGCACGGGCAACACCATCACCGTCATCCACGACCGCGACTACTACGCCTCGCCGACCGAATTGACGCAGGCGCAGTTGGGGACCATCCCGAACGCCAGCTGGAGCGAGAGCACCCCCGCCAACTACAGCGCCACCAACAAATACCTCTACAGCCGCGACACGGCCCGCTACTACAAGAACGGCGCCGAGCAGACCGTCACCGTGGGCGGCATTGCCTATCCCAAGATCGTCTACACCATGCTCGCCTACTGGGGTCAGGACGGCAGCGGCGTGGAGTTCGCCTACTACCGCGCTGCCGACGACTCGGCGGCCAACAAGCCGACGGCGGACGTGCTGAACCAGCGGCATGCAGGTACCGCGAAGAACCCCGTGATACCCGACTGGAGCGGCGCTGACGGCGGCTGGTACGACGACAACCCGGGCTTCACGGCGCAGGGACAGGTGATGTACCAGAGCGTCAACAAGTACAGCAACGGCACATGGAGCGGCTGGGGCACGCCCGTCATCATCGACCGCTATGCTCAGAACACCGTCCGTCTCGACATCGACAACGAGGTGGACATGGTGGCGACCGACTCGACGGGCAGGATTACGGCAGCCCGCACCGTCGAGACCGTGGTGCATCTGTACGACGGATCGAAGGAGGTGGACATCAGCAATGCCACGCTCACCGTCACCGGCGGCCCCGCATCGGCTGTAGCCACGCAGACGGCAGCGGCAAGCGGCAAGGGAAAGAAACTCTCCTGGGCGTTCAAGGCGGGGCAGACGATGAACGACGTGTACAACATCAGTATCGCCTACACCTACAACGGCACGGCATACACCGCCACCTTCACCGTCAGCGCATCGAAGGGGCAGGCCGTCTGGCAGCTGAAGCCATCGCAGTCGAGCGTCATCTACTCGCGCAAGAGCGACAACACCCTGACGTCGGCCAACGACAAGCTGACGCTCGACATCCTGAAGATAGACAACAACTCGACCGAGACCAAGGCCGCCACGTCGGCCAACCTCGCGGCATGGGGGCTCACCGTGCGCTACAGCACCTCCTCGATGCCCGGCAGCGCGACGGCAGGCTCCGCATGGCCCACGGGCAACAGCATCACCGTGGCCAGCACCACCGACAACGTGTACATCGCCATGTTCAACGCCTCGGGCGTCCTGCTCGACCGCGAGACCATCCCAGTGGTCTGCGACGGCGAGAACGGCAAGAATGCCGACGTGCCGATGCAGGCGTACCAATGGAACCAGAGCGCGACGACGGCTCCGTCGCCGCTGCCAAGCGGTGCGACGCTCGGCAACTGGAAGCAGTCGGCACCGAACCGCCCCGGCGACGGCTACTTCCTCTGGATGACGCAGACCATCAAGCACACCGCAGCCGACGGCACCGTGACCTACGACAACTGGAGCGCCGCCGTGCGCATCAGCGGCGACACGGGAACGGCAGGCGAGGACGGCAGCGACACGGAGTGGATCTATACCAGGAACAATAATGGCACTACCCCGTCTGCGCCGACGAACCCGACCGACAGGACGGTGGACGACTATGTTCCGACAGGCTGGACGGACAACCCGCAGGGCGTCAACTACAGCAACCAGTACGAGTACGCATCCTTCCGCACGAAGCCCAAGGGCAAGAACCAGACGTGGGGTAACTTCTCAGCCCCCGTGCTCTGGAGCCACTGGGGAACGAACGGCATGGACGGCGACGGCGTGGAGTATGTCTTCATGCGCACCACGAAGGACGTCGCCCCGAAGATCAGCTCTACGCAGACCGGCTACGACGCAGACGAGTTCCTGCCCGCTATTACTAATCAGTCGGCGGCGGGCGCGGAGTCGGCAACCTGTACCGACGACCCGAAGGGCGTGAGCGCAGCCTACCCCTTCGAGTGGGTGGCCAAGCGGACGAAGGCCGCTCCGAACGCACAGACGGGCAAGCGCTCATGGAACAAGTTCCCCACCGGCGACATGGAACTCTGGGCGAACTACTCGCAGAAGAGCGACGTGCCGATGCAGGCGTACCAATGGAACCAGAGCGCGACGACGGCTCCGTCGCCGCTGCCAAGCGGTGCGACGCTCGGCACCTGGAAGCAGTCGGCACCGAACCGCCCCGGCGACGGCTACTTCCTCTGGATGACGCAGACCATCAAGCACACCGCAGCCGACGGCACCGTCACTTACGACAACTGGAGCGCCGCCGTGCGCATCAGCGGCGACACGGGAACGGCAGGCGAGGACGGCAGCGACACGGAGTGGATCTATACCAGGAACAATACGGGCGCCACCCCGTCTGCACCGACGAACCCGACGGACCGCACGGTGGACGACTATGTTCCGACAGGCTGGACGGACAACCCGCAGGGCGTCAACTACAGCAACCAGTACGAGTACGCATCCTTCCGCACGAAGCCCAAGGGCAAGAACCAGACGTGGGGTAACTTCTCAGCCCCCGTGCTCTGGAGCCACTGGGGAACGAACGGCATGGACGGCGACGGCGTGGAGTATGTCTTCATGCGCACCACGAAGGACGTCGCCCCGAAGATCAGCTCTACGCAGACCGGCTACGACAAGGACGAGTTCCTGCCCGCAATTACTAATCAGTCGGCGGCGGGCGCGGAGTCGGAAACCTGTACCGACGACCCGAAGGGCGTGAGCGCAGCCTACCCCTTCGAGTGGGTGGCCAAGCGCACCAAGGCATCGCCGAACGCACAGACGGGCAAGCGCTCATGGAACAAGTTCCCCACCGGCGACATGGAACTCTGGGCGAAATATGGCAAGGACGGAGATAAAGGAGATAAAGGCGACAAGGGTGACAAGGGCGACAAAGGAAACGATGGCACCGACGGATACGGCGTGGTGCTGGTGCTCGTCAGGAACATCTACTCCGAGGAGCAGTGGAACGCATGGGCCGTCATCGGACAGTCGGACAGCTACGGCAAACGTGACGGCGACGACGACTTCACCAAATGCAGGGTCGGCGACTTCTTCATGACGACAGGAACCGCCACCAACTCCGGCAAGCGACATACCGCCATCTGGAGGTGTACGTCGGTGACGGAAAATAATATCATCGGCACTTGCGTCAGCCATGTGTCAGACGGCGACAGCGTGACAGGAGACCCCGGACATGTAGGCCGCTGGTACTACTATGCAGGAGAGTGGGCCGACGGACATACCTACACCATGCAGGAGACGCAGGCGCCCTTCGTGAAGCGCGGCGACAGCTTCTACATGCTCGACTGGGGCACGGACGGGCGGAGCACGGGATCGACAACCGCAGACCCCGCCACGAACTACAATCCCGTGAGCGGGCAGGGCAGCCAGCCGTGGACGCTCATGCAGTCCACCATGCAGTACTACATCGCCAAGGCCGTATTCAGCGATACCGCCTATCTCGGTTCGTTCTTCATCAACGGCGACTGGATGATCAGCCAGTACGGAGGGCCGAGCGGCAAGTCATACACGGATTTCGACCCTGAAGACTTTGCCGCCTACGTTACGAACGGCACAAGTTACAGCGGATTCATCCCAAACTTCGCCGTCGATGGCAGGACGGGCAAGACGTACCAGAACGATGCGTATGTCAGGGGAAATATAATTGCAGAAAGCGGAAGAATTGGAAACTTTGAGATTAGTAACGGTCATTTGAAGTCAACTGACAACATGCTTACTTTGGAGGGAACTCCTCCTAACGATTATGCTTTATTAAATGTTGCAGGTCACGGAAAAATAGAGAAGTTTTCCGTTGGTTGGCCGTCTACTGGTAATACGAGGTCTTTCTGTTTGTGTACCGGGTCGTCTTTCACACTTCCGACGTCTAATGAAGTACTATACGGACATGTCATCTTTTTCAAGGCCATCAATACGGATTGTACTGTATATGCCCCTTCCGGTGCTAAGATTATGTCAGCTTACGATACAGCCTTACGAGACAGTTTCAGCGTCGGCACTGGCTCAAATATATTTGTTTTTATGGGGCCAAGATATGGAGCTTCTGGTGGGGATGAAGTATGGATAAGATTTGATTGTTCTGGATAAAAGGAAATAGACACAAAAGAGTGGGCGCTCTTTTGTGTCTATTTCCTTTTATAAACATCTGTATAGCCGCCGTTCTGCATCAGAAACAATTGATTATAGTCCGAGCTCATACCACGTATTGGGGCTTCTCTGTGAATATAAATGCTAATTGGATCTTTGCTTGTGATTTTTAGAAACCTCCACATATCATCTGTAATAGTGTAATTGCCCTCATAATGCTGGTCTTTATCATCCTCTTTTACATCCAGATAGAATGTTCCGTCTGCATTGAATGTGATAACGCCTTTTATGCCTTTTATGGGTTCTCCCTCAACTCCATTAGGATTTAACATCGTTACGAAAAGGTTCTCGTCGGTGGTAAACGAAACTCCGTTGGTCTCGCGATACCTTCCTACAGGCTCCCACGTCCCGACGATATGCTGTCGGATGATGCTGACCAGCTGTTCGTTCTTCACGCTCTCGTTATTCTCTTCCATATTGTCTTCGCTTTTCGAGCACCCCGCCAGCATCATGCCGGCCACGAGCGCCATGGTTACTAAAATCCTTGTCTTCATATTGTGTAGCTTTTAATTTTGTTCCGTTGTCGCGCTATTTCAACTCGAACGAGAAGTTGTAGTGCTTGTCTTCCGAAGGCTCAATCGTGAGGACGCCCTTGCTGATGATGTCCATGCCGACAAGTACATCGACATAAGTCTCTACGCCTTCGCTGTTGAACTCCGTCACGTCGACGCCTCGCGGCCCAAACGTCACCTCGCCGATGCGGAAGTATGCACCGAAGAACGCCGCCACGTTCTTTATGCCGTTAGCCGTGTCGGCAGAGCATTCGCCCACGTATTCCAGGCCCAGTCTGTTCGCCAGCCGGGGAGTTATGACGGTGCGCGTGCTGCCCGTGTCCCACATGGCCGTGACGGGATAGCTGTACACCTTGTCACCCACCCTGTGCCCGACGTACAAGATCGTCAAGGGAGCACTCGTATTGCGACAGGTCGCAACGATCCTCCTCGATGCTCTCGATATCTTCATCGCCGATGATGTTCAGCGGCCCGTCCTCCGCCTCGCGGAGGTAAAGCCCGATTCTGTGACTGTTCTCCATATCTCATGCGCTGCTTTGCCTGTTCCATTGTCGTTTGTTGTAGCCTGTATCGGTGGCAAAGATATGAAATAATTCCGTAACCGCCAAATGTTTTCGCGATTATTTTGAGTTGCCCCTGGCTTCGCCGAGGGCAGGCTGCGGTTGACATTCGTCGAGTTCCGACGCGACTCGGCCATTGATGCGAGCATCATGGCTCTCGCTGCTCCGTCACTTCGGCATAACCGTCGAGCAAGCTCGCGGATTCTGCACTCGGCTTGCACTGCCCTTGATTCCGTCGCCGCCGCGATGTATATTGCGGGAAAGAAACAGAAGTATGGCGATTATTATCTATAACAGTCTCATCCCCCTGAAGGGATACACAGCCGTCACGCTGTGGCCGCTGGTCTTTGCCAGGAAGGGCGCAAAGCCGCTGAAGTCGCACGTGGAGAACCACGAGAAGATCCACCTGCGCCAGCAGCTGGAGGTGCTTCTGCTGTCGGCTGCAGTCATCGCGGCAGTGATATGGCTGTCGGGACTCTCATGGTGGTGGATGCTCCTGTCGCTGGCGGTCTACTACGCAGGCTATGGGCTTGACTATGCCGTGCGCCGCATCCTCTACAGCTCGCACATCGAGGCATACCGCAATATCGCCTGTGAGCAGGAGGCCTACCAGAACCAGCTCGATTGCGCCTACCTGCAGCAGCGCAGGCCCTTCGCATGGGTAAGATTCACAGGAAAGAAGACATATAACAAACGACAGACAACATGACAGGAACAGTAACCATCAACGGCGTGACATACCAGGTCGGCATCTCCGACCTGACGCCTGCCGACGTGCTACCCGTGTTCCGCACCGACACGAGCATACTGAAGACCGACAGCATACTGCTCCACGCCGCAGGGGCACAGCAGAACAGCGCCAAGAAGGTGTTGATACCCCACCTGATAACGCTCATGTCGAGCGCAGTGGCCGAGGACACCGTGCTGACCATCGAGCCCTACTACGACGCCAACGGCGAGTACCAGGGCATGTACTGGCACTACAACGGACAGTGGCTGCGCCACACCGACACGGGCGAGATGATTCGCGTGGACGACAGCGCCGCCGAGATAGCACTGGCAGCCGACCAGGCCGTACAGGCTACCGTCGAGGCAAAGGCCGCCACCGCCGCTGCCAAAAACACCGAGGCCCGCGTGTCGCAGGCAGAGGAAGCCCGAGTGCAGGCGGAAAACCTGCGCGTCAGGCAGGCGTCGGAGGACCACAGCCGCGCCGATCAGGACCACCGGACGGCCATCGCCGACCATACGACGGCAGGAAACGACCACACCCGTGCGGAAAACATGCACGGTCATCAGCCATACATTGCCGACGGCACGACAGCCCACCCGGGCGACATCGGCTACTTCTATTCATGGGACTATGCAACGCAGCAGTACGTGCGCGGAGCGAAGCTGTCGCTCGACGTGACAACCCTGACGCAAGCGCAATACAACCAGTTGGTGGAAGACATGAAGGCCTACGTGACGGCTCCATACGGTGTGTTCGTCGGCGAGACGCTGGCCTTCACCGGTGGTGCCATGCACGTCGGCGAGACGCTGGTAGTATCAGAGCGCGGTGAGTTCAGCGGCGAGAAACTCGTACTAACATAAAACTAAAGGACTATGGCACAGACGACAAACTATCCCGGCACCGACCGCAAGTTCATGGTGACCACGACGCAGGAGGACTTCCTGATGACGGAGGATGACTTCGAGATAACCGTCATAGACCCCTACCGCCGGCAGCGCAGGATCAAGAAGCAGGACTGCTTCTTCGACAGCGACGGGCGATACTACTTCACGCTGGAACGGACGCTGCGCGGAACGTACTACGCATGGTTCAAGGGCTGGTACGAGGACGACGACTACGACAAGCAGACGCGCCAGTTCACCGACGGGCAGGTGCTCTGCGAGGTGGGCGTAAAGGCGTGTCGCTGTGGCACAGCGGCACACCAGGGCTGCCAGTGCCGGCACGTGGTGCAGTATCAGGAGGTGACGACGGTATCGGTGGACGGCGACGAGTACCTGGCCGACACCGACGGCAAGTACATCCTGACATCTGACGGCAAGCGCATCGCATTCAAGAACCCAACCAAAGACAAGATAGACGATATGGGCAAGGTAAGACTGAACATGACAGGCGATGAGTTCAAGACACTCATCGAAGGTGACAACCACGACGGAACCATCAACACCGTCCCCGAACAGATGCGTGCTATGCAGGGCATCAGCGACGACGAGACGATACAGCACGACGTGGACGAGCGTATCGACGTGAAGATCGAGGAGAACAACGAGGAGACCGAGGTGGAGCGCGTCAGCCCCGAGGAACTCGCCGCCTTCCAAGTGTAGGACAGGAAACTGCGACCACGCCGGATGCGCCCGGTTTGCACTGCCCTTGGCTTCGCCGAGCGCAACCATCGCCTCGGAATAATCATCGAGCAAGCTCGTGATTCTTCGCTCGGCTCAGGCTGCCCTTGATTACCATCGAGCCTCGCAGTAAATTGCAGACAACAACACAAACACAAAACATTAGACGATTATGGCAAAAACCACAGACTTATCGAAGCTGGAGCACATGTACGTCAACGGGCCGCTCCACTTCTATTACGAGAAGACCAAAGACGGACAGCGCATTCTCCGTCACATCCGCGTGAACTGGCATCAGTTCGAGGTGCCCGCCGACTGCGTGACCGTCGAAATACCCGAGGGCTCGGTGGGCTCGAAGCAGATTGAGGACGAGAGCGTGGAGATGCAGGACCTCTCGAAGGACGTAAAGGAGAATCTCTCGCCGGCAGAGCGCGTGACACAGGACGAACTCGACAACTTTAACGCATAAACACAGAAAGATCATGGCGACAAAGAAAACGACAAAGGCCCAGAAGCCTATCGGCAAGGCCCCCGCACCTCGCGGAAGGAAGAAGACCCACACCAAGCCCGCCGTGCCCCGCGAGGCAAAGGAGGCAGTGGAAGTATCACGACAGATGTACGCCTCGCTCCTGGCGGAGGGCGCACCGAAGGCGGGGCCGATGGGCTATCTGCTGGGAGCCTGCACGGTGGTGAAGATACTCATCGACCAGGCCGAGCAGCAGGGCGAGGACCGTGGCGAGATGCGCCGCAGGGCCCTGGAGTTCATCGCAAGCATATAAGCACAACTTTCCGATTAAGCAAGAGCCATGATGCTCGCATCAATGGCCGATCGCGAGGAAAGTCAAACGAAGTTTAAACACTAAAATAGCAACGAGGGTTGAGATTCCCTCATAATGTTTCATTAAATTCTTCTTTAAAGACATGACAAAAGAGAAGTACATGGCCCTCGCGGACTTACAGACCGTATGGACCAACACCCTGAAGCCCTGGATCGTTGCCGGCTTCATCGCAGTGACCGCAGTTGCCCAGGGCGAGACAGCCCAGCTCGTTCTCCAGGACGGCTCGCTTCTGCCACAGTCTACATTCCAGGCTGCCGGCTCGTATGTAACCACAGCCCAGATGGGTGCAGCCAGCGGAGTGGCAACGCTCGACGAAAACGGACACGTTCCGTCAAGCCAGCTGCCAAGCTACGTCGACGACGTTATCGAGGCCGCTAACTTCGCAGCCCTGCCCGCAGAGGGTGAGGGCGGCAAGATCTACGTGACCCTCGACGACAACAAGACCTACCGCTGGGGTGGCTCAGCCTACGCCGAGATCAGCGCCAGCATCGCCTTGGGCGAGACCGCAGGCACAGCCTACGAGGGAAGTAAGGGCGCCGCCCTGAAGACCGCCTACGACACCCACGCTGCCGACGCCGACATCCACGTGACCGCCGCTCTGCAGCAGGCCTGGAGTGCGAAGTACGACAAGCCCTCTACTGGCATCCCCAAGACCGACCTGGAGTCTGCCGTACAGACATCGCTGGGCAAGGCCGACACTGCCATCCAGGGCGTACAGGTGAACGGCTCAGACCTGACACCTACCAACGGTGTGGTGAACGTCGAGTTTGAGATTCCCGAGCGCGTCACTGCCCAGGAACTGGCTGCATTCGTGGTCTAAGTCTCTCACAAATGGGAAAGGGATGGGTTCCGGTTATCCTTCCCTCTCCCTTTCTCGTTTTTCAATTTTCAATAAACAAAGAAGGATATGACAAAAGCAAAATACATGGCGCTCGACGACCTGCAGACCGTGTGGGACGACAAGATGAAGCCGTATATAGAGCAAGGTCTTGGCGGCAAGGCCGCCGCCAGCCACAACCACACAAAGTCACAGATTACCGACTTCGCTCATACCCACACTAAGAGCGACATCACCGACTACGACAACCCCGAGGCGGCGTTTGTCGGCGAGACACTGGTGTTCTACTCGGGCGCAGCGTTCTCCGGTGAAGTGCTCGTGCTGGGATAGGCCGCTGCAGGCTGGCCGTCACGGCACTCAAAGACACAGACAATCCATCAAGTATTAACATAAACATAAAACACTAAAAGATTATGGCTTACACAACAACCATTCAAGACAAGAACGGCAACCGGCGCACCATCAAGGACCCGGAGGCCCTTCGCGCTAACTCCAATGCCAGCAACGGCAATTTCGACGCCGCGTACATCGGCACAGGCTACGGCACGCAGACCACCGCCAGCGGCGCTACCGTGGCGCAGACGGCCTCACTGTCGAACTTCCTGCTGCTGAAGAACATGCCGGTGAGCATCCTTTTCTCGAAAGGCATCACCGCCGCTAACGCCACGCTGAACATCAACTCGACCGGCGCCAAGGCACTCTACTACATGGGCGAGGCCCTGCAGCCGGGCACCATCCGTCCGATGACCATCGTGACAATGGTCTACGACGGCACGCGCTATCAGATTGTCTCTATGGAGGGACTGCAGAAGGGCGGCAGTCCGAGCGACCTCTACGTGGACATGGGCCTGCCCAGCGGACTGCTGTGGGCCAAGGCCAACATCGACGTCACCACCGACTCGGGTTTCCAGGAGGTGGACGGTGCTGTGTCACCCTACAAGTACGAATGCTCGTTTGTGTCGTGGGGCAATACGGAGATGTTCAATCCCACCAGCACGTCGGCCTTTGCACATGACTTCGGTTCGGCAAACGACGGCCCTTATGCGTCAACGCCTGGTGCTGCGCTGACCTATCCGGGCAGCTGCGGCCCGAGCCACGATGCCGCCCGCGCCAACTTAGGTGCTCCGTGGCGTGAGCCTACTACTGGCGAGTATAACGAGTTGTTCAGCAACATCAACTACCTCGATGCCAGCGGCAACGTCATCGACTCGGACACTACCGACAAGCGAGTAACCATTAACAGCATCGTTGGCCTACACCTGCAGAGCAAGATTAACGGTAACACGCTTTTCTTCCCTGCTTCCGGCGGCGGTTACGGGCAGTCGTGGTACACTCGCGGGTCGAACGGCAACTTCTGGTCTTCGTCGCTCCACTCCGCCTCCGTCGGGCGGGGCCTGAGCTTCCTCAGTGGTGGCGTGAACCCTCAGTACGCGAACTATCGGTTCTACGGGTTCGCGGTTCGGCCGGTCCAGTAATACTTCGACCAACCGAAATCACCAACCTCGTCATCGCACGCAGCGCCGCTGCACCGCCGCGCCCCAGCGCGGTACAGCAGCGGCGGGGCGGGAGATGACCAACCAAAGAAAATAGTAATATAATAAAGGTAATAAGAAATATGGCAAACGAGACAACCGACAACAAGCCCAAGACCCCGCAGCAGGCCGCCGCGCAGGTGCCGGCGAGCAAGCCCACGCCGCAGCAGCAGGAAGAGAAGAAGGGATTCACCAATCAGGAAATCCAGGTCATCGAGGCCGACCGCCAGGACTCGAAGTCGTGGAATGTCATCCACCTGCTGCGCGACGGCAACTACTGGCACGCTAACGAGTGGAGCGGCTGGCTGATGGGCGTCATAATCCCCGACGAGATGAAGCGCCGCTACCCGCAGGAAGAGCGACAGGCGATTACGCCGGTGAAGAAGTTTGCCAAGAACCTGGGCGGCGAGTACATCTTCGTGGGCTGTCAGGAGAAATCGTTCGACAAGTATCTGCCAAAGGAGTTGCAGATATCGTGGACACCAGTCGACGCCCTGCGCATCGACGTGGCCGTCGAGCTGCCAGCCGAGCTGGCCGAGAAGGAACCGCTCTCGTATGAGCGTCTGCTGAAGATGTATATGGACTGGAAGAATCAGGTGCCGCTGTCGAAGGACAAGTCTGATAAGAAGTCGGACAAGCAGGGCACACAGCCCGATGCCAGCCGACTGCCGTTCATGGAATCGCCCGAGCGTCTGCAGAAGATCATGTCTATCGTGTCAAAGGTGATGTCGTACCCTATCGCTAACCGCACGCCGTTTCAGGCGCAGCAGTTCCTCTTCGACACGCAGCAGGAACTGCTGGCACACTTTTAACTCTTAATTCTTAACTCTTAATTTACAGAAAAAAGGATGGTCCAGAAGTATTTCATAGGTTGCCCGTCATTCGGGGTCAGCGCCCCGCGTGAAAAATCAAAGACGGTGCTTGGCCTGGCCTTGCGCCACTCCCTGCGCCGCTCGTACCAGGAGGCAACCGCAGCCACGCTTTTCTTCCCTGCTTCCGGCAACGGCAACGGGCAGTCGTGGAACAATCGCGGGTCGAACGGCAACTACTGGTCTTCGTCGCTCAACTCCGCCACCAACGGGCGGAACCTGAACTTCAACAGTGGTGGCGTGAACCCTCAGAACACGAACAATCGGTTCAACGGGTTCGCGGTTCGGCCGGTCCAGCAATCTCGGCGACCATCCTTTCCTTATTGTCACGTATGCTGCTGTGTCACGGCAGCCCTAAACACTCTCGCCTCATGAAGCTGACATTCCCCATGCTGCTGCGCGACCTGACGGTGGCCGCCGCCGATGCTGCCAGACACAAGCGCCAGATGTCATACGTGCGGCGGTTCTACGAGTCGCTGCGGTGGAGCCTGCTGCGCCTGGCCCTCGCGCTGTGGCTGATGATTTACGTACCGCTGCCGTCGAAGTGCTTCATCGTCTTCAAGCCCAAGCAGAGGGAGGTGTTTGCAGCCCAGTTTTCCGGACCGTGTGGTCCATCACCTCTACTTCAACTGGACGCACCGTCTCTACGAGGCGACGTTCATCCGCGACTCGTACTCGTGCATCGAGGGCCGTGGAACGCTGGATGGCGTATTACGACTGTCGGACCATATACGACGGGAGAGCCGGAACTGGACGCGCCGCTGCTATATCCTGAAGCTCGACATACGTGGCTACTTCATGCACATACGCCGGGAGCGGCTGCTGGAGATTTGCCTGCGGACGCTCGACCAGATGGCCAAGCACAAACTGCCGAAGGACATGCGTCACGGCTCGGTGGTGACATGGGAGCAGGCCTTGGACATGCGGTTCGTGAAGTGGCTGACGGAGCTCATCGTCATGCTCGACCCGAAGACGTCGTGCGAGCGGGCGATGCCAGCCGAGGCATGGGCCGGTCTCGACCCGGCCAAGTCGCTCTTCTGCACCGAGGAGGGCTGCGGGCTGCCAATCGGCAACCTGACATCGCAGCTGTTCAGCAATGTATATCTCAACCTGCTCGACCAGTTCTGCAAGCGCGAGCTCCACTGCCGCCGCTACGGCCGCTATGTGGACGACTTCTACATCGTGAGCTGCGACCGCGAGTGGCTGCTGTCTTTGGTACCGCGCATACAGAAGTTCCTAAAGGAGGAGCTTTCGCTGGAACTTCATCTCGGCAAGGTGCGCATCAGCGAGGCCAGTCAGGGTGTGGAGTTCCTCGGTGCCTTTATCAAGCCCTACCGCATCTACCTCTCCAACGCCACGCTGCAGCGTATGCGCGAGCATCTTGCAGAGATGGACTTCTCGGACAGGGACAAGGTGGTGCGGTCCGTCAACTCCTACCTCGGCATCATGGCGCACACCGCCTCATACCACCTGCGCCTGGAACTGTTCTATCGTCCCGAGTTCCTGCGGATAGGCTGGTTTGATCCTCAGATGACCAAAATGACCAGACATAAGTAACAACATTTTTATTCACCATTTAATACATTACAATTATGACAACAGAAAACATCAAGCAAGGCACCCGGCAGGACTTCGCATACGTGGAGTCCATGGGCAGCGCAGTGCGCGTAGGCTACGGCCTGACACCAGTAGACGGTCAGGAGGGCCAGTACAAATGGCGTGAGGTGACGCTCTACAAGAAGCAGTACCCCATCGTCACCCTGCAGACGGTCAAGGATGCCATCATCGCCGACATCGACGCACGTACCGTAGAGCGCATCACCAGCGGCTACGAGTGGACAGTCCTGCACGGCGACGATGCAGGTAAGACAGTGAAAGTCTGGCTTTCAAAGGAGAACCAGACCAACTTCAAGGCTAAGTACGACCGTGCCATCGCCAAACCCTACAGCGTGACGTGGCCCATGACCTACAAGATCAGCGAAAACGACGAGACCAAGGCTGCCGTCTACGAGCACTTTGCCGACAGCGACGAACTGGAGCAGTTTGTACTCGGCGGTCAGGACTACATCGAGGCGCAGTACAGTGCAGGCTGGATAGAGAAGGACGGCATCGACTGGGCACCCTATGAGGCATTGTTCCCTGCAACAGAAGATAACGGCCAGCAGCAGGAGCCCGCCGAAGAATAAGTGTGCAGGGCGGTTTTGCCGCCATGTCCTTGTTGAGTATGCTGCCGTGTCACGGCAGCCATAAACAGTAACGCTTATGACAACAATGATTATCCTTTCCATCCTCTTGGTCGCGCTTGGTGTGGGCGCGGCCATCGGGATGATCCACTGGCTTGAACGTAAGCCGTGGTCGCAGTCGCTGCCCGACAGCATCAGCGCGATGGTCTACCTGCTGCCCAGCCAGGGCGGGTGGCGGTGGCTGTGGTCGCTGTGGCTCGTCCTCGTGGATGTGCTGACCTTCGCCCCGGTCATCGAGATCCTCGACCGGCGAGGGTTTGGCATCCTCGGCTTCCTGCCGATGGCCATGCTCGGATTCGTCGCCGTGTGGCCTCTGTTCGATACGGAGCACCGTGTGTGGCATTATGTCCTCGCCATCTCCGCAGGCTTCATCTCGCAGATCGACGTATGGCTTATCTGCCCATGGTGGCTGTTTGGATGGTTCGTCTTACCTTTGGCAGCATATTCCTGTCGTAAGCAAGAATGGGTCGATGGCAAGGGTGTGCTAATCTCTGAGGTCATTTGTTACGCCGCCATCATCGGCTCTGATATTACTTACATCTTAACAACTTAAACACAGAAATCAATGAATACCATCCGGCTGCCAACAGCATAAAGAACTAAAAAAGAAAGAGGGCTTCCGACTATTGTACTGCTTACATACATTTGTGCCAAGTTCCACATCGGCTATCGGAAGTTGCCTCTTTCTAAGGGTCACTTCGGCCAATGTGGAACTGTGGCGTATGTATGTAAGCGCTGCAAAGTTAATAACATTTTTACAAATATTAGTTATGATTATTGCAGATTTAGTTATTTTTAACCGCGAAGTACTTCAAAGATTGAAGGAAGTTGGAGTAAAGTTGGATGACTATAAGTATTGCGATTTATACCGCGACTACTTGGAATTGTCTGAAACAACGGGCTCCCGCAAGGAGGTGATGCTGACGCTGGCCGACAGATACAAGATAACCGACAGGCAGGTCTACAACATCATCAATCACCTCAAAACACCGATTTCGTAAGGGTTTGAAACAGATGATTCTATAAGGAAAGGCCACCTTCGGTCGAAGTGCAGGCTTTTCCTTTTATAGCAGTGTTTTTGTGTCTAAATTTGTGGCGGATTTCCGAAAGGACTTCCGCTACAGTTCACATTATTTATTCACCAACACAAACACTTTACAATTATGAGTGACATGAAAGTTTTTTCCATTCCTGACTCTAACGGAGGCAATGGAGGCAATGCGCTCGCCAACGGCATCGTGCCCTTCATACTCGGAGCGGGCATGGGTGGCGGTATGGGCTTCGGCGGCTTCGGCGGTGGCTACGGCGGCTGGAATGCCATGAATATGAACAACATTACTGAGTTGTTCGCCATGGGCATTCTCGCACGCATGTTCGGCTGGTACGGTAACGGTGACGGCATGGGAGGCTACGGCGGAGCAGCAATGCTCTCCAATCAGATCAACGCCACCAACGAGCGCGACCTCATCATGCAGGCCGTTACCTCGCAGGGCGAGCAGAGCCGTCAGGCTACACAGACGTTGAGCACCATGCTTGGTCAGGACTTCAATCAGGTCTACGGCGGCATTCAGGCTGTGCAGTCTGCTCTCGCACAGATTGCTGCTCAGCAGGGCATGACTCCGCTGCAAATCATCAACAGCATCCAGGCAGGCAACGCAGCCCTGAGCCAGCAGCTCTGTCAGTGCTGCTGCGATAATAAGTTCGCTATCGCCGAGCAGACCTCGCAGCTGCAGCAGGGCATGAACGCTGGTTTCACTGGCGTGACAATGGGCCTGAACCAGGGATTCAACGGCGTGGAGCGCGGCATCAGCGGCATCCAGACGCAGATGGCCCTAAACCAGGGTCGTGACGACTTGAATGTCTGTCAACAGACCTATACACTGCGTGACGGACAGAACGCCTCGACGCAGGCCATCCTCGGCAAACTCGCCGAGATGCAGACCCAGACGCTGCAGGACAAACTGGAGGCTGAGCGCGACAAGAACACCGCCCTGAAGGGTGAGATCAGTCAACTGAACCAGAACCAGTACATCGCCAGCGTGGTCGGTCAGAGCCTCGGACCTGTCAACGCAGCCCTCGCAGGACTGAACAAGGAGGTGGACGATATCAAGTGCAAGTTGCCTAACACCGTGAGCGTGCAGTATCCGAACTTGGTGGCTGTCAACGCTACGCCCTACGTCAGCGGCGGCATCTACCCCAACGGAATGTTCGGCGGTTACGGCGGCAACTACGGTTTTTAAGCGGAAGGAGGTGAGCTATGGGATGTAATTTCAATATTCCAACGAACCAGGGCGGCATTCCCTATCTACAGTCCACCAACACCACCGTTGGCACAACGGCTGTAGACATCGCCCTCGGCTTCAACCGCCGTCCGCTGCCGCCCGTAGGTTACTTCACCGTGCGTCTCACCGATGCCATTCCTGCCGGTACTACGACCACGCTGCCCGTCACGCTGACCCGCAACGGCCAGACACGACAGCTCACGCTCTTCGACGGCACGCCCGTCACAGTGGCCGAGCTGATTGGCGGCACCGGTGTGTTCACCGTCTTCAACGACGCTGGCAATGGCATCCTCCAACTGATGAGCCGCACCGTCGTCTAATCTTCCGCAGGCTGCGGAAACTCCGCAGCCTGCTATTAACCAACACAAAAAAGTAAAACAACATGGATTTCCAAAGTCTAAAGCAAGGTTCTCCCATCTATATCCTTCAGGAAGGCGGCACCGAACCACAACTTACCGTTGCAACGGTGGCCAACAAGCCAGAACCAAAGCCAATGTATATGACACAGACACCTGGTGCAACGCCCAGTATCTATGCCGGTACGAACATGATGCAGCCCGTTGTGGAGATTGTAGTCCACATGGGTAATGAGGACGTTCCGTTCTCCAACCTCTCTCCGACTGCTTCGACAGCCACGTACAACAACGGACAGACTACTATCAGTTGCACGACTGAAGGCATGCTGCCCGCAGTAGATGCCATGATGCAAAAGGCCAGGAAGCGAATAGAGGAACGGCCCTATGACGATGCGGTTATGGTGAAAGGCAAAGAGTTCCTGATGTCGCTCAATCCTCGCTACAAAGAGGAGGAAGAGCAGAAGCAGGATATCGCCAACCTGAAAGGACAGATGGGCGACGTGGTAAACACCATGAACACGATGATGAACATGATGCAGAACCTGCAGAAGAGCATCTCGTCCTCGTCGAAGACCAAGTAGGAATCCGTGCGCGGCGGGTCGCTCCGCCGCGCCTTAATACCCATTACGACTATGATTTTAGGTATAGAATTTCGCGACGAGCACGACAAGCGCGAACTCGTCGAACTGGCGCAGAACGCCAAGGAAGCGGCCTGTGACCTTTGGGAGAAACTTGCCGAGCACATGCCTGAACTCCATGAGATTCAGGAGCGCAACGGCCGCTATCGCGGCGGCTACGGCATGAACGGCTGGGGTGGCAACGTGGGCTACCGCAACTACGGTGGCGGCTCCAACTACCGTGGTGTCTATGACATGTCGGGCGGCTATCGCGGCGGCTACGACATGAGCGGTGGTTACTACCGCGAGGGCAATGCACCCTTCGGTCACTTCCGCGAGAATCCCGCCTACGCCGGCGGCAACGACCGTCGCGGCTACTAATCTCCCCTTGGGCGGGCGCCGGTGCATGGTGTTTCTCCGCCGTGGCAATCCCGCCGCCCGCCCGTTTTTATCTTTGAAACTCCACAATAACGATATAACGTAATAATAAATATGAACGATTTACGACAATACGATATACTGCCCAGTGGGCTGCGAGCCTATCTTGCCCAGTATGGTCACCATTTCTCCAAGCCTCTTTGCGACTACGCTGTCTCGCTGATGATGAAGGCTGGTCCAGACGGCAAGCCCGTCCGCATCACTCCCATGACCCGCGAGGAAGTTGACACCCTCCTGAAAACCCACGGTGTTGAATTGAAAAACAACGTCCTCTACGATCATGTGTTCGTCGCAAACATGGTGAAGTCCGACCAGCTCGGCTCCAGTATCATCGACGCCAAGCATCACGCTCTCGCCATCAAAGACTACATCGACGATGTAGACAAGGCCGAAGGCTATCTCTTCGACCGATGGATGTCAGACCTCTGTGGTCTCGGTCCTCACTACCTCCCCTATTGGGAAGACATGATTTAATGTTCGGTATGATGCTGTAACACGGCAGCCCAGCGCGGTAGCAAATTCTTCACTCTTCACTTTTCACTCTTCACTTAAAATGACCCGCGACTACTTAGACATCGACCGTCATTGGGGCATTCTGGCCTACTATGACGTCATCCCCGCCGACTTCTCACAGCTCGGCCCAATTCTCCGTGAGTTCTCCTGCCCAGAACAGGAAATAGAAAAAGCCTGGCAGACCATCCACTACACCAACAAGGCGTTCATCTTCAACGTCCCCTGGGCGCGCATGTCCGTCCTTGTTGTAGGCCGCGTTACCCACCCCTCGCAGTTCCTCAACTCCCTCCTGCACGAGTTCGACCACCTGCAAGACGCCATCCTCCAGTACTACGACGTGTCACAAGGCACCGAAGACGCAGCCTATCTCCAGGGCTACCTCGGACAGGTGGCCTACGACGGCATCCTGCCGCTCCTCTGCCCCGTCTGCCCTTGATTTCCGTCCGGTATTTTGCGATATTTTCGCAAAAAAAATATGCCCTCCTGCAAAGAATTTTTCCTCGACGACCTCATGGCCATCACCGCCATCCCCGTCACCGACTTCAATCCTGGTTTCTCTGGATGGCAGTTACAGCCCGTCATCGCCGTAGCTGCTTTTTCCCCCACCCTCACCGGTGCCGTCACCATCGGACAGCAACCCGCCACCACCGGCGGCACCCTCGTCCCCATCATGCGCCTCACGGGCAAGGCCAAGGATGACGAAAGCGACCAGACTGCTGGCCGCCTGCACAAGGTGACGGTTAGCTGTCAGATAGACGACCGCGACCTGAGCCGCAATGCCAACGGAATGACCGTCCTTGATCATCTGCTCACGCTGGAGCGCACCCCCAGCCATCTGCTGCTCACCTTCCGCGACCAGAGCCGCGCCTTCGTGCAAGGCAGCAAAGACACCTACCTCTGCACCGTTGACCGTGACGGCGCGAAGACCTCCGTACAGTTCCGCATCGACTGCTTGATGGGCATCCAGATAATCATCTAAACATTGAAAACGCCCCACGTCCTTGCATCATACGGGAACATGGGGCGTAATTCCCACTTTCAGAACTCATGCTCGTCCTCCCCTTCCCACGTTCCGTTGACCGTGAAGCCGAAGCCGGACTGCGTGATAACACCATCCTCATCTGAGAATAATTTTCCGGTGTATGAGGTGATGCGGTTGCGCGTCACCGGGACGGCATCGAGGGTTCGCTTCTTGATCACGTCGCCTTGGGCGGTGAGAGCGGTGATGGTGACTTTCAGCGTGCCGGAGGAGGAGAGATAGGGGAACGTGTAGATTTCATAGACATCATCGGCTGAGACAGGGCGCGTCTCTGATTGTGTCGATTTCGTGGTGCCCTCCGAAGTGGTGGGGTTGAAGTTGGCCGAGCCGCCAGTATAGTCGAACTTGACGTGCGTGAGCTGAGCGGGGATTTCCTCGTCGGTGAACTGGAAGCGGACCATTGCGCCCATGCGGTTCATCGTGAGCTGGTGCTGCTCGGGTGCTTCGCCCACGGTCACGGTGCCGCCATAGCAGAAGGTGTCCGTCAGTTTCTGGCCGTCGGTAGCCGTGAACTGCACCATCTCCATGCTCTTGATGGTGGCACTCTTGGCCGACGAGTGTCCGACGGCCACCACGCCGTACTCCCCGGCTGGCAGCGTGAGCGATAGCTGTCCGAAGTTCTCGTCGGTGGAGAACTGTGTCCGCACCTTGTCGAAGTATTTCGTGCCGTCGGCATTGAACAGCATGACGTTGAGCTTCGAGAAGCAGGTGCCAATGTCGGTGGCGGCGGCGCGTGTTGTTGCGCCGTGAGCGCTGAACGTGAGGGTCACGTTGCCAAGGGGTTCGTTACTGTCCTCTGTGTCGAGGATGGGTTTCTCGCAGGCGACGAGTGCCATGCTGAGTGCGCACAGGGCGCAGAGATTCTTGATTGCTTTCATTGTTGTTTTGGGTGTTTAGGGGCGCTTCGCTTGAAATTATTTTTAAAATTATTATTAAAATTATGGCTGACGCCCGAAGGTTATTGTGTTAATACAAACGGATTTGCTCGATACGCCCGTCGGGATAGCGGCGGTACCAGATGGAGTACAGATGCTTTGAACCGAAATTTATCAGCATGCCATACTCTTTGTGGGTGATGTTCAGGTAGCTCCACAGTTGACGCACATGCTCGTCGGTTGTATGGCTTACTGCCTTTAGTTC